TACTCGAAAGTTTCTTTTACCTTATACATTAATCAAGAATATTTTTAAGATTAGTTACAAAATTATCTGCCTGAGCTTTGATATCCTCAATTTCTTTAATTTCACATTGTAACTCTTTAATAGAATTTTCTTTAGATGTGATTTCAGCATTCATTCGCTCTATAAGGGAAGCGGTTTTATCGTGAGTAGACTGAAAAGCAGATTTAATACTAGAAAGTTCGTCAGTAAAAGTTTTATTAAAAAACATAACAAATATTATTAAAATTATAAACAATTTATCTAAGGATATAGATATACTATCCCATTTACTATAGTAGCTGCTATACAATATATTGCAGTAGCTGTTATAATTTCATCGGAAGAAGCTTTTGTAATTAACATAACTATTAAAGCTATACCATAGATAGTTACAATAATTATATCAATTATTAGATGCTCTAACATCATCATAATAAAGTACTGATGGATTATCTTTGTGTATATCTATATTATCTAATTTAGTACTCGAAAGTTTCTTTTACCTTATACATTAATCAAGAATATTTTTAAGATTAGTTACAAAATTATCTGCCTGAGCTTTGATATCCTCAATTTCTTTAATTTCACATTGTAACTCTTTAATAGAATTTTCTTTAGATGTGATTTCAGCATTCATTCGCTCTATAAGGGAAGCGGTTTTATCGTGAGTAGACTGAAAAGCAGATTTAATACTAGAAAGTTCGTCAGTAAAAGTTTTATTAAAAAACATAACAAATATTATTAAAATTATAAACAATTTATCTAAGGATATAGATATACTATCCCATTTACTATAGTAGCTGCTATACAATATATTGCAGTAGCTGTTATAATTTCATCGGAAGAAGCTTTTGTAATTAACATAACTATTAAAGCTATACCATAGATAGTTACAATAATTATATCAATTATTAGATGCTCTAACATCATCATAATAAAGTACTGATGGATTATCTTTGTGTATATCTATATTATCTAATTTAGCTATAGCTACCTTCTGCTTAAATTGTCCTAAGTCAAATCCCAGAGTAATTACATGAATGCCATTTACTGTAGGAACATAATATAATATTATATTTGTGTAAGGTCTACATTCCCTAACTAAATCTAAATATTTATTTATAAGACTCCAATCTTTAGTATCAAAATCTAATATCCATTTAGATTTATAATCAGAATTTCTTCTTTGACCTATTGCTTTAGAGACACATTTAAATAACTTCTTAGAATTACATTCTATAGCTTCTAGAGTCTCTCTAATTATCTCGTATTGTACTTGTTTACAATTTCTAGGATTTACCCAAAAATAGGCACGAGCATTAAAAGTTTTACATAATGTAACTATTTCTTCTTTTTTATTTAAAAAAGATTTTTTATCAAAGAAATGATAATCTTTAATTACATTATTATTATTACCTATATTACATTCTTTTTTCCTTTGTATTACTTGTACAAAGTAAAAATCTCCTTGGTCTGAGAGATTATCAAACCAAGGAGCAAATATATTAAAATTATCTACCATTTAAAGGATACATATAATTAATTTACTCATTCTTTTTCTAAATCAAAATCATCAATGCTCCATCCTTCACTTAAAAAGCGATTTTGCAAAGATTTACTAATATCTTCAATATTAGTTGTAGAAATTTGTTTACTTATACAAAAACATATTGTATAATCTTCTTCTTTTAAAGGAATATCTGTATTAAGATTATCTAAAAATCTCTCTTCAGATTGCATCAACGTTGGCGAATTACTAGTCATAATTAAAATTGCTCAATATAATCAGCTTCAGGGAATTTTGCATATACATCATCCCATGCTGCACCTACTTCCATTTCATCATCTTCGTCATAATGGTTAGAATACTGAGTTCTAGAACCATCTTTATTAGTTATAATAAATGTCATATATTTATTACGTATTTATCAACAAATTCTCCATGAGTTTCACAATAATCTAATTGTTCATACTCGCCCATTCCGGTACAAGCAATTTCTATAAATCTTTGTAAAACTCCTTCGGAAACTTTATCTACTAATTTATGACAAATTTCTTTTTGTTTGTCGTAATCTATATCAACGAATTCTTTGCCGTCGATATCTAGTGAATAGTCATTACAAGTGTAAGTTATTTCCATTTTAATGAACCCAGTAATTAGGTAATGTCCCATCTTTACATCTAGAGATATCTGCGTCTAACTTACATCTAGTACAAAATATTTCTCCTGCTCTAACCATAATAGCATGAAGTCTAATAGCTACTTTTTCAGCTATTTCTATAGGCGCTTCGCAATTAATCTCCATATATTGTTACGAATATATCGATTCCATATATTCTCCTATACTTTCATATAGGTTCGGACTATATCTTATAAAAATCTCCACTTATAAGCTAACTGCCTATTAGTAAGATTTTCATCGATGCTTTTCACCTGCTCTTGCAGCTTACTCCATTTCAGGATAGTCTCTGAACTCCATAATTTATAAGAGTAACAATTTAATGGATAACGTGATAATATTTCACTAATAATATTAGCTCCTTCATATTTATTAATTCCTAAATAATACAATTCTTTTTCTCTTTTTATATCGTGCCTTAAATTAGCTTTAATGCCCAAGGAATCAAACCATGGAATAAAAATTTCTTCTTGTATATACTTTGGGAACTTTTGAGTATTTAAATTATAATATAAATCTCTTTTATGAAGGCTGCCATCATCATAAAACCATAATGCTAACCCAAGTAAATCTAAGTTTTCAATAACATCTTGAATAGTAAATTCTTTAAACTCAAATAATTCTGGGTAAGCTCCCCCATACATAGTATATATAGGAGTTTGATTATAACCATTTCTTTCTTGGAGTTTAATATTTCCTTTACCTAATAATTTCTTTTTAAATTCTAAATATTCAAGATGCTTACAATTTGTGGTATAAATATAACTACCACTATTTGTAGTGGATATACATCCATCGCCTAGCAATCCTGTTAAAAATACTTGAGTTTGTTCTCTTGTAAAATTATAAAGCTGCTTATTGTCCATTTCTTTTAACTGAGGTAAAATCATATTCAATATTTTTACTGGCTTATTATTTCAATAATTTAGTAATTAAATCTTTAGGAGTTCCAAGCAATTAACATCGTTTTACTACGACAAGATTATTTATCGTAGGGGGTAATAGTAATTAAAACCTTATTAAAAAGATTATTTTCTATTATCCATTTAAAGAAATAAATCATACTTACTTTATAACATAAAGCTCCAGTATGTTGTATTCTATAATTTATACTATTCCTTTCACACTCACCTTTTTTCTTAAAGAAATCTCGTACCTCTTGTACTGTATCACAGTTAGGAGATTCTCGCTTCATTTCTCTATAATACTTCCAAAATTCCCTATCTTGCATTTTTTCTTGCATTGAACGTAGAGATTCAAAATCATATATATGTGCTCTATATTTACTTATAGGATTTAGAAGTATATAGCCTTTTTCCATTACTATCTTTCTACAATACTCTTGATATTTAGCTAATCCTGAGAAACCAGACATATAATTTTCATATATTTTTTTAGCTTCTTCTATAGAGATACCTAAATTTCTATGTATAGTATTAAAGTCTCCACCATAATTGAATCCAAACTCAATTTTCTTAGCTAGCTGTCTAAGATGGTGATACTTTTCTTTAATTTCTGTTATTTTTGTATCTCTTGGTATTTGATCAGGATAACTCATATAAGCAGTTAGAGAATGCAAATCCCCACTTCCTTCCATTAATTCATGTATTAAAGCTTTATCATTAGAGATAGAAGCCATAATAAAACTTTCTTGCTACGTAAACACGCTGGACTATACCTCAGCCATGATAAATTTAATTATTTATTTTAGGCTCCTCGTTTCTAGTCTCTGCACCTTCCTTTATTATAAGGCTTGGCTCAGTCTTTGATAATGCTCGTTCATTAACTGAATTTACGAGGTTTTCACCTGTAAGTTTCCTTACAAGGGGGCCAAATTTTTCATATTTTCTTTTTAGAAAATAATGAGCATTATGATATAAACTAAAACATTTTTAATATATCCTTAGATTTATTTACAGATAGATTATCCAAAGTATATTATGTTAAAAAATGTTATAGTTTATATGTTTATTTTTTACCCGAGTAGTCTATGGAAATCCAAGAGTTACCTTTCTCTGCAATAAAACAACTTCTAGTTTCTGGGTCTGCTGGAAGATTAAGAAAATTTACATATTCTATTTTAGCATTCTTATCTTTTCTACCACTAGATATTCTGGCAGTATTAGTACCTAGTTGATTAAACTTAGTATATACTCTACCAGTTTCAGGATTTATTTGGTCTAACCAGTTTTGTCCATAAGTAGAACATACTTTTTGAGCCTCCTTATAATCTAGATAAATAGGAAGAATTTCAAAATCCTTAGATTGAGGCTCTAATAATTTAGCATCTACAGAATCTTTTAATTTCTTTGTTTTACTATCTATAGTAGAAGTATTTATTCCAATAGCTTTAAATAATGGAATTACTTGAGCTGCGCTATTCCAATTTATAGTACACTGTGGGTCAGTATTAAATCCTGAAAATAAATCCCCTTGTAAATCTACCTTAGTAAATCTAGAATCATTTCCATAGTGTTTTACTACCCAATCATTTAATTTAGTTAGAGCAACCTTTAAACGTTTAGCATCTTTTACCATTTTAGCTTTCCATTTTTCTACGTCTAATTTTACTCCACACCATTCCATATAAGCCAATGGGATAACAAATCTATTCTCTAATTGTACTGCCTTTACCAAATCTTCTTTTTCTAGTGCTTTTATTTGGGCATTCATTAAATCTTCCAAATCTACTACATCATTAGCTGCATAAACTATTACTTCTTCAGTTAGACCAACTTTAGTAATTTTACCTCGAACAGTTTTATCCATATATTTATTAAGATACTTGTATTCAAGAGTCTTTAAGTCAGCATGGAAACTACCTTTAGGATATCCCAAATATCTAATCTTTTCAGCTAACATTACATCCCATACTTTAGATAATATAATGTTATGTTTAAAGAAGAATTGAGTATCAAATTTAGCATTAGCTAAAATATATAGAATAGTAGAATCTTCTAATATATCTTTATATTCCCAAATATTTATAGTAGTACAATCAATTACTACTTGATTTTCTTTAGTACCTATCTGGACTGTTAATAATGCTTTAGTATGGGGATTTAATCCCATAGTCTCAGTATCTAATCCTCTAATTTTTTTCATAGAATTAATAATTTCCTTACTTCTTTCTATGGAAATACATTCATATTTAGAAGATTTGAATAAAGCTTTAACCTTGGTAACTAAATAAATCATTTAAATGTTTTTAAGAATTTTTCTTTTTCTAAGTTTCTTGATTGCTTCTTTCCTAATTTGTCTAATACGTTCTGGTGTACACCCAAATAAAGGAGATATAAGTTCAGGAGTATATTCTTGCCCAGTAAATCCATAGCATAAAATTATTATGTCATGTTCTTTATTAGAAAGTTCATTTAAAACTTTGTTAATAACATTAGTCTTATAAGACTGTTCTATATTATTATCTGCTAGAGGACTATTATTGTTTTTAACAATGTCTACTAAAGTAGAGTCTCCGTCACCATCATTACTACCTAATGGAGTGTCTAAAGACATACATACTTTTTTAGCATTTATAGCTTCATTAATTTGTTTCATAGTTTTACCAGTAGCTTCTTCCAACTCTTCATCTGATGGAGGTCTATCTTCAGTTTGCCAATATTTATTTATAACTTTAGCAGCCTTATTATAAGTAAGTTTTTGACTTACAGGAACTCTAACAGTATCTGCTTTATAATGAATAGCTCTACGAATAGCTTCACTTATATGCCATACAGCATAAGTTATAAATTTAACATTATATTCACTTTTATATAAGCGGCTAGCATGAATAAGACCTACATTTCCTTCAGCTATTAAATCCGATAAAGGTAGTCCTTTATTCTGAAACTTTTTAGCTACAGTTACTACAAACTTTAAATTAGCATTTACTAATTTCTCCCAATCTCCAGTATCAGCACATTCTTTCTCTTCCTCTAAAGATAATGGAGTAGAATGAGTAATGTTATTTAGATAAGCTTGTAGTGCTTCACTATCGTCTGTAATTAAATTATACCCAGCCATCTTTATGCCATGTTGAAGTTAGTAAACCTTTTGTGTAAGTTCTATAATAAGTACACATATATTCATTTGGATCTAATTCTTCTGGCAAATCTTCATCACATTCATAGAAGTTATTACGATATAAATAACAATTAGTTATTTCAGTACCATCATAAGGTTTATATGGCATATTAGAATAATCTATTATATTATATAAAGTATCATCTACATTCATATAATCTGTAGTGTAAATTACTTTATCAGGAAAATTTTCCCTCAATTTATTAAAATCAGTAGATATTTGTTCTACATGAGAGCCAAAATGAGAATCCTCTATAATAAAATAAATCATTAGTCTTCTTTTATTAAGGTTTGATCAAATTTTATATTATCTACAGAAACTACTTCTGTGCAGAAAGAGCATGATGATTTAATAGCTTCTGATATAATCTTAGATAATTGATTAATAACTTCTTCAGGAAGTTTTCCAACGAAGTTTCTTTTATCAGTCCTAATCTTAGCAGGTATTATTGGTTGAAGACTTGTTTGTCTAATTTTAATAACTGCATCATAGGATACTGAATAATCTTTAATAGGAGAAACATATTTAACTTTAGGTTTACTCTCTACCACTGGAATTGATACCTTCTTTCTTGGCATATTTCTTAGTTGTTTCATATTCACACATTAACATTGCAAAAGTACTAGCAAGCGATTCATCGCCTCCAGTATTCCACAGATAGTTAAAGGCGTGGAAAAGCTCATGATAATATGTGTTAAGAATACATTCTTTGGATAAAGGCTCACCATTATGTTTAAATATTTTGATTCTGATGATCTGCTCATCATAATCAAATTGTCCATATAATGGGTCGTTGTCGTCGTATAATTCTTCGTATAATTGTACTTTAAAGGTGTGACATCCGAGAGTAAAGGTCTCCGGAATGTATGGTAATTTTTCATTAGCTATTACGTCTTTCATTTTAAATGTCCAAGTATAATGGTTTATAAATCTCTTTATAGTTATTATCTAATATAGATACGTTATATATTTCAGTATTATCTAATTTTAAATATTTGTCTTTGCAAGTATGTAAATGCCCACAAAATACATATCTAGGTTGTACTCTACAAATAGCATCTGCTAAAGATTTACCTCCAGCGTGAATAGCTTTTGGGTTCCATTGACTAGGAGGTAATAAATCTAAATCCCCTAACATTGGAGTGTCGTGAGTTAAAATTATATCAGTATCTTCTGGAATATTATCATAATAATCTTTTAACCATTCTTCACTTTGCATAAATGCCCAATTACCAAACTTATGACAGAAAGGAGAACCATATATTTTGTAATGTTTAAGGCTCCTAGCTATATATTCATAAGTAGTTCCTGACAAATATGTAAGTTTAAAATCAGTTTTAGATTCTACTGCATGAATTATAAAAGAGGCTCTTTCTATAAGTTTATCGTGATTACCTGCAACCATAATAACTTCATCACAAGGAAGAGAATCAATCCATTTTGTAAATTCATCTAAAAACCATAAGGTAGATTCAGCATTATCAAATTGAATATTTAAAGGAACAATATCTCCTGCTAATAATACTAACTCACAAGGTTCAACTTTTGGTAAATGACCATGTAAGTCACTTAGTACGCAAATTTTCGTCATTATAATAAAGAATTTTTTATTTCATTATATAGGTAATTATCATATTCACTTAATACTTCTGAATTTATTTCTTTTATAATAGGATATAAAATATACCAATAATATTTAATATCCAAAATATCTATAAAAGCATTTATTTGTGCTCCATATCGAGGACAATTAAGTGAAAATAATTTATAAACACTAGGAAATCTTTGTCTATCTGCTATTTGCCAATCTTCTATAAGAATTTTAGCTAATTTATGTAAAGATATATTAGCATATATATAATTCTTAAGTATTCTTCCATTACTTCTGTCAGCTATAGAGCTCATTAATATAATTGTTTAATTACTATTAATTAAAGCTGCCTGTCTAAGATTACTCACAATTTTTTTATAATTACGACTACTTTTTACAAGCTCTAATTTTTCTTTTAATAAATCTTCTGTAAAATCTTTTTTATATATCCATATATAACCTCCTGCTGAAAAATCAGTTCCAGAGGCAGCTCCTGAAGGGCTATATCCCATTTTTAAAGTTCTTTTTGCTTCTGCACAGCTTATATAGGAAGCTACATAATCTCCTAAAAAAGTATATTGTAAAACTTCCTTATCATTAGATTTACATTTTACTCTTGATTTGTATTTTTGAATATAGCCTTCATAATAATCATCTTTTCGTACCCAAATATATCCCATATAAGAACCTATTAAATTATCACAACATCTGCATACATTATTAGCTTTATATCCTAATTGTCGTGTAATTTCTGCCATAGATGGGAACTCTGCTATATAATTTCCATCTAAATCAAATTGTAAAATTGCTCTAGATTTACCTTCATTTCTTTTACCATAATTCCAATGTTTTTCTCCTTGATGAGATTTACTCATTTTTTCTTTGGTTTCTTTAGAAAAATGGTAACCTAAAACTCTGTCTCCTCCTTTTGTTAAATTATAGCCAAAATTAGGATTTGTAGTATTGTATTTATTAATAAACTCAATTTCTTTTTTATTTACAATATCATTTAATTTTTTTCTATTCTCCTCAGTATCTTCATATGGTTCAGTTTGATATATGATATATTTATTAAAAGCATCCCATCCATATTTTCGGATAGCATTATAGAAATAAGTTACTACTCCTCTTTCACTTTTACTTCTATGTTCATTAAATCTAACAGTATAATCTTTCTTTACTGTTTCTCCAATATATTTTTTACCATTAATACTATTAATAAAACAGTATACAGTACCCACAACTAAAGATTTTGATATAATAGGATTTTCTATATGTGGGATATGTGTATCAACAGAACTTAAATTATTTTTATCTGTTCGATAATGTTTTCCTTTTTGTTGGTTAGCACATTTTTTACAACCATATTTAGATATTAAAAATGATTTAGGAGTAGTCTCAAATTCACCATGTATAGGACATATAATTGTAATTTTATCTATTTCTTTATTATTAATATCTGTTACTTTAGAATAATCAAATTTGTCACCAAATTTTTCAATTGATTGAGTAATAAATTTTTCCTTTTTTGTCATTACTAAAAATATTTTAACATTTTAATTAATAGTATCAATATAGTCTATTAAAAATAATTAGTCTAGATATTTTTAGTAAAATTTTAGTATTACTCTAAATCAAACCGAAATACTGTGAATTTTGGTTGACAAGGAATTCCACTATCGGATATTTCAAAATATTTACAATCCCCTAAATGATTTTTATATTTTTTGTCAAAATTTTCGACATAATCAGCTTTTGTAGCTCTATCTCCCATTGGACTTGCTTTAAAAGTTTGACCATTAGGCATTTGTAAAATAAAAGTCATATCCTCTGAACCTCGTAACCCTAATTCATAGTCGATAACTTTATAAGTAGCATCTAAGTAATGTTTTACTTTTATCATTTGATTACCCCTAGAGTTTGGCTTATAAGGCTTATCAGGATCTCTTAATACAACACCCTCAAATCCTTCAGAAACATATTTATTATGTAATTTTTCAATGTTTTCCCAACCTGATACTTTTACTTGGGGTACTAATTGTATTTGAAGTTCTCCTTGTTGCCATTCTCTAATAGGATTAAATCCATATATGTTATAACTTTTAAATAGCTTTATAAGAAATAATTCACGTTGTTTTGCAGGAACTCCCATTTTATTAGTAAAGAAACAATCATAACAATAAATTTCTAACCAATCACAATCCACTGCATTTCTTTCTAATCTAGCTGCTCCAGATATTTGTTGCAAAGATTTTCCGTGTTTATATAATTCTGAATCTAATACTAATGTTGGAAATTTTTTAAAAATTTCTATTAAAATTGGATGTTTAGTTAAATGTTGGGTAGATAAATCATAATTTTCCCCACCTCTTGAGTAAGTTTTAATATGTTTACCATCCCAATAAAAACAACATCTTAATCCATTAATTTTCCTACTAGCTAACCATTCATTATCAAATATTTCTCGTTTAATAACTTTTTTCTCCTGTTTAGCCAACATAGGTTTAATATGGTTATAAGAATCAGTATTATACTCAGGAAGAAAGTTTAAAATTATTTTCTCATCTTTATTATCAGGATTTTCTTCAACTTCTTTATAACCTTTATCCTTATATTCTTTAAGTTTGGAGTTAAACTGAAGTTGAGTTTGTTCCCTAAGAGTTCTACTAACTAATCCTTTCTTTATAGGAATATCTGGATGGTCCAGTCTTTTACCATTTAATTGCCAAGACTGTCTTTTAATAAGATAGGCATGAGCGGAATCACTCCACTCATACCATAGTCTTACACATCTAACTTTACCTTTAGCATCCTTAGACACTAAATAAGCATTTGTTTGAAATTCTTTTTCAAATAAGTCAGACACGATTCAATTTCTTTAAAGCATCATAAAGTTGTTCTGGTGTTTCCACTTTTACAGTTTCATTATCTATAATCCATTCTTTTTCTACATCTTCATATAACCACCATTCTATATCATTTATAGTTTCAACATCATTATTAGCTAAAGCTCTTACTAAATCAGTTATAATAAATGTTGCAGATTCCCCTATAGGAGATTCTCTTAATACACAATTTAAAACATCCTCAAGCTCCTCTAATTTCTTATAATAATTTAAAATATTACGTAAAGAATCACAAAATCTTTCCTTATCATAAGTTCTGAAAGTATCATAAGAATCTTCTGCTCCTTGTAAATAGTCTGATACTACAGCTTCTACAGCATCTTGATGATTTTCTGAATCTAGTATTGTTTTACTAGCGTATTGCTTGCCTAATACTCTTAATTTCTTTAAAAAAGATTCTTTACTTATCACTTTACTCCGGATTTACCATAACCACTATCAGATCTATCTGTTTCATCCAAAGAATCTGTCTCTATAAGATTAGCTTCTTCTACTTTATTGAGCACTCCCTGGGCAATTCTATCACCTTGTTCAATTATAAAAGGCTCAGTACCATCATTCTTAAGAATAACTCCAATATTACCTCTATAAATTGCATCAATTGTTCCTGGAGTATTTACTACTGTAATACCGTGGCTCAAAGCCAAACCACTACGAGGACGAATCTGAAGTTCATAACCTTCAGGAATTGCCATATATAAACCTGTTGGAATAAGTACTCTACCTCCAGGATTAAGAATTATTGTAACATCATTAAGCTTAATAGCATTAAAAAAATAATTACTATTTTTAATTTCTTCTACATTAGCCCTGAGATCAAAACCTGCGTCACCTTTGTGTGCATACTTAGGAAGTTCATTACTAGATTTATTAATTACTGGAACATTAATAGTTGTGCTCATTTAAATAAGATATTAATTTAGAAATTACATTGTCTTTATCTTCTGCATAAAAGGCTTTAATAACCTTATCATCTTTTTTCACTAATGCAAATGGGGTTTGATTGCTACCCCATTCTTGCTGTATCTTATAAGCTTTACTACGTTCTACTTTAGAACCTCTATCTAAGAATTGTAAAAAAGCCTCTCCATTATAGGAGTTTTTAAACAATTCTACTAATGCCGGATTATTATGAATCAATAATACATCAATCATAATAGCATAGTTATATCGCTTCTAGTTCTAGACATACTTACATATTGTAATTGTCTAAGAGTCTCTTTATCTTTAGCTCTAAAGATATCTTTCATATCTATAAATACATTATCATAAGAAGACCCTTGAGAACGATGAGTAGTAATAGCATACCCATATTTAAAAGTAGCTTTTCTTATACATCTGCCATCAGTAAATAAATCTTTAGATGTGCAAAAACTTCCCATTAAAGCATAATATATTCCCCACTTCTTTTTTCTATCGTATCCTTGAGAATTTATTGCTTCAGTTCTTATAGTTTCTATAACTATAGCTAAATCTTCATTACATTCTTCTGGAGCTAATAGTGGAATTTCAAAAGAGGCATTGTTATATTCGTCATATAGTTTAACTATATATCCTTTACACTTAGTATAATATGGAACATCAATAATAGTAGAAGTAAATTCTTCCACTATGTAATCCATAGAATTAGTTACTTCATAACCACCTTTTTTGAAATTCTCATAAGCCATTAAAATTTCTCCTTTATGAAGAAAATTATTATCATTCCATAAAAGTTTATGAATAGCTTTATTATAGTTATTTACACGAGCATTAGTATAAGCTAGAATTTTAGTATGTAATATATCCTTAGCTTCTATTTCGTGTTTAAATTCCGAAACTGCTTTTCTGCAAAAATTTTCTAATTTAGACTCTATAAAGAGACTTCCATCTTCACCTTCACAGTTGTCCCACTGTTGTATTGGAGACTCTCTAAGTGTCTGTAAAATGCTTTTAAGACCACTTTTTTCAGATTGTCTGTATATTTTAGTCAATCTAAATTGGTGTTTACATTTAAAGACTTTTGATTGTTCATCTTCTTTTACTGGATTTAACTGAGCATAATCATCACAAAAGATAATCATAGTACCCATTAAGCTACATTTTTCTACTAATAAATCATATAAATCACTACTTACCATAGATGCTTCATCGCAAATGACAATTCCATCATATGGTATAGACATTTTTTTATCATTAGTAGCAAAGAATCTTAATTCTCTGATGTCCAGTTTAAGAATATCTACTTTAGGAGATAACGCTAACATACTATGAAGAGTAGTTGCATCATAATCATTATACTTTTTAAGTACTAAAGCTGCTTTATGAGTAGGAGCACATAACTTAACTGGGAACCCTTTAGTGTTTATCCACTCTAAAAGAAAGCTAGTGCAGAGCGACTTGCCACAACCAGCAGCGCCTCCTAAATTGATAGGATTTAAAAAGTCTTTTTGTTTGAAATTATCTAATATAATATCAATTATATCGTGCAATACTTGTAATTGCTCTTCTCCTAATGTTATCTGTTTCTCTTCTTCGATAAATCTTAACCAATTATTTCCTTTTACAAAAGGATTATCTATCATACTAGGTCTTTCTGGAGACCCATCGAAATTATCTATATAAATTAATTCATCACTCATATAAATATACTCTTTCTCCTTTAGGAGTAAGAAATCCTTCAGTAAAAGCGTTTATTTTTTCTTTATTACAATTCTCCCAAGTATTTTTATTTATAGCGTCTTTAAGAGATTTATTATAATAAATTATATCTAAGATTGTTTCCCAATATACATCGTTATTATTAGTTTGAAAAGTTAATAATAATTGATATTTCTTAAATAATTCTAAATTTATTTGAGAAGTAAATTCAAATCTAGGACTATTATATTTATCTTTCCAAGTAACGTCATAACTATGTAACTCAATCCATTTATTAGGAAGTCTACAAGGTAATCCTGATATTATGGGTCCAAAATAAATGGAAGGTTTAGGAATTCTAAACCATTTCCTAACCTTCCACCATGTTCTAAGAGGGTTCTCCATCAGCACGTCTTAAATAAGGTATTAACTTTTCTTCTATTGTTCTATAAAAAGACGGACTAACATCGTCATATACCAGAGTCCCATATAAAGCTTGAATAATTTCTTCTTTATTTAATTGCCACTCTTTCACATAAGATAAAGTGGACTTAATAGACATATCAGAATCAGTATGTAAGAATTTTATATAATCAAATATATCTTTAATACTTACATCTAATTCATCTGTTGTGAGATATTGATATGAAATTTTCATGATTCTAAAGATAATTTAGTTATATATTGTGTAACATCGTCTATAACTTCTTTTAGACCAGAATCTGAGGGGTTATTATTTTTATAACCCCGTAATTTTAAAAATCTATAAGTATAAATGCAAGCTTCTGGCATCCATTTATTAAATACTTCTACATTAGATAATGTTGGAGGGAATAAACTTCTAATCCAATCCCAATATTCAGAAGTATCTATCTTTAAAGTTCCTATGAATTTAATTTCCATTCTTTTAATTCATTATTTTCAGTATCTAACACAAATGGTTTACAACAATCTAGCATCGCATATTTATCTGTAATTAAAGGTTTAGTTCTACCTCCCCAAGAGTGTCCAAATATTTGGTAATAATCTTTATATGGAGTTTGCAGTTGAAAATCTTCTAAATCATTCCAGACACAAGAGCCATATTTATTATACCCTCCTCTAGAATAAGGGATATGATCAAGAGCACTAAGATTAGTTATATCTATACTATCTAAGTCTTTTAATTCTAGATTATTATAATCTAACCAGTCTTTAGTAATACCTGCATGGGAGAATAAGTATTTATGAGGCTCTTTAAGAGTTAAATCTTCATATATGTAATATAATTGAGGATTTAAACTACTAATTAGCTCCTTTACTTCTTTTTGTTGCCAGTAATCAAATCTGCATTTACCATTTCCATTGAAATAAACTAAATCGTGATTACCTAATAAACATATAACATCAGAAGTATGACGTCTATTCTCTACAAAAGTAGCTAATTCTTTAAGATTAGTTAAAGATTCTACTTTATCAGGCTCTCCTATTATATATTCTCCATAAGGATCGTGATAATCTCCTAAGAATATAATTTTACCTGTCCAATTATTGCATGGTTCTTTCCAAAAACTACGACCGTGAATATCCCCTAAAATTAATATTTCACTCATTCAAATACCATTCTTTAAATTTTTCTAAAAACTTATCTCCAGTAACTAATTCTGTAATATCTTCGCAATCTATATCTCCATTAGAATAATCATAAGGGGAAGCTTCTTCAATTAATTCTTCTATATAATTTTCTATATTGTCTTGAATGCCTTCAATAATCTCATCTATGCTATCGTCTTCACTTCCTATATAGGTACGATATATGTAAAGTAAAGCTGAGTAAAGGGTATCTTCTTCAACAGATACTTGTCGAATTTCACTTCATATTAAATTTATCATTTTTGAAGTTCTTTTAAACGCTTAGTATAGTAATCTATTAATTTATCTCCTACTATTTCTTTTAGCTGTTCAGCAATATCTTCAGGATACATATTCTCTATAACATCTGATTCTATATCAAAATTTTGTATAAAATCATCATACCAAAAATCGGATTCACAGAAAATATCGTCTACTATATCTTTAGCAGTAACTTCTTCTACTCCTCCATGTGCCTCTATAATATCATCTTGATCGATATAATCTTTAAACCATTCAACTATAGAGTCTACATTATAGCTATATTCACTAGCTACATTTATTTGTTTCTTATATATAAAATACATATTAATATGGCTTAAACCCCTGTTTTACTAACTTACCTTCTTTATATTCAAATGTTCGTTCGCCTCTTATTGAATCATCAGGCTCCTCTCCTTCATAATAGTATTCACCATCTTTGAAAAATATATCATATTCTACGATAGTACAATTATAAGGAAGCCAATCTGCATCTAAGTTTTCTTCAAAAGGTACGTAAACATCATACATTGATACAGCTTCTTTAGTAGTATAATAAACATCATCATACTCTTCAAAAGCTTTCAAATTACAAGATATGTCAGTAATAGCCTCTTCATCCAATTTTCCGTATAACTTCATTACAGTAAAGATTTAAATATTTTAACAATAGTACTCTTCTGAGCAGTAGGGAATCTACTTTGAACATCTGCAATAACACCTTTAGTATCTTTAATAGTAAGAGTTGTTGCTTCCATTAATTCAGCAATAAGTTCTTCAATCTCCTTCTCTGAAGGTTCTTTAGGCATCATCTCTTTAATACAATCAAGTTCTTTAGACTCTAAACGAGCTAAGTCCTGACGACCTGCATTTGTATAGAGAACTATAGACTTTTCACGCTCTTTAGCCATTTTCTGAAGAACTTCTAATTCGGAAACAGGCTTTTCAGAGTGCTTATTATTAACTAGTGCAGCCTTAATCAATCTAGCAGTTTCCAAAGTAAAAATATTAGAAATTTTTCTAGAGCTTTCAATAATCTCGTCAATATTCTGTTCTAATTCTGTCTTACTTTCTTTCATCATTAATCGTGATATTTTTATTAACCATCCAGTTTATATTGCTTAGATCAAAACTCATAGAATCTAACCAATCTTCTATCTCACTATCATACATTTGTAATCTAGGTAAGGTATAAATATAAACTTTACCATTGGAATAATCTAACACAATTATGTCATCCATTATTTTTGTTTTCGAAGCGCATTACTAGTGTTAAATAGTTAATGGCTTCTAGTTCATCATTAGATAAAGATATTAATTTACCATTAATATCAATATCATATCCTTCTCCATTAGCCCATTCCGTAAGAGTTATATAGTCGGAATCTTTGCCTCCATATGTGTATTTCTTAAGATTATCAGTAATCTGACTCACCTTCGTCACTTCCATGATTTAACTTATTAAAACCATAAATAATTAATTCTTTAAAATCTTTTTCTTCTTGTTCTGTTAAATCTAAAGGTCTTTCACCTACCCACATAAATTCATAAACTCCTTCATGTTTATTATACTCAAAACTTGCTATAGCATAACAAGTTTCAGAATTTTTAAAGCAGCTTTTATGTATTTTATGCCAGGAAAAGTTTGGGTCTCTGTACCAATCATTATCTATTTTTATAAAATCAGACTCATGACCATAATAACAATTAGGCATATATCTATTTATATGGTAGGCTTTAATTTCAGGAGGATTTTTTAAAAGATAGGTAGCGACCTTAAATTCTAAATTATTTATTCGTTTAGTCTCTATCATCTTCTACATTAATTTTACCCTCTTTAATCATAAATTCTATTTCATCTTCTCTGTAACCAAGAATATCACATAAATAAACTTCTACATCATTAATATCATCTGGAACTGTTACTAAGTCAACACTTCCTACACCGTAATTTAAAATTGCACACTCCATAAAACTAAAAAAGGAGGCTTATTCAGCCTCCTTCCAAAATATATCAGTACACCATATCATTATATGGGCATTTCTATCTATCTTATAAAATTTTTGATTAGTATTCGGATTATTTAATGGTCCAAATTGTTTTATGTAAGGGCCCAGCTTAACATAATCAAAATTATCAATATCTATAACACTATCAGTTAATTCTTGTTTACCACTATACCATCCAATATGTAATTCGGGATAATTTTCTCTAACCCATTTAGCTAATTTATTTATTTCTTTTGGATCAGAATCTCCTCCCATAAATCCTATTAATGTAATTCCTTTATTAGATTCAATTAATCCTTGGAGTCGTTCCAATGATAGCACTTCTCCAATATCTTTTGACAAATAAGGTGAGTGGCAACCATCGCAGAAACAAGGGCAACCACTGATGTTAATACATAGAGAAACTTCATTAGGAAATTCTGCAAAAGTAACAGCTGTATCAACATATTTAAGCATAGAGCTCTTTAATTTTATTCTCAAGCATATCGGCAGTTAAAACTCCAGAAGTTCTTCCTACCTCTATATTATCTTTTATAAATACAAGAGTTGGAAGATTTCTAATATTATATTTAAGAGTAGTTTCTTCCTCTGTCTCTATATCTACTATAGTTAAAGTAATATCAGTATGATTTTCTAATACTCTTTTTAAAATAGGTGCTAAAGCTTTACATTGTCCACACCACTCTGCTTCAAATTTTAATATTCTTTTCATTGTGCTAATTCTATATTAATTTCTAATTCATTCTTTCTACTTCTAGTACTACCTTCTAGTTGTCTAGCAGCACTCCAGTTAGAAATCTTTGTAAGATAGCCGATAATTCTATCCCATAGACTTACATGAGTACTACCACATTTAGGACATTTACTAAATGGCTGTTTTGCTATAAAATGACACTCATCACATTCACAATTAGGAATATTAAAAGTAGCATATTTACAACCTACTTTAGCCATAAATTTAAGTAAATACTCATATTGTTTCTGACTCAAATGTTCAGATAAATTAAGATGACAAGCAGAACCTCCATCTAATTCATCAGCAGCGAATTCAGAACTATGAAGTGTAATTTTATCAAGTATACTTATATGTGTATCATTAGGTTTAAATATATAACTAGCATACAGATTAGTATCTGTAGGAATCCAATAGCCATCAGCTTTATCTCTATTATAAAGTTTTACTGAAGCACTTTCTGCGGGTACTTGTTCAGTATTAAATTGAGCTGTTTTAGTTTTATGTTTCTTATTCTGTTCTTTTATAGTACTGAATATCAATCTACAGAATGTCTTATAATAAATATTATTATTACATTCCATTCCTAAGTATTCAGCAGCCTGATTTAAGCCATTAATTCCAATAGTTAAATACTGTTTATCAAGATTAATAAAACCAGCATCATAAGCAGCATATAAATGATGATTTTTGCACCAATGCATTAAGTCGTTATAAGCATACTGATACAAATAAACTCTTTCAAGAATATTTTCTATATATTTCTTAATTCCTTCTTGGAAGTCTTTATGTGTAATCCAATCTACTGGGAAACAACATTTATTGGTATCAACATCAATATGGTCTTTATAATCAGACCAAGTATGCTGCCAATCTTGAATAATTCTATTTAAATCAAGAGTAATAACATTTTTACTACCAGTCATTATACCTATTTGACCATTAGTAGTATTAAATGTATTTTCTTGTACGGCATTCTGTAAACGACAACATGAACTTAAACTATCTACACTACGAGACAAATAAGTAAAGAAAGAATTTCCTTGAGCATATTCATTGCATATAAAATGGAAAGTATCTAAATCTTTAAAATTACCTTCCTTATCTGTTAAGCAAGCATAACTACACACAGGAAATGTTAAGATACATTTTAATCTTTCTTGATTTAACCAATGTAAATAACGTCTTTGTAACCAATTAGTAGAATTCCATTCTGGCTTTGTTCCATCTGGAAATACAAATTCTCCAAACATACCTTCAAAGAAATATTTATCGAAGAATGAAAAATTTGTAAATGGGGACTGCATTCCTCTAGCTCCTGCTATTTGATTAATGGAATAAGTTACCTGTTGGAAATATTGATCAATTTGACTGCCAATAGTTTTCTGTTTTATACAATAATCTGTAGTTATTTTTACACTTGGTTTGAGATAATAATTATTTCCCCATTCTTTTCTACAGAAATAATCCATGTACATCAGAAACTCAGGAGTAGCTACTGCTCCTTTAATTTCAGAGGCTAATGCAAAGTTTAAATTTACATAAATACCACAGAATGAATCAAGGTTCTTTGGAACAGCTGATTTACCTCCTAATTTCTCTAATCCAAACAACAAGAAAGGATACATAGAAGCTGCCATACAATATGGTTCCCCTACTTGAGAAGATGAGTCATGAGGATACAAAATAGTTTTAAAGTCATTCCTCATAACTTTTATATTAAAGTTAGGGTCTCTCTTCCTTACAAAACTTTCCCACCATTCTGTATTAGTAAGTTTATTATCGACTTTATGTATTTCAGCGTTTAATACTCCAATACCTTTAGTTCCAACATTACTATTATCATCAATAGTAGCATTAGCAGTATTATCAGACTTTACAAAATTATGAATAAATTTAATATCCCTAGTAGCATGATTTCTAATATCTTCACGTTCTTTACGATATAGAATATATTTTTTAGCTACGTTGTAGTATCCTAAATCCATTAAGAGTTCTTCAATTTGGTCTTGAATATCCTCAATAGATTGATCTTCAGTCTCTACTACAGAATTAGTTATCTCAGTAACTGCTCTGTAAATATCTTCGTCCATTGTCTTACTAGAATTTTGGGTAATTCCAAAAGCCTTTAGTACAGCATCTCTAATTTTGTTTCTGTTAAATTCTTCTTTAGTTCCGTCTCTTTTTATTACCATAAATAACATTTATAAATTAACATTTTAAATCATCTACGAAATAAGCACTATAATACTAGTACTGAACTAATAATATAGTGCTTATATAGTTATTTCAAAATATTATTTACAAAGTTAAAATGCTATTTACTAATAAAGTTTTCTCAACTTGATTCATAATATCCTTTTTCATAGAATCAGTTATAATTTGAGTAAATGCATTATATACAGTAAACATATTTGCGTTATCATCTGATATAAGATATGGACTATCTTTTTTATCAAATAATAATTTATAAGCATCAATAGGAGTTGATGTGGCTAATTTTACTTTACCAAAACCATTATCAATAGATTCAGACATACAGTTACGAATCCATCTACCCAAATGTTCATTTACAAAACTTTTATTAGTATAGTCAAAATCTGTATCTGCAAAGCGTCTGAGGGTGACTCCTATCTCTGTAGTTTGCTCTACAAGTCTTGTAATTGGTTTAAAGTCAATGGGAGTCTCTGGTTCTATCTCATTAACTACTAAACTATCTGGATTAAACACACAAAGGTTAGTGCAAGCAGAATTTACGGCACCTGAGTATATTTTTACAACAGCTTTTCTAGTATCTAGACCATATACCATACCAATTACTTGCTGATGATTAGCATATTGATATTCATTTGGTAATACTGCTTCCAACCATACTCTATTAAAAGTTAAATCAGCAGTATCTATGTCACCATTTTTATTATAAGTGATTTGATCAGGTAATTTTACATGTACTCTAATATCAGAAGTTAATTTTTGAACTCTTTCTAGGAAAGGCTCAATATATCCTCTAGTAGGAAGATAATCTTTACCTTTAATACTAGTAGCTTTTCCTTTTAATACTTCTTCTAAAGTAAATTCAGTTGGCATTCTCTCCATTATATGTGAAAAACATTATGTTATCAATAATTTCTTTATCTAATAATTTTTGTACTAAATTATGAGGAGTATCTTCCGCATAATTAACTTTATTTATATCTACACTAGTAATATATATCCACTTACTCCCGTTGTATAATATTTGCCCACAGGGATATGAATTTTTATAGCAGATAAGTAGTGTCTTGTTATCTTTAGTAATTTCATTAGTTACCATCTTAATGTAGTGAGAAACTCTTCATCAGATACTTCTTCAAAGTCTCCGTCTCCGTAAATAACATCTGAGATATTATATTCTACTATTTTAAACTCTGGTTTGCCATGACTATGCCAATATTCTGTAACATGTTTTGCATTACAATTGGGACTAGGACCTAATGCAATACTACAAGAAAATTTATTAGTTTCATAGCAATGTCCTTTATAAAAGTTTTGACATTTCTTTATATAGTCAATAATAGTATTAACTTCTCCTGGGCAAGTAATAACTTCTTTTAGTGGGAGAACTTTTTTATAATCTCTATAAGCAGGTTTATCAGGAGTAGCTTCTTTATAATCATCTTCTATACCTCCTTCTAAGAGTTGCTTAATTAATATTTCAAAAGTATCATCCCAAGTATCCTTAATACCATATGCATACATATAAGTGTCTCTTATATAATTAAAATTATCTTGAGATAAATAATGTCTAGCATATAAAGGATCTTTTTCACTATCTTTAAATCCATTCTTAATAAGCTCATCCAAATCTATAGAAGGCTGAGCCCATCTATACATTTCTACAAAACACTTATGTAAAGCTTCCTGTAAAATGTCTTCTCTGCTAATCATCGTTGTTAGTATAAAATTCTAATAATCTAAAATTATCTGCTATATGTTTAGTATCTATTAAGTCATTGACTAATTCTAATAATGTACCTTTACATGTATCAAATTGATCATTATCTATATTGTCACAAAAATACCACAGATCGGTATCTGAACAATATGAAATTCTTCCTACAGCCATACCTTCTTTGTAAACAATAATTATGCCTTTATAATTATTAGTAATAGCTGCTAAATCTATAGTAGTATCACTACTTTTAGGAATAGTAATATATTTTATTGTTTAAAGTCAATTAATTTAAAACTATCGGCGTAATTATTTGACATTATAGCTTTTAGTAATGCTAGCAAATTTTCATTACATTTAAAACTACAATCTATAGTAATATCATCGAAATATTCCCATGTAATATCTTCATTGTTATAGCCAATGAATCCAACTGGTTTATTACATTTGTATGCTAAAATAATACCCCGAAGTATTCTCATTTATATCAGAAATATCTATAAATTTATCGGATATTTCTGGAAGTCTTATGTCTCTTATTAATTATTTCCTTTAATAGTTCCCATCAAAATATCTTTATCTTTTACAATAGTATAATTAATACTCCATTTAGTATGTCCAAAATTAGCTGTAATATAATTACTACTACCATACATACTACCTACTGATATATAATCAAACTGCTTACCAGTAGTATAAGCATAATTATGTAAATCACCTTTTACTACATAAATATGAGGACTACATATACCTTTTTCTGCTATATAATTAGCAAAGAATAATTCAGTCTGAGGATTTAAAGTAAGAGGAAATTGTCTAGTCTGAAAATTATTATCTTTACCATGAGCATATAGGAACTGATGATCTCCAATGATAAAGTTATCAATAGGATAGTTACTAATATAACTCTTAATATTATATTTAGTTAAATATGCAGCTAAGAGTTTTTGATTTAACCATTCAAAATCCCCACCATGATTAGATTCTCCTATAGAGAGATAATTAAAATCTTCACTTTTTACTTTTACTGTGAGAGTAGCAAAGAACTCCATCATACACTCTATAAATGCTTCACTAATTTCTTTATTATCAAGAATCTCAGGAAGCTCATGACCTCCTCTAGTAGTTTCTTTATTGAATCCATCAATAGAATCTCCAAGATTAACTACATATACAGAATGATATTCTTGTCCCACAAAAGATTCCACAATTCTAGATAATCTAGATTTAATTTCTTGAACATCATAAGAAGGTAACTGTACAAAACTACTATATTTAGCATTATAAGCTCCGATATGTAAATCAGATAACCATATAATTAAATCAGGATATTTTGCTTCTTTATTATTAATATTTACTGGAAGCTCTTTATAATCCTTTACTGTATTTTTAATAGTATCTTCTATAAGTTCCCTATTTAAAGACTTAGAGGTTTCCTTAGTTAACTTAGTAACTAAAGCTCTTAAATCCTTTACCTCATCTTTCTCTATTCTTTTTAAGAAATCATTCTCTTTTTCTCTAAGATGCATTTCTTTTAATTCATCTTCAGTATATTCTTCATACATATGAGGAGCAAATGGAGAGGATGCTTTAGTAATATTAAAAGCTCGTAAAATTCTTTTAAAGTCAATAAGAGAATAGTCTGGGAAATATCTGCTGACAATCTGCTGGGTTAAACCAGAACCGTAATAAGTATACATTCTATATACACTATTCATTTCGTTTCTAGTAAAGACTCCTGTGATTGCGGGCTTATTTCTTCTGAAAATCTCAAACTTATATTCAGTAATTTTACCAGTCTCCTCGTCTCTTATTTCCCAAGTATTAGAAGCATCATCTGTATCTCTCTTTACTTCTTTTTTCTTAGTATCCTTTAGTCTATCATATAATTCCAATATCTTCTTGTCATCTTCATCTTTATTTTCTTTCTTTCTAAGATTTCTCATTGTAATATATACAGTATTTATATTTTTTCCTGATATAGTACACTGAGCTTTTAAAGAACGATTATTATTAATTGCATCATTAAAGAACTTAATATAAGAAGATTTTGTTGCTTGTTTCATACTTTTTTAAAAATTAGATAGCTGTTACGCCTTTATAAATAAAAGTATCTAGTAAAATAAAAGGTATCTAAATTAAAAAAGGCAGATACTCTCGCGAGCACCTGCCTTACTTTAAAAATTATGAATAAAATTAAAATTCCAAACCAAAGAACATATAGCGACCATTCTTAGTACTCTTAGATGGAGCATAAGTTACAGTAGCTACTACTGGGTCAGAGCCAATAGACTCCTTACCCTGAACGATATCGATCTGACCCTTAAAGCCCTTCTTAATAAGTTCCTTAGCCATTTCCTTAGCTGCGGTCTTAGTAGGACGAATAACCTTTGTATCTGGCTCAACACGACCAGTATCGTTACCATCCTTATCAAGAATTGCTTCACCAGCCTTTTCGTTCTTTACACGCTCAGACTTCAAAGTTTTCAGTACTTCCTTTGTATCGTGGTCTACCAAATCAAACTTCTTCTGAGTATCACGCTTACCCTCAGTCTTAATATCAACAACCTTCCAAGGACGCTCACGTGTACTTACAACAGCACTAGAAAGAGTTACAATGAAACCACTACCAGGAGCATTCTTAGTCTTTTTCTTCAAATACTCCAGCTTAAATTCCTTCTCATCATTAGAAGTTACTTTAGCATTCTTCTCATGGAACTTCTTCCATGCCTGTGTTGCATCACCATTAATATGAAAATTCTCTTTCTCTACCTGTGCTACTGCTGCTTCCTTTGTTTCTGCACTTACTTCAAAACTCTTAAAATTAAAAATTTCACTCATTTTCAAAAATATATTAACATTAATTCTTATTATCAAATCATCTGCGATGTTTTTTTCTTTATCTTTATAAGGCTAATATAATCTATATTTTTTGCCTCCAAAAAGAAAATTATAAAAAAATTAATTTTTTTTAGAATGGAAGAAATTTTCCCATTAATTCTCTTATTTTTGTTGGCATATCTTTTGGTTGCACGCCAAATGTTGGAAAATCGGTACATCCATATGAAAAATCCTCAGTGATGATAGCAATAGCTTGTATTGTATCTTCATCAAGACCTGTTTTTTCTGCTAATTTAGCAGTTACTTCATAATAAGTAACTCCAGGTTTTTTCTTCTTCATAGAATTTACCATATATCCAAGTAATGATATAAGTGCAAATTTTAAATTTATACTTTCCCCTAAAGACCCTAAACTAAAGTATTTACGATATAAATCGGAAAGTTTAGTATAATCAGGTCTCTTGAGTAATTCCGAATCCCTCATAACCATGCATACAATAGAATGCTACTAATTTAAGAAGGTGAGTAAACTCTTTAAATCCTTTATTAAAAAGTTCTCTAGTCATAGGAACTACTTTAGTATTAAAATTTGGAATAGTTTCTACTACTAAGAAATTACTTCTAATTTTAGGATTCTCAATGTTATAATTCTTCTTAGCAGCCATAGTTAATAACCAACTATATAAAGCCATCTCTCTATAATAGTGATATTTAATAAGAGCTCCTTTAGCAAAATTATTTATTAAATCTCCTGTGGTTTTTAAATCATTTACAGTGATTATTCCTTCTTCTTTATCTATACTATAATTATCAAGTTTAGACTTAATTTTTAGTATAAAAGGTTTATGCTCTGGAGCCTCTACTAAAACATCTATAAGGAAAGCTATCTCATTACCAATAATTGGTTGTTCTAGTGACCCTTCAGGGTTTAGTAAAGATTGAATTTGTGTATCACTATCTAGAGACTCTAGACAGACTTTCAGTTTAGCATGATTTTTAGGATCTGTAAATATTGGTGTTCTAGCATCATTATTTTCTTTTTCAAAAGCTTTTCTATTACACCAGTATTGAGCGCAGTCTGCTAACACTTTTTCTATTTTTTTATCTGACATTTTATCTTTATAATAATCACATTTATCAGATGCTTCTAATATAATATCATTAGTAACATTGATACCTTGTGTTTTCTTATAAATATAGTCTGCCATTGACCCCATTTTAGCAGTAGGTCTGCTAACATCTGTTAGAAAGAAGTCATCAGGTTGTAAAACTAAAGTATGTAGCCAACTACCAAATTCCAAACTAGTTGTATTTAACTTAGTCTTACCCCAATTATCAAAGAACTCTGTTGGAGAACCCTCTTGATCTGGATTTATCTTAGATAATCTAGAGTTTGAGATATAATTATTATACTTTTCTGAAAAATAAGTATTATCATCAATATCTTCAACTCTTAAAGTCTCTATCAGAGGTTTAATAGAAATTTGACTTAATTTCACGTAAGTAATTGTTAAAGTCTTCCGACTCTTTTATACATTCATACCCATATTCTATCTCTTCTTTATCTAAACTATAAATCTTACCATAAGGACCCCATTTTTCATTAGATTCAGAAGCTATTAATAAGCAAGGCAATCCTGCTAGATTCATCTGAATAAAATTATTAATAGAATCATCAATGAAAATATCAACTCTACCTTTTATATACCGAGCTTTATTAGCACGCTGATATAAGACTTGATAAACAGGTTTATTAGGATAACCATTATTCTTTAGCCATGTTTTACTATAGTCTTTATTGCATACTCTTTTAGTACAATATAATTCAGGTATAAAGTTTATTTTATTTTTTACTGGAAGATTTATCCACCATTCTCTGTCTTTTATTAAAACTTGTTGTACATTTTTTGTTATTTCTTCATCAGACTTAGGATATCCAAATCTTTTTAAATATGGATTCATAAACTCATTTAAGGTATCATCTAAATCTAAACCAATTCTTAATTTCATAGATTAAATAATTCCTCAATATCTCTTATATATGTTACCCCAATACCTTTCTTAGCCAATTCAGCTCTGATATTTATCCAGCTATCATTGTTATCAAGAATAGCATATGTATCATCGTCTAAATTTAAGTACTTATCAACTTCTTCTTTAGCCTTTTCAACAGCTTCCTCATATGAAGATGCTGTTAACTTATGAAGTTTATTTTTATTACTCTGACAAATTGCAAAAATATAATTATTCATTTGGTATTGTTATATATAATTATCATTATAAAAATAAATAATATCATTACAGCGATTGGGAGTGATAAAAATATCACCATTATTAATGTTACCCAACTCCATAACAATATTCCAAAAATCTTAAGTAAAATTAATATTATACTTATTATAAAATCTATTACTCCTAAGGCTAATAGTTCTCTCATATTAAATTATTACTTTTAGAATAACATTCTAATAAAGTATAAAAGAAATCCATAGGAACCATTGCTATTGCTCCTGGACTAACACTACCTTCTGTTGGAGCCTTCTTCCAGCATAGTACGAATGACTTGTCCTTATAAGGGCAAAAATTTTCTATCTTAAAATATGCTGGAGTATTAGCAGTATGTTTTGCTTGAATATTTATAGGTAATTTTCCAGACCTATCAATTATATCAACTTTATTATTATCTGTAAACTTACTCTCTCCTCTAGCACTTACACACTCAGTATACCCCATATCTCTGAGATGATGAATTATATCTGCTTCCCATGCACTTCCTTTATTTCTAGATTTTTTAGCTTGATAACTCTTCTTAGTATGGCTATCTATCCATTCATATAAAGTGCCATCAGCCATTTTTCCAGATTTATTACATCTAATTTTAAGAGCTGCTTGACTTATTTTAGTTTTCTCAGAGCATTCCTCTATAGATGTATAATCGTGCACATCGCCGTTTTTATATGTTATTCTAATAGCAGTATTCAGATTCTAATTACTTTTTGACATAGTTACTTAATTTTTTTATATAATACTTTATAAACTTTAAAGTATTCTGTCGACCATATTTTTTATAAAAATCACTTATATCTTTTACTTTGAATTTATGAGGTATAAAGAAATAAAGTAATTCTGGATGATTCCTTCTTATTTTAGCCATATTAAACATTCCAGGTCTATCATTATCATAAAAAGTTACTATATAAGTAAATCTTTCTTTTAGATCATTTAACATATTTTCAGACAACCATTGTGTTTCACTATTTGGAGCACAGGCTGTTACACCTAAACTTCTTAAACACATAGTATCTTTCATACTTTTAGTTATAACTAATAAAGTACCTTTTTTAGGTAACTGACTATAACCCTGAACCTTTTTAGAGGGCCAATTTGTTAGAAATCTATATTCTTTACGTTTAGGATAATAAATTCTCCACAATTCTTTACCTTGCATTGTTCCTCCATAATATCCGAAGATAAAGTTATCTTTGGTCTTTATAGTTTGAATATTACCATTTAAAAATACAGTACGACAAGAATATACTTTATATTTATTTAGTAATTCTAAAGAAACTCCTTGTTTACCCCACCATTTTAATTCATCTTCTGAGAAATCTTTTATTTCTACTCGTATATCTGCTGGCTCATTTGTTTTAATAAAAGAAGTGCTTGATTGTATTACAGAATGATAATTATTTTGTCCTTTTAATAAGCCAAAATCTTTAGCTATAATGTCTAATGCTTGATGGTATTTACAAGCATACTTAGTCATAACTACTGATATAAAGTTTCCATAAAAGCTCCCATTAAAATCATGGAATATAAGTTCTCCTTTAGAGTTACGAAAAAAGGAAGCCGTAGGATTTTTATCTTTACGTAAAGGATTACAAATTAATTTTTTTGAAACTTTTACGCCAAGATAATACTCCATATAGGCTTCCTCTGTGTTATATTTAAGTAAGTAGTCCTTAGTAATATCTGGTTTATAGGAAAAATCTAATTCCATAAAAACTACTTACTTTATAATTACTACATATCTGCCAGCATAGCATCGAAGTCTTCATCTTGAGCCTCCTTGCCTTCAGTAGAGTCAATAGATTTAGCCTCTTCTGAATCAGCTGCTGGTACAGGAGCAGTAGGCTTACGCTTCTCCATATCTTCTTTCTGCTTAATCTCATAACTAGAGAATGACAATTTATCTTCCTCTAAGCTAGCAAAATTATCACGGATATAGAACTGTCCATCACTATTAATAGCTCCAATATCAGGAATCTTAGCAAATACATTGCCAGTTTCCTTTGAGATTCCCTTTTCATCCTTTTTCTTTTCCTTACGACCGCTAAGCTTTAAATAAAAGTTTTTATTCATACAATGCTTAGTCAATACTGCCTGGAAAAGCTGCATGAATTGGTCAGTACTCTTACAAGCAGGAGCTTTAGTTATAAACAATTCTTTAGCTTTATCACCACCTACTACTGTTATAATATGCAGCATAAAACCTTTAAGCTGTTCAAATGCTGAAGGAAGTACATATGGGAATTCTACACCCTTAGAATCCTTTCTCTTACCCTCATATCTTTTAGCAGAACTTTCATTAGGATAAAATAATGATTCTTGATAAGTTCCTTGTTCTCCTTCAAAATGAAGTACCAGAGATTTCCAAGTTGTACTAGGGTCTTGTTTACCTTGACCCTCCTTAGTTTCTACACTTTTTAACTGAACGAGATAAATTCCATAAGGACGAAGACCTTTCTTACTTGTAGGATTAATATCACCAAGACCCCCAAAATTCAAATTCATATTGCTATATTATTAAAGATTATCGAAATTAAAATCATTATCTGAGATTTCTGTATCATCTGTGTTGCCGTCAATAAGACTAGCCATTTCGTCATCTAATTCATCTTCTGATGCAATATCTTCTGCTTCAGGAACTACATCTTCTTTAATCTCAGGCTCTCGATTACCTGTTAATATAAACAATCCATCAATTTTAGGATGTGGAGTAAAAGTAAACTCATTACCATGCTCAGCAAGGTTCTGGTTATTCTTTCCTCTATATGAAACTGCATTCTTCTGAGTTAATTTATTACCTGACTGCGTACCAAATGTTTCAGCAGCTCCGATAACTAAGCACTCCTTCTTATTAAGCTTCTGCTGTTTAATATCTACTTTATCTCCTGGTTCTACACCAAGAGCTTCAACAGCAGCCTTATTAAGAGTATACTTATTATCCTCAAGAATTAATAGTGGATTAGGATTTGTATCATCTACTTCTGAGTCTTTCTTTTTAGAAGAAGACTTACGAGTAGACGGCTTCTTTACAGAATCATCCTTCAATTCACGTGTATCAGTAAAAATTTCACCAGTTTCTTCATTAAGCCACTCGGACTTAATTGTCATTTTAATTAGCTTCATTTAAAATATTGTCATCATTATTGGTTTCATTATGGTCATCTGCGATTTCTTCTTCTTCCTCACCATATTCAAAGTTATGGATAGTATCTAAAACCTTCTGCATATTAGGTTCAATCAGTTTATCTTTAAAACATCCATCAACACTACGACAAGTATCGTTACCATTGGTTTTGGTTCTAAAGAAATAACTAATATTGCCCTCATTATCAACCTGACGTTCAGTATATAAAATATAAGAAAATAAACCATCAATATTTACAGTTCTATCCAACATTTTACCACTAGAATATAACTGCCAATGTTCATCGAGGTCAGTACCAGCATTAATAATATGACTAATGAATACTACATTAAGATCTTCACGCAGTTCACTAGCTTCCATGATTAAATCATAGTAATTTTTAGCAAACACAACGTGCTTATCCCAACCTTTGTCAAGGGCAGAATCCATTATATTATTTGAAAGACAATAGTTAGCATCATCTACGACTACTGTCTTAATATCAGAACGTAATTTATCAATAATCTTTAACCACTTACCAATAGTAGTATAATCATTAGACACAAGCCAATTTCCAACTGGCTTCTTATTTACAACTTCAGCTTTCTTGTACTTACGTCTAAATCCAGGAATTTGAAGTTGCTTGTTAGTACAACTAATGATAAATGTTGATTTATAATCTAAATAACGCAAAGAAGTGCTTTTTCCGGTACCACTCAAACCTGCTAAACCAATAATCATAAACTATAGTCTAATTTACTTTTCACTTTTTCATCTTTATCTTCATTCTTTATTGTATTATCTGTTGAACTGTTATTTGTAGCTCGATATCTAGAATAATCAAAGATTTCTTCTGGCTTAGGCATTTCCATCCACTTATTTACTGCTCCGTCAAAGAAACAGCAATCAGCTACTTGGTTTTCTCCATATCTTGACTTTAGTACAAGAATACTTCGAAACCTATAACCCATTTCTTTAACTTGGTAACCTCTATAAGTTATTCTTTTATCAACTTGAGGATTATATACAGCTAAAATAATTTCAGAATTCTCTGAAACAGTGGATGTTTCCTTAATATCCTCCACCATTGGCTCCATGAAAGCTTCATTCTTTTTTCTTTCCATGTTAGCCACTGCTCTATTGGATTGCATAACAATAATTGGAGATAATCCTGTTTTATTTCTAATGATAACTAATTTATTAGTATAATCATCAATTTCTCCTTTTCTGTTCCTTCCATTGGATGGTTGGATCAATCCAACATGGTCAGTTACTGAAAGTATTACTTTTTCAGGGTCTTTCGGAATATATTTATTCTCTGTAAATTCTCCTTCTTTTTTAAGCTCTTCCATTGTAACTTTTATGAGCCTATCAGAATTAAAAGAGCCTTCGTATATAGTTAGTACTTTATATACTTTTTCTAGCCAATCATATCCTAGTTGTACATACTCATATAAATCATCAGGTAAAATATAATCTTTACCTATAGATAATATTTGTTTAGCAGTCACAACAATATGATAGGTATCATATAAATAGGTACTTAATAATTTAGCTATAATAAAGTCTTCTTTCATTTCAAGAGCAAAGAAAATAATTTTTAATTTATTATCTTCTAAATGTTCTTTTAAAGGAGCATATATGTAAGAATATAATACACATGAACTTTTACCTTGTCCTGAACTCGCAAATAAAAGAGTCATGGTACTTTTAGTAATACCTCCTATTAATTCTTCCAATTTAGGAAGACCCATACTAAATCCTTGATTAAGTCCTTGTCTACCAAGCTCTATCGAACGTTTAAAACTTTCTAAACTCACAGAGTGGTGATTGAATTATAATTCATACCTGAATCTCCATTCTTTAAAGCTTCAAGGTCTTCCCATTTTTCATCTACAATAAATGTAGCTAAGCTATAATTAATAATACCATTATCAGTATTAGCTTCCCAATCTAGTAAATCAATAATCTTTTTATGAAGTTCTTCATTCCAATGGATTTTCTTTCCATAAGTTCTATAAGCATCTTCAAGACTATTAAACTTTTTAGAAACACCTAGCATACTAGTTAAGCATCCATTAATATTTCTAAATCTAGGATAATGTTCTCTAAGTTCTTTTCCCATTTCAAAGGAACTCTTAGCTAAACATTTTAGGAAGTTTTTATTAAATGGTATCTCTTCAGGAACTAATTTCATTCCTGGAATAATTTTATAACTTTTAAGGATAAGACCTTTATCTTGTAAAGATTTAAGTATATCTATAAAACTTCCTACATACTTTTTATCAATAGCCAAATACCTACGAAGATAATCTTCTGAATAATCTTCTATATAAGCATTAATAGCTTTAATAACAAATAATTCAGTAGGAGTAATATTATATTTTTCTAAAATTGTTATTTCTTCATCAATGTTTAAATCAAACATACAGTAATTCGGATAATTAAAAGTCTTCCATACTGTAATTAAGTTAATCTCTTCTCAGAGCGATATTAATACATAGATTCAGAATCTAAAATCAAATTTAGGAACTATCTTTTCACCTGGGGTAAAGTCTTTACCTTGTAATACTTTATCCAATTCTGATTCGTCTATAGTTATAAAAGAATCTCCCTTATGAGAATCATAAAACCACTTGGTCTCTTGAGTCCTATTTAATACTATATTGAATATCTCTGCTGTCTTACCTTTTTCAAAGCGGATTGATCTTCCTCTCCGTTGACAAGCTCTAGTAGTTGAACTATCTAATCCAAATATAATAGCTACAGAAAGACCTTTTACATTAAGTCCTTCATCAGCTTTTTTTACTGTAGATAATAGAGTTACCTTTCCAGAGTTAAAATCTTCAATAGCTGTAGCACTTCTTTTCTTAGAAGTTCTACTAGAATATACAGTAGCATTAGGAATTTTTTCTGCCATTTTAATATTATTAGCAAAAGTTATTATTTTTTTATCCTTTCTAGCTTCTATAATTTTCTTTACTATTTCAATTTTCTTTGGATGATTATTTATGAAAGCTTTTTTCTCATGCATAGTAGACCAAAATCTGATAGCATGATAATTTATACTTTGTAATACTTCAGACTTTTTATTAGGATCACTACACATAGAATCTCTTAGGAGTAGCTTATTTCGCCAACCCATAGGACCAGCTAATTTATTAACTAACTCCCAAGAGAATCCGAAGAATTCAAAATGAGAAATGAATTCTTTATTTATTTTTTCATATTCTTCTAAATCATCAACATTTACTAAGACTAGATATTCTTTATATGGGCTAACCCAACCATTTGCAAGACAAGTATTAATATCAATAGTATCAATTACTGGGCAGTATTTTGCTAATATTTTATCTCTACCATCAAGACGCTCAAAAGTAGCTGTAAGACCTAAGATAAATTGGTATTTTACTACTTCAAATAATCTTACAAAAGTCTCAGCTGCATATCTATGCGTTTCATCCAGTACTAAAAGATCATATTTGGCAGGATGTTTTATTACAGTGTTTATTATTTGTACATCACAACTTAATCCTAGCCCATTAGAATCTATATGACCACACCATTGTTTTTGTAAAGTTTCTGTTGGCACAATTATTAGTACTCGATATTGTGGAAAGTGTTTTAACACTGTTTTAATACAGTTTAGTCCTATTCTGCTCTTACCAAATCCAGTAGATGCGACTATTGTCCCTACACAACGATTTTTTATCCATTTTCTACGACACTCTTCTTGTCGTTCATCTCTAGTGATTTTATGAAATAGTTCTCCTTCAATCAGAGAGTTTGTAGCCATTGTAATCAGCTACTGCTTTGATTTGTTTAATACGCTTCTCCCACTCTGAAGCTTGCCATCTAACCTTATTTTCGAGATGCAGTAAAACTTTATCTCTTAAGGTTTCCAATTGTACTTTAGTCAGATCATTATAACGCTTATCATATTTATCCTTACGGAAGGTAAGCATTGCGCTAAACTCTTTTAGAGTTAAGCCTTTTCTATCATCAATTTTTAAAACAAGACCTTTTCTATCTTCAGGATTCTTAGGGTCTCTCAATTTAATATTTAGAAGTTCAGCAACTTGCTTAATTCTATCTACTAAACGACCATTCTCGTCTTTTTTATTTAATTCTAATAACTCAGAACGTGTAAACCACAATCCAAGCTCAGTAATAAATGTAAGAGTAATGTGTTTACGGGCACATTTACCTAAAGCAGATAAACAAGCTTCTCTAACGATATACAATGGTAATGAAGCAAACATGGTAAATGAATCTTCATCACTATTCATAATATCATTAAGAGTCCACTCTTTAAAGAGAGTCTCTGCAATAGCACTAACATTTGTCTCGCCCTCACCACTTTCTGCATTCTCTTTAGCAAACTGTTCTGCCTGAGCAGTAATCTGCTGATTGAGCATATTAAAGAAACTAGTTCTTACAATACCTTGTCTAGTACTACCTTCACCTGGGTACAATAGCCAAATTAAGAACAACTCAGCATTACAGCGAGTTCTTTGATCTTCAATCTGTTCCAACAAAACTCGTCGTCCAGGATTTTCATAGTTGTCACTATAAAGCATTGATTCACAATGTTTATATGCTTTATGTAATTCTTCTTCAGTCATATCTACCATTTTCATGGAAGATTGAATGCGTTCACCATCTACAATTTTTCTGGAACCTTTCCAGAGAAATGTTTCTACATCATTATTCTTAGCTTCAAAAGCTTGATTGAGTTTATCACCTAAAACTGTTGTCATAAATCTTAAAGATTATTTATTGTATTATTACATCATCTACGTTTTTAGGTCTCTGAGGGACAAACTTAATAAACCAGACATTATTATATCTGTATTTCTGTTGTGTGTCTCCATCGTACCATTCATCTATCCCTGCTATTACAGGCTTCACTTCAAGATAACCAATATCCCCATAATTTATAGTAGCAGCGCTCCAATTAGGAGGTTGAGTACACATAAGGTATTTAGTCTTTTCTCTAAGCTTATCCTCATTATCTAACAATTCGAATACATATATCACATAGCCTAAGCTATCATTAAATTTCTCAAGTAATTTACTATAAACAACCATTAATTGATAAATAAATTTCCGCAATAATATGGTAATCCTTTTTCAAGGCGTAAATATTATTTATCAATTTTTAGTAATTTTAGTTATCTAGGATTATAATTTCTGCATCCATACTTAGCAAAATTACATTTAAGCATGTCCATATTTACTAAGCATTTATATCTTTTACAATTCTTACAATCTCTATCTGGAAATTTAAATTTCTTACCGTCAGTATCCTTTATGTAAGTATCTAATGTATTAGAGCACATATTATAGATAATATACTTATACCTCCAAATAAATAATTCAATTTTGATAATTTTTTATTTTGTATATACAATTCATTATTTTTATCAGATTGAATCTTTATTTGATAATTTTTATATGTTAGCGTACTATCCAGCGTATTTACTAAAGATTTGTAGTTATTTATTTGAATTTTTTGTAGACTATCATTTACTAGTAAATATTTATGCTCATTAAAAATAAGATTAGTTATTTTTAATTGATACGGTGTCAATAAGAAGTTTTCTCCCGACTTCTTGAATGTAGTTTGTGAAAAACTGCATGTCGCTATCAGGAGACTGCTTAATAATATTGTCCTTCTCTTTAACATAGATAGTTTTATTATAGTAGATAGCAGTATCACACTTATTGATATCAACTTTAATAGAATTTTTCTTACTATTTAATGAGTCTATTTTTCTTTCTAAGGTATCTGTAGGCATTACAGTAGTAGATTTAAACCCTTTATATAAAAAGATAGTAGCTCCTATAATAGTAATAAAAATTAATATTAAAATTAATCTATCTAAAAGTTTCATTAATCTGCTACTGCCTTATTATATAAAGCTGCTTTTTGAGCTAAAGCTTTAGCTTTTTCATATTTATCTTTAGCTTTAGCATATGCCACACTATACTGCTCAGGATATTGTTTTACGTGATTAACTTCATTATCAAGTATATATTTTACAGTCTCAATATTAAGAAGTCCTGCTCTACCTAATAGTACGTTGGTACTTCTATCACTAATACTTTTACCATAAGCAATTTTCTTACCAAGTTCGTTGTTGTGTTTATCTACCGGATTACAGAAAGATACTCCAAAACTAAGAATTCTAGTAGGATTTTCAAATACAGCACTTTCTCTAAGAACAGCGCATACTACAAAGTAATGATCTTTACCTTCAAAGTCTACAAAACTACCTTCTCTGTAATCTACGAGTTTCTGCTTAGTGTTTGTCATAATTTTTTAAATTTGGAATTATTAATAATATAATCTAGAGGAGCTGATACTAAGTCAATGGATTTTATAATTCTGTATCCAATTTTTTTAGTAACTTGTATCCTCTCTTTAAGAGGTTTACTTGAAGATATAAACTTGCTACCTAGCAATTCCTCTCTATCTTTATAGTGAGCATATGCTGTAAGTTCATAGACGAACATCTTAGAAACTGTAATGTCTCTATGATGTTCGTCTCTCCAAGTAGTTATAGGAATGGACTTAATCATTCCTCCATCAAAGTAGTATTGTTAGGAGTTTCCCCCACAATATCATATAATCTATGAAGTTCTTTTGTATAGGAATCTAAATATTGTTGCATAGTAAAAGCCTTTTCAGAATTAGCTTTAGCTACTCTATATCTAGCAATTGATGCCATAGCTCCAGATAAGGTTAATCCATATCCTGCTAAAGTAAGTTCCTCTCTAGCCTCTCTAGTTTTAGATTTGGCATTAACGGTCTTCATAATATATAAATCCCAATGAGGACAACTTTCATCATTTGTTGAAGATCTTAATTCAAAATCAGACTCTTTAATTATCATAGATTACTTTGATCCAATACCACCAGGTCTTGTTGTTGCATTCTTTACTGTTTGAGGGAGCTTATCCCACCATACCTGCTTCTGACGAAGTCTTTCAAGCTTTGCCTTATACTTCATTTTAACTAGAATTGAAAATTAAAAGAAAATTAATCATCTGTGTAATATTAAAATTATCTAGGTAAAATACCATAATTTAGTCATAGACACATCTAGAATAGCCTACAAACTTCTAAATTTAGAATCATGAACAATTTATCACTCTAGAAATGAAAATGTCTTAGAGAGACTCTGAGACATTGCCTTCAAAGTGCTCATCAGCATACTTACGAGCATCTTTGATATCATCGAAATATCTACTTGGTTTTAATCGGTCACTACGTTTTACCGCAATTTTACCACCAGTAGTACGATAAATAGTAATAGTGTCCACTGTTGCTTTTACAATTTCTTTAGCCATAATTAATTATTTTTAAAAATTTTACTTAAAGTTTCTGTTAATTCAGGATATAGGTAATACAGTGCTAATAACGTATTTATAATTGGACATACTAATATTAATATTGTTATTATATTAGTAGGAACATTAATTTCAGTCCATCTGTCTATAACAGCAAATGCAGATCCAATATAAATAGTTATACCTGCAACAATTATTATTGATATAACTAAATACATTATTCTAATAATTCTAAACTAGCATTACTAGCTAATTCATCCGCTAGATTATTACCAAAACAATCTTGATGTCCCCTAACATGGGTAAATTTAATATTTTTTATTAAAGATTTAACTCTTTCATATTCTTTATCTAAAATATTCCAGAGCTCTACATTCTTTTTTTTCTTCCATCCTTTAGTAAGACATCCTAATACATATTGACTGTCACTTATAAATTCTACTTCATCTATTGGAGTTTTAATGGACTTAAAAGCACATAGCATAGCAATTAATTCCATTTTATTATTAGTAGTATGTTTAAAGCCTTTAGAGTATTTTTTAAATACTTTATCATCCTTCATCCATACTATTCCAATACCTCCCTGGTCAATAGAAGATTTATAAGCACCATCAGTATAAATCTGTAACATAGTTATAAAGATATGTAATCTGCATATTCAAATACTATTCCGTTCTTTTCAGGATCAAAATACGTTGTAGACATACAAAAAGTATCAAAACTATGATCTTTTCTATAACCATTTAATAAATCCCTAACATACTTTTCAGTATCCTCTATTGTGGAAATATAACAGTGTCCCTCACCTTTAATAACAATTCGTACATCTGAAGCATCATCTAAATCTCCAGTACTAGAACTAATTTCCCAAGTTCTATTATCTGTAAATAATGCTTCTAACTCTAAATTAATGTCATGAATTAAGTTAGGGTCTAATTCATTTTTATTTATAATGATCATTTTTATTCCAAAGTATTAAATAACAACGTTCTCCTTCTAAATTTGAATACCACAATATACATTGGTTATCTGTAATATCTAATCTTGGATCAATTATGATTATTACCAAAATAATAGTTATAATAAGTCCCAAAATATACATTAGATAACCTTAAACATTGTAACATTCTCAGGAAGATTGTCCCAGTCTTTATAAGAATTAGTAAACCATACGTGATTAAAGTTTTCTGATAGATTCTTTATACCCTTAGGATTTACCATATGAGTAATTGCGATATTCAAACGTTCCTTAGGAATACCTAAAGCATTAAATGCTTTAGTAATACCACAAAAAGTGCCTCCACCATCACATAAATCATCAAGAATTAATAATGGTTTATCACTAATTATTTCAGGATTGTCTATTTTAATCTCTAAGATTCTTCCAGTAGTTAAATCTCGAACTTTACTACAAGTAATTGCTGTACGATTATATCTGAATTCATTTCTCTTTTCAGCTCCAGCATCTGGGAAAACTAATTGAAATTCTCTCCAAGTATTATTAGATGGATTCTTTTCAGCGTAAAGAGGCATGAATTTAACTCCGAATCTAGGATCATAATAAACATCAGAATGAGGTTCTAAAATTTCAATAGTCTCTGCATTACAATTTTTTAATACATTTAAGACTATTTTTAAAGTGAATGGTCTATTGAAAACCATTACTCGATCCATTCTCATACTCATTAAGTAATAGATATTTATTTTATATAGAACTTCATGTCTATCAAGGATATCTAAAACTTGCATAAGTATAAATAAGTCTTCAGCATTAGTAATTCTACATTGCACTAATACTTGCTCCTTATGGCTGAATTCTTCTAATGAAATTTGAACTTCCCCATCAGGGAATCTAGAGATAGAATACTTAATATCACTATCTTCTAAATGTACTAAATTTAATTGTTGCATAATTTATAAATATAAAGAGTTATTGTTGAATCATTAGCAAAAAGTTCTTGAAGCATAGGATAAACTACTCCATCCCAATCTCCTCCTGCTAATCCACATCCTAATTTATAAGGAATACCTACTTCTGTTACTTCTTCGTCCTCACAAAAAGCTTTTAAATTTAACAAAGCTTTTTTAAGAGCATTATAATCAGTATGTCTATTTTCAAAAGGAGCTATTGATTCAGTAAAAGAATATTCTCCAAATAAATTAGCTACAAATTTAATAGGAAATTCTCCAGTTACACATATTTGACATTTACCTAATAAATTTTTAGAGTATTCAAAATTTTTACAATAATTAGCATATTGTGTATATACGCTATTCCATTTATTTTTAATAGCTTTAGCTATACCTGCCCCCATTACTCCTAAACAATTAGTTTGATGGGCTATAAGAGGTAAATTTGACTGCAGTAAATCTCCATTAACAATTTCTATCATACTAATGTTGAATTTTACACGTTTACGAATTTCAGAAAGAGAATATTTTCTTACTAATTCTCCATCTACAAAGACTGTTTTAAGACAACCTTGCAGTTCTGCATTCTTAGTCTGCTGGTCATAAGCGACATACTTACCATTCTCTTCTTCAATTCTAATAAGACCTTTGAGAGAGTTCTTTGTTCCATCATCAGTCTTTGGATGCTTATAGATTTCTATAAGCTTTCCATTAATTATACAAGCAGTTGCTTTAACTGCGAAACCCAAAGAATCTCTACTCTTAAATTGATAAGTATAAGATCCAATACCTAGAACAAGATTACAAGCTGCCATATGAGCGTTTTCCAATCTAGCATAGATATCACGCTGACGCTCCAGAGTAATAGAATCTCCATAAAGTAATCCAACCTTGGTACTTGGATAACGATAGTCATTTACAGTAGTATTCCATCCAAAGATTTTTCCTAGCATATAATATGCTCCATAGTACTGACCTTCAGATACTTCTACATAATGATTTTCATCATCGTCCATAAATGGATTGAAATCACAGTAATACTTACCTTCTTTCATAGCAGTATGATAGTGAGGATTTGTACGAAGACCACAAATAATGTCTACTGGATCACCACTATCAGGACGAATTACTACTCGACCAACACGTTTCATAATATCTGCCTTAAGCTTAGGCAAGAATTTCTCAACTACCTGCCAAAAATCCCAAGTATCAGATACTATTGAGATAATACCTGTTGGATATAAGTCATTAATAAGACGGCAGTATGTTTCAATCTCACCATCCTCACCTCCTGCGCACATTACTGAATGTTCCGAAGCCGGAACAGTTGCAGCTACAAGTTCTTCAGTAACATTTGCATTGTAATAATGTTCTACTGCTTCAATAGCAGGAATTGTTTCACTACCACAGAATGAAGTCATATGAGCCATACCAGAGATAATAGCAGCATCAAGTCCTGCCATACCTCTCATTGAGAAATCGTGACAAGAGAAACCTAGATTTACTTCCTCTGGGAATCCAGTCTTTCTAGCATGTTCCATAAGTCTCTTTTTATAGAGACGAGCACTTGTTGCAGAAGTACAAGGAAGCCATAGAGTACAACTAATTAAAGTTTCCAAGTAATTAGTCAACCAAAAGAAGTCCGGAAGAGTGTTCTTAATAGTCATCATAGGTACTCTTATAGGACAGATAGAACCTTCAGGAAGAGCTTTAATTTCAATAGAAAGATATCCTAAATCATAGAGTTCTTCAATATGCTTTGTCCCAACCTGGTTAAGGTCTACAAAGTTACCTACACGATAAGCAAATTGCTTAATAGCTTCTTCCTTAGGAAGAGCAAACCATTTGTTAAATTCCTCTATCAAATACTTCTTTACAAAGTACTGAATACCAAATACTACAGAACCTTCTGTAGCTTCTGGGAAGTAACGATTACTTCTAGGAGTCCAGTTACTATAGACCATTTGTGTACCCTCTGGGTACATACGATGATGACCAAGCTTGTAGCCATCAGTTGCATTAATAATTTCCATTAATTGATTCTTTTAATGTTAAACCTATACTATATTTATAAAACACTTCAGTTATATAACTCTTAGTTTTTTTGTGGATTTTCATATGAGGTTGTTGTTTAAGCCACCATGTATATTCTCTTCTAGGGTCAGCTCCATATGTTTTAGCTGCTGCTAAATAATCACATATAAGTTCTAGAACATATTTTTTAGGCATTTTAGCAGGAATTCCTCCATTATCTAAGGAATGTATCCAATATTCATAATGGTGAGGATTCCTCCCTCTATGATGAAGGAATGTTTGACTATATCCTAGTATTCTACACTCATTCGCTAAAGAGCTCATTTTATCATCCCAATACTTAATAGCTCTTGAAAATTCTGTAAAACTAAATTTAGACAAATCATGAGTAATACCTTGCCAATATAATCCTATTTGAAAGCAATATTTAGCAACATAATACTTATGAGTTAAGATTCGCTTTATTAATTTCAACCAAACTAAGTTCATAATGCTGATAATTTATTTATATAAATATCTGAATATTTCTTTCCAAGTTTTTGCATTATACTATAGAAACTTCTTCTAAAACTGCTATCTTTCATACACAATATCTTTATATTAGAAATTAAATCTTCTGGTATATGTGCTTCAGAATATTCTTTAGACACTATTTCAGAAGATTTAATTAATTCTACTAATAAAGATACTTGATTAGCTTTTTGATAATTCATAAGTGAAAATCCCTAATTGCTGTATAATATCCTAGAATAAAAAGTCTTTACACTTTCCTAACTCTCTATTAAACATTAATAGATATATAGGAGACTCTGCAATTAATGTTTTCCAAGCTTTATTTACTTTTATTTCAAGAGTATCTGAATTCATAATCCTTCTTTTTCTAAGGAATTCCAATAGTCTGCTTCTAGATCATTCCAATAATCATCTAGATCACTTATAATATCTGTTAGATTTTCCATCAGGTATACAATATAAAATTAGCAATATAATACAGAGTATAATTATAAGTCCTATTCCTATTAAGAATGGGCTAAAAACAACTAACCATGAAATATTTGAATGTAGAATAACTTTAGCAACTAATAAAATAATAAAAGTTACTGGAATAACCCATCCTCCACATCCTAAATTCACATTTACTTTATCACTTGACATTGTCTAATAGAGATTTTATATAATCAATAGATTCCTTCACAGAAAGATAGTCACCACTCTTTAACATTACATAAGAGCTTTCTCCAGCTTTTTCTACTACGGAAATATCATCTACGGCTATTAAATATCTTCTATTAATATTGTCATTGTCTAATGTTAAATCAATAAACACATTTAATCATATTAATAATTTTCTATAATAATCATCTACGTTATGATAAGTAAGATACTATAATACTATAAAGATTTAATCCTAGTACAGATCGTTTCTACAGCATTATTAAACTCTTGCTTATTACTATCTAAAATAGTTTCTCTTAAAAACCCTAAATATGAAGTACTACGACTAGTAATAGATGGTAATTTAAGATTTACTACAATACATTTATTACCATCTATTCTAATTCGTAATGCTCCACACTTTTTATACTTAACCATTTAAATTAATAAATATTAGTAATGCTAATACGAAAATAGGGACTAATAAGATAAACTTACTAGTCCCTTCTCCTTGCCATCAAAGGCTTCTACAATTTCTTTTAATGTCGTCTGTTCATCATATAATTAAAAAATTTATTTTTTGGAAGAGTTCTTAATAATTTTAAAGTATCACTTGCGTAGAAATATCCATCAGTATAATAGTGACTTCCTTCAGGAATTATAAATAAACCTATAGTATCAATAGATTCATCAATATCAAAACTATTATGTGTATCTCCACGACATTCATATCTTCCAGCATAAGGACTTACTATCTTTATATTATATCCAAAAGAATGTAGTCCTATATCTACAGATACACTATTCTTATTTCTGTCTAAGTATGATGTATAAGTTTCTCCTATATTATATCTATAATTAAATATTGGTGAATAATAACCTAACCTACCATAATTTATTAGAGCTTTCCATACATATATGTTAGAAGTAGCTACACATTCTTCTTTATATCGCAAATATAAACACATTATTTAGGAATTTTAACTTTACACATCTATATTAATTATCACCCAATAAACCTAATTCTTCCAATTTAGAAGTATCATTGATATGTATATCTAATGGGTACTCTACATTTTTAATATCCCTCATAAATTCCATATGTGTAGCTCCATAATAAGCATCTGAATAAGCTTTTCGTAAAAGCTTTAAAAATAGATCAGTAGATAAAGTAATAGTTCCATTAACTTCTTCTAACCCTTCTAAATACTTACGACACCATTCATATGATGCAACTTTGGCTGTAGGTTGTGAAGTGCACATAGCAAAGCCATCAAAATCAGGACATTCTGGACATTTTAACTTAGCCATAATTAATTTATTTAAGAATTTTAACTTTTACATGTTTGATACTGATTCGTTTAGAATTTTTGGGGTGTATTAATATATCAATACGATGTTTAAATCGTTTATTAGTAATATCTCTAACTTCATATATCCCAAATCCTTCTATAAATACTTTTTTAGGTTTATTCTTTGGAAATAAATAAAGTAAATCACGAGATATAGCACACCACTTAATTTTATTATGTTTTAAATGGTGTAAATTTATTTTAGAACCATCAGCTGTAACTAATGGTTTATTATCACACTGACTCTTTACTGGTTGATAACAAGTAAGAGTTACATGAGTTACAGTTTGAGCAATACTTTTAGTGCATAAGAAACATAATAATATTAATATAAATTTAAATCTTCTCATTATAAATAATCTTTATTAGTTATGGTATATATTACCACTCATAGTACTAACATTTCCACCAACATTACCACAAGTAACATCGCCACTCATTGTTAATACTCCACCTTTAACGTCTTTACAGGATACATCACCACTAGTTGTATTAACAGTTGAAACATCCCCTGTAATTGAGACATCCCCACTATCAGTACGTACACTAGCTACATTACCTTCTATTTTTACTTCTATAGATGGACTTTTAAGATCTTCTCTTAAATTTCCATTTACATAAATTTTACCATTATTAATACTAATGGTTTGTGCTCCTTCTATTTTAACATTGTTAATCCAAGTAGCACCATTAACACCATTTAATGTTGTTTTAATTGTGTTAATTATTCCCATAATATATAAAATTTTTAAAATGTATACAAACAAAAAAAAAAGTCGAGCTTATTGCCCGACTCAACATCAGTAAGTACCCCTTTGGTACTTACAAATTAAATAATAAGATTAAATAATTGGAGGCATGTATAATCTACAATACTGATTAGCATACCAAGTCCAACCCTTCTTAAATGCTTTTAAAGTTCTTTTTAAAATTTTCATCATAATAAATCAAATTTAAAGTTTAACTTATAAAATATCTAGGAGGAGAGTTTAAAAAATTAAGAATCCCAGGTAAATCACCCCTGTTAGAGACAATCTTATGGTCTCTATTTTTATTATTTAGGATTCTATAGGAATGCAAAAAACCATCGAATCATTCCAGTTCGTAGGTTCTACGACACCTAATAGGCGAGTATGCATCGTTGAGAGGCACCCTATAAGTTACGTTGCTCCTGTAACTAGTATTCTAGAGCTTTATCATAGTGCAAGATGTGGGAATCAAACCCACGCAAGCCTTCTGGTTGGAAGCCAGATATGCGCCTTCAGCTACACTAATCTTGCATTTATTTATAAGATATCTTTCCAACGCATGAAGAATAAGAAATTTTTTTATTATTATCTTCTAATATATAATAATAATCCTCAAATGTTTCTTGAATACCTTTAAAGACATATTCTTTATTCATATGCCCATCCATATAACAGGTTTTTCCTACATTAAGTAGTTCTTCTTTTACCCATTTTGGAGCATCTTCAGGAACATTGTCTACAGAATAATAATTCCCTATTACTTCATACATTAATTTATTTATTAATTGTTGGAAAGTCTTCATTAAAATAGGAACATCTTCAGTTTTATACTTTAATGTTTCTAAATTGTCTGTATCAATAGTTATTTCCATAAATATTTAATTTAATAGTGGAGCGTAGGAGATTCGAACTCCTAAGAATGCCTGCGTGCAAAGCAGGTGCTGACCATTTGAGCCGACGCCCCAAATTGGAGATTACTCTCCAGTTAATTGTTTTATTTTAAGTTTAGCTTGTGTTAATTCATATACTAAATCAGATATAGTTTTTTTATTATCTTTAAGATGTTTTTTGAGAGCTTTAATAGCTAATTTCATGCTATTAAAGTCTTTCAAATTATTTGCTATAGATTCTAATTCTCTAAAAGACTTAGTATTATCAAATAAAGATATATTAACTTTAGCTCTTAACTCTCTAATTTTAAGATTCTGTTTCTCAATCTCATTTTCTAAAGACTGAATCTTATTATTTAAAGATTCTATACCAAGTCCATTTTCTAATTCATCTATATAGGATTCTAATTCTCCGATTTTTTGTTCTAATCCAGCATAATGCTTTTTTCTTTCAGCATCATACTCTTTAAACCTATTTATTTTGCTTTTTAAAACAGCTATAATAAAATCCTTTTTATCATAAAAGTTTGCGTCAGATTGATAATTAAAAGTTTTTTTCATATTATTTATTTTTTTTAATTAGTTGTGGGTATTGGACTCGAACCAATGACCGTTTGCTTATGAGACAAACAAGCTACCACTGCTACAACCCACGATATTAAAGAGCTTCAAGTAGGATTTGAACCTACGACCCGCACTTTACAAGAGTGCTGCACTACCACTGTGCTATTGAAGCTTAAATAAAGGCGAATATGGCATTAGACGGGCGAACTATCGTGACCATATTCTAATAATACATTGAGCTATCAGGCATACTCGTGGATCGCCACCGCTACCTCTAACAACCGCCTAGTTAAATGCTAGGTCCTCTCCATTATTTGCGGAATATAAGGGACTCGAACCCTTAGTTTTACTAGAGTGACAGTCTAGTTCCCTTACCAACAGGGCTTAATACTCCATGTGTCTTTGCGCCTAGACTAGGATTCGAACCTAGGAACCTTTCGGGGCAAGTTAACAGCTTGCTGCCGTTGACCACTTGGCTACCTAGACGAAAGTCCTGATTAATCAGGACATACAGTTGAATCAATAGCAGTAGTATCAACTACTGTAGTATCAACATTAATAGAATCATTTGAAGTTGAATTTACTGAATTATTTGAACCAGTAGAACAACTCAAGAGTGTAAATAACACACTAAATACAAGTAATTTCTTCATTTTTTATTCTTTTTTATCGTATTGACTATTATAAATCTAAATTTTATTATTCAAAATATAATTTTAATAAAATTTAAAAATGAACCGAGAACTTCCCAATTCTCGGTTCTGTGTACTAAGGTAAGTACGACCCTTCCAATTTCATGTTGAAATCTTCAAAAAAGTCAGTATATTTATAGATATATACATCTGGGAATCAGGTTAATCGTGAAATTCGTAACTATAACAGTCCTAACCCGTTTGTGATATAAATATAATTTAACTATAAAAATTATAAAAGTTAATTTTTGTTTACTTTATTATTTTTAATTAAATTATTTATTTCTGTCTCTGTGAGTTCTATCTTGTAATCCCCATAACTTAAAGAATAATTAAAATCAAATAAATAGACAAATTTATTATCTATATATTGAGCACATTGTGGAATTACACTAATATTAATAACTGTAAATTTAATATTGTCTAAGACAATACTTTCATACAATTTAAATTTGCTAGTCATAATAAACCAAAAGAGGGAACTCTAAATAGAGTCCCCTCAAAAGATTGAGTTTCCTTTTAATTATCACGACTATAATTCACGTTTCACAACGTTCAATAAGTATTCCTTATTACTGATGCTATTATAGTTGTGAATTTTTTTTCTAAAAATAAAATCTTAAAAATTTTAATTCTGAATCATAGCACGAAGCTCTTCAATAGATTTATTCTCAAGAGCTTCGTCCTCTTTCTTTGCGATAAGCTCAGCAATACGTTTGTTACGAGCATCAATCTGTGCTCTATTAATATTGTCTTTACGAGCCTTTAATTTAATATTAATTACATCTTTTACGATGCTGAAACGAAGTTCATCATCATTTTCTTCAGCTGGAAGCTCTTCAATGAAAGACTTCTTAGGAGCCTCACTAATTTTCTTATCCAGCATAATAGCTAAAGTGTTAAGATTCTGCAGAGATAAGTCGAACAAATCTTCTGTAGTAATCATACCCTTGTTTGTCTTAAAACGTAATTTCTTTTGTAATGCTTCTTTGTACATTGTTGTTAATTATTAAATGTTTACTTTATAAATTTTACCTGAGTCTACTCTAACCATAAGTGAATTACGAGAAGTAGCTATAAATCCTAAACCACTCATCTGATTATCATCATAAGGAGTCAAAGCTTTAGATGCTAATACTTCAAATACTCTCTTATGATTTTTAGTGAGTTCGTCTTTAAGATATTCATTAAAATATCCACGAACAGCATCTGGATTCTTACAATCCTTCAGCATAAAGAAATAGTGCTTAGCACCTACCTTATTATTTCCCCAGTAATTTGGAGATAAACATATAGCAGACACTTCAACAAAGTTTTGAGTCTTTACTCCCCAAATTTCTTTAGATGCTGTAGTACTACTCAAATGTTCCTTAGTAAAGATAACTTCATGTCCATTAGAAGTAAAGTCTAATACTAAAACATCGCTTTTATGAGGGACGTCTTTATCATACACATAAGTATGAATAACTCCATTGAGCTCTACTTCTACTTCAAATCCTAAATCAATATTTTCAACTTTAGCAAAGTTGTTAACAAATACTTTATAAGTACCTGCTTTAGGAATTCCTGAGAAAATGATATTTTCTACAGCATTGCGAGAGAATTTCTTAGGATTATTACGTTCTTCAAAAGCACTACCTCCACAGGCATTCATATCTACATCAAGAAGGTCTGCTTTATTACCATAATAAATGTGTCCATAAGGACTATCCATATGTAAATCTAAATCATCGTAATTATACCAATGAAGAGAGATTCTCATATAGCCATCTACCTTACCTCCTACTTCTTTAACACGTTGTTTAATAGCATCAGAGATATTACCATTATATGCCCAAGCAAACCCATTATTCCATTTAAACATAGAAGGAGCTTCTTTATTAACTGGGGCAGTAAGAGTTACTAAATTATTATTTAACTTATTGTCAAAGAATAATTCAAGCTTACTAGCCTTAGAAACAATATTATTAAGGAACTCTTCCATAGTTGTTGGAATCGCAGTCTTCTCAAAGTCTGTAGCAGTTTTGCTAGTATTAGAAGTTTCATTCATAAGAGAATCAAATCCTCCTAACATTCTCTTACGAGTTTCTCTATTTACAAAGATAACATCTTCAATAGATATATCTTCTACTTTAGCATGACGACGCTCTAAAGAATCTTCATAGCCAAGTTCTACTACAGTTTTATAAGCATTTTCTACCTGAGTTTTAGTGATAATACCCTTAGGTCTCTTATAATTATAAGGAGCAACCATAGCTTCAAACTTCTTAACTGAACTTTCAACATTGTTAGTATCAGTTATGTCTTTAAGAAGCTGACCTATAGCACTATTAAGTATATGTGTTACAGCATCAGGAAGTACACAAGAAGATATCCAAGTATAATTATCTAACTCAAAACCTTCCAAGTGCTTATTCTCTATTGTATCAAGAGCAGTCTTTAAAGCACTCACTTGACGTAGATAAGTGTCACCTCTATAGAGGTTATCATCTGCAATTAAGTTTAATACTGTTTGTACAGAATTATAGTTAATTTCAGATAAAGTTCTTATCCATACATCATGTGAAGATTTAGCACCTGCACGGAATGTTGGAGTCTGAGACTTATCCATAATTAAATTACTTGTAGGAGTAGCATAAAAATGATTCCAAGTAATTATTTCTTTAGAAGGTAATATCTGCTGATTACATTTACAACCCATTGTAGTCTCTTCTGTAACAAATGCATTTCTAATTTTAGTATTTTTAAGCACTTGTAACATATTGTCTACAACTTTAGCAAACATTCCTTCAGCGTGAACATCCTCCCAGTAAGAATGTATTTTATAGTTCTCATCTACAGAGACTAATGCTCCATAGCGAGTAATGAAATGTTTACAATTTACACAGTTAAATTCTTGACGTACGGCTCCTTCAGGGAAAGATTCCATATAAGCCATCCATAAAAACTCTTTTTGAGTGTCAAGAATAAAGAGATGTTTGTTCTCTTTAATCATCTTATTACATGCTTCTGTAACAAGATTTCTAAAATCTAAGTATTCAATAAAATTTTTAAAAGTTAGAAAAAGAGGAAGAGAATAATCTCTTCCTCTGTGATACTTAATGTTTATACATTTACATTGGTGTTTTCTACATCGCCATTAACGTTAACATTCTTGTTAACCTTAGCATCAATGGTGTTAGCCTTCATAATGTCTGCCATATCTACACCTGTGGCATCTTTTACAATGTCACGAGTCTGCTTAATAATAGCAGGCACATTACCAGAAATACCAGAAGCCTCAGAGCCATTAGTTCCATAAACTGTCATATTACCAATCTTACTCATAGGTTCAGCAATATACTTAGCCATATCAGGAAGAACTTTCTCATTAAGTTTAGAAAGCATGTCAATTACAGCAATAGAACCATACTTACTATATGCTTCAGCCTTCTTCTGCATAGCCTCAGCTTCTGCAAGACCCTTAGCCTTCACACCTTCAGCTTCTGCCAAAAGTTTAGCTTTAGTACCTTCAGCTTCTGCAGTCAAGGTCTGCTGAGTAGCATATGCTTCAGCTTCACCCTTAGCACGAATACCTGCTGCCTCCTGCTCCTGAGAATAACGATTAGCTTCAGCCTTAGCTTTTACAGCCTTAGCAGTTTGCTCTGCTTTATAAGCTTCAGCCTCAGCCTCACGCTTCTGCTTCTCCAAAGCAGCCTGAGCATCAATTTCTGTCTGATACTTGTCAGCATCAGCCTTAGCATTTACATCTGCAAGATACTCATTCTGCTTAATCTTAATCTTCTCCTCAGACAAGGTCTGTTCCTTACGAGTCTTCTCAATATCAGCATCTACAGTCTTGATATTAATAGTTTTCTGCTGCTCTTGCTGCTGAATTTCATATGCGGCATCAGATTCAGCCTTCTTAATATCAGATAATCTCTTCAGTTCAGCTCTCTTAATAGCTAATTCATTATTACGTTCAGCAATAATGGTGTCAGCTTTTACTCGTGCTTCATTAGCCTCATTGTCAGCCTCAGCCTGAGCCTTAGCTACATCTCTATCAGCATTAGCACGGGTAATCTTAGCATTCTTCTGAATAGCTGCTGTATTATCAGCTCCCAAATCACGGATCAAGCCTTTCTCATCAGTAATATTCTGAATATTGCAAGACAAAATCTCAAGACCTAACTTAGCCATATCAGGAGCTGCCTTCTTCTGAATTTCATCAGAGAATGCATCTCTATCAGTGTTAATCCTAATCAAGTCAAGAGAACCTACTACTTCACGCATATTACCTTCCAAGGAATCTTTCACCTGAGCAGCAATCTGAACAGAATTCATATTCAAGAAGTTCTTAGCTGCAAGTCTAGTGCCTTCTGTATCAGGTTTTACCCTAACTTTACATACGGCATCTACCATTACATCCAAGAAATCATGAGTAGGAACTGGTTGTGAAGTCTTAACATCAACTGTTACTTGACCAAGATATACTTTATCTAATCGTTCAAGTACAGGAATTTTTACTCCACCACCACCGATAAGTACTCGTGGCTCCTTACGAAAACCTGAAAGAATATACGCCATCGAAGGAGGAGCTTTAACATACATTGTAGCAATAATAACAAGCAGTACAATAATAACGACTGCGATAACACCAATAAAAACTAAATGTTCCATAAATTTGTAAATGTTTAAATAATAAAAATTAAATATCTAAGAATTAACTGATGTTAATTCCAAGGGGGCATTTATTTTTTTATAATTCGTAATTTACAAGACCTGTAGCTTTACTTGTAGAATAGCAACTATTAATTATATGTATTCTAATATTCCCATAATCAGTCATAGTTACTACATATTTTTCTTTAATACTTACCATCAATATACGACCATCCTCAAAATAATCTCCAGGTTCCAGATATTTTAACTCTTTATCCTCAGTAGTGGAACCATAATCCTCATTGAACTTAATAGACCATTCATTATAGAATTTTCTTTCTTCACTAGTATATTTCTCCCAATCTTTCTTTTTAATTTCTTTAAACTTATAAAAAGCTTTTAATATATTCTTTATATTTTCAGGAGTAAATTTTAAGTCACAATGTCTGATTTGTACTTCTCTATACAAATAAGTAAACCTAGAGAACTCAATATTAAAGGTTTCTTTAATATTAGGAAGAGCTTCTACTCCATGAATATTAATTTCAGTTGCTATAGCTTTAATTAAGTCTATAGTAATAATATTCATAGAATGAGTTAACTCTATAACCTTCTCTATAGCAGTTTTATCTTCCAAAATATCGTTAAGAATTTCTCTAGTAACTTCCTCGGAAAGATTACTAAAAGACTTTTTATATCTTATTCTAGAAGGTCTACCAAGAAGATTTGGGTCTACATTTAACTCATTAGTAGTAAGTAAAAATACCTTACGATAAATAGAGTTATAAGTACCATCCATGAAAGAAAGAACATCAGAAGAATTTTTAAATTCTTTCTCATATTCATCAAAGAAGAAGATACAGTCAAAATCAATAGATGTAGATAAATATTTTATTAATTTACTATTAGTATCAACACCCATTGATTGCACTAAGATTACAGGAAGCTGTAAACGATTACAAAGTTCCTTTGCAACGACCGTCTTACCAGTTCCTTTGATTCCATCTAACAGAACACCTAAATTTCCTGTAGTGTTCTCATATGTCTTTAAGACATAATCAATAAATTTTTGGTTTAGACCATACAGTTTGTAGTCAAACGTAAAAGACTCAGCGATTTTACTTAAGTAAAATCCAGTCATTGAGACTTTTACTTCATAAATACCTTTCGGTAATCCTTCAGGATGAGATACTGTTGTCGCACTACCCTGACTAAAAACGTTGCCATCTTGCAACCAAATTTGTTTACCCATTTTGATAAATGTTTAATAATTATTTTAATAAATTTATAAGAATATCTATGTTATATAACATATTATCAATTATTTTAATAGAGTTATTAATATGTTCTTCCATAATTAACAGTTAAAATTAAACAAAAATCCCTGAACTATAATAATAGCCCAGGGATTAAAAACAAATAATAAAAAACAGTTCTATGAACTAGTGGAGCATTGGAGAGTCGAACTCCAGTCACTCCGATTTGCATCAAAACGTTCTTACAGCATAGGTTTTAAAGACTATCCTTGTCTGTTAGGGTTGACAAGATTAATATTGTCAACTTCCACCACTCTGTTCCTAAAGTATACAGAGAACTAATAAAGAAATGAAAAATAGTGCACCTTTCTGTTCCTAAGCAAGTGCTGCTCGACTTATTAGGCAGCAGCCTGATAAGCAGGAGTCATATTGATAACTCTAGCGATTATTGTTTTGTTGTCTCTCCAACTGTCTTGCTGTGTTTCTTATCTCCTCGAAGTTCAAAACCACGAATGCCCCATACTTAAAAGAGTCCTAAATTAGAACTCTTTAATATCTTCTGATTCTTCGGCTATATGGAAAACCCATATTATACCAATCATCTGGATCTATTTTATCTTCATTACCCATAATTTAAAACTTAATTAATGTTAAAAACTAAATTGAATATCTCTATTAACATCTAATAATCCTCCTTGCCAATTAGATTGAATATCCATACTAAACCATGTACCATATTTAGTTCTTGCAAACCAAATAAGATGATCGTCGTACTCAGGAATATAACAACCTATAAAATAGTCAGTATCTCCATTCCATATCCAACTACAGTTAAGAGCACTATTTACTAAATGTATCTTTAGATGTATATTAGCCTTATTAAAAGGAATTACTTTCTTTATATAAGCTTTATATAATCTACCTGGTGAACATTTACCGTCGTCAAAGAAATTATAAATCTGTTTCTTTTTTGGAATCATTTATTATACACTGTCTTAATATATTTTCATTAACTATGTTATCATTTGCTCTTGCGAGTTTATCTAATAACTCTAGATTAAATTCTTCCTTTTGAAACTTGAATTGAATCCAGTTAGGTTCAAATTCTCTATAATCTAGATGAGACAGAGGTTCATCTGTGTTAAGTACATATTTAACTAATCTAGTTAAACGTTCTCCAGCTAATTTAGATACTACAAAACCAGATAAATCATAACCTACACCTCTACTTCTCCAATATTCACCTACTTCAGGTTTAGAATCCGGAGCAACATAGAACATTTTACAATAATCTGAAGACTCTAAAGTTACATAAGTACCTAACTGACTACTACAACATATACCTAAACCAATATTAGAATACAAATTATTATCACGCTTTAATGTAAGAAATACTGGAACTTTATCAGGGTCTAAATTATTAATCTCACAATTACGTAGTGCAGTGTGAGCATACTCAAGTAATTTAGATACTGATATAGTACTTAGTTTAGTATCTTCTTCACTTTTGTTCTCTTTAATGGCAGCATCAGAACATCTAGTGTGCCAATTTTTCCATTTATCTCCTTCTAAATACATATTTTTAAATATTTAATTAATCACCACCAGGCAGGCTATCCAAATATTGAGGAATAGTTACTTCCGTATTATTCTTCTCTTTTTCAAGTTGCTGAATAGCATTTGACTGTCTATCTACAATTATTTGCAATTCCAGAATTTTTACTTTCTGATAATAGTAGCTAGGAACTGACCAAGCTAAAACAATTATAAAACAAATTGTTGGTAATATCCAAAGTTTATTCATATTTTTTATTTTTAACACCAAACTACATAAACTCCATGTTCACCCTTATAACGAAAGCTAATCTCAAATCCTAACTCTTTAAGGTAATTATAATATTTGTCAACATTAGTTGTCGGAAGTATAGAACCAATCCAAGCTGCATAATTACCTTTACTAGCTTCTTTAATTATAGCAAAGTTTATTTGATCTAATATATGCGGGTCTAATACAGCAGACCTAGATATAGTCTTTGCTTCTGTTGCTTTAATCATAACTTTTTAATTTTTAAACTAGCATCTTTAAACCATATATTAAGTCTATCTATGGCACTTTCCCACTCAGATTGAGAGCAGATTTTATAATATTTTAAAAAGTTAGTATTATCTGCACTAAATTGGTATATACCTATACATTTACCACCAGGAGTGATTTTAGTTACAGTATATCCAGTACCATCATTGATAACTACTTTTAGATAAGATGTGTTATCTTTATAGTAGGGATGTTCTCTAAGAGCGCAATTATTAACTTTCAGTTTTTTAGCTCTTATATTATTTATTATTTCTCCTATAGTATTCTCTAAATTATCTCTTTGACTTAAAAACTTTATTTTGAGTTTTTCCAAGTCCTCAATAGACATTTCCGAATAGTTATTTATATTTTCTGTTTTCATAACTATAATTTCTTTAATATTTTTACATTCTTAATTAATGGTTCACCATCAGTACCAGTTTCATTTAACAAATCACCTGTTACTAGATATTTATTGCCAGTAAAGTATGCTACATTTATTATAAAACTATTAAGTGCTATTTCACTTGTTGGAAATGGAAGAACAGGAGAGTATGTTCCATTTATGTTTTTATGAGCTTCATAAACAGACACACCTTTTTCTTTACCTATTACTTCATTATTATTGTTCCATATAGATGAACATTCATCTTCTGGAATTTCACCAAATCTATAGAATATCATTTATTTTTTTTAAGTTCTATACTACTAAATGCCAAAAATATCCATCTACTAGTTGAGATATACCTGGTTCTAAACTTTTTAGGTCTTTGAGAATGGAGTATGTAAATTCTTCTAAGATTTCTAAGTTATTATCGTTATTATTCATGTTCATTTTTCTTTAATACCTAGAATATCGTTGATTTTCCTTTCAATAAACTCATCAGAAGTATTTTCTTTTATTAGAGCATCAATGTCAGGCAACTCTACATCAACTTTATCTTCTTGTACTTTTGAAGTGAACATACCAATTACTAATTTCGCCCAAGGACTATTAGCCATATTTGTTAATGAATCCTTTTGGATTTCATAAGCTTTCTTTAATTCTTCATTATCACGGAAATATCTGAGAACATCTGTTAATGCAGCAACAAAGTTTTTGTCAGACATTGAATTGCTTTTAGCCTCTTCCAGTTTAATCATTAGAAAAAGCAATGATGAATGTAAATCTGTTTTGCTCATAACTATTCTTCTCTTATACCAAATGGAGTCCCATCTGCAAATGTATATTCTTTAATAGCACCTGAATAATTAGTATTATCATCAACATCTGTTATAAAACTATATTCGATTGCTCCTATTAGTTTAGTCCACCCAAACGGCTGGTGCTTTTGCATTTCTGCCCAGCACTCTTTTGCATCCTTGAATGGACGATACTTTGGTTCTGGCTTAACACGGTACTCTGTATTATTTCAAAACTCAATCTCTTTTATTTCCGTCCAATCATTCGGAACACTTGTGCCTTTTACGGCACTCAGCTTTGTCCTACACTCAATTGCCTCTCCTTCTGCAAAAGCTTGCAGAATAGGATAAAATTTTTTAGCTTGATTTCTGTTCATATTAATTATAATTTGATTGGAAAACCATGAACATAAACTTCACGATTGTCATAAGTACCATCTTTTTTCTCCATATGGAAGAAAAGGGTCAAACTCAATGTCGCACACATAAACCTTTCCGATGGTGAACGATATGGAACTATTCTGGAAAGCTGACCTACACGTCCATCCTCATCCATAATCTTATCTCCAATTTTAACAGGCAAGGCTTTAATATAGTCTTCTTGAAATTGTTTCATTTCTTGAAGTAGCTTATCGCGTCTTACATTTAATTTGTCCCTTTTATCTATAAAAGATCTAATAATTTCTAGCCATCTTTCTGCATTCCTTTCTACTTCTTCTTTAGTCATATTCTATTTATTTCTTTTATAGTAATATTAACACGAATTGAGAATCCATTACCTATTTTATACACTCTATGACCAACATAGACAGTTTTAATTTCGTAGGAGTGCTTCATTCTTTAGTTTTAGATTGATTTTTGTAAAACTCTGGAACTCTATTTACTTTCCACCAAGAACCTCCTTCATCGCCACGAGATTCTATCCATACAGGTTCTTTAGTATCTTTATCTTGACAGTATACAGTACCTAAAACGTCATCATGCCAAAAGACAGAATCTACTTCAAAGTCTAAGTCCTCTAAAGTGATATAGACTTTACAGGAAAATATATTTCTATCTTCATTATAGCGTCTAGCAAAAGCTTCATCACTATTTACTAAGTCTATTTTAAGTATTTCTAGATTATTCTTTTCGACAATCTCTAGAATTGACTTTTTAACATTTATTTTACCCATTATTCATCCTCCAACTCTTTAAGTGCATCCTCAATATTACCCATAGCCTTCCAAAGAAGATTATGCTGAGTAGCACCGCCTTTATTGTATTCATCAAGCTGACTGAATGCTTGACTTAATAATTCCTTAATTTTGCTCATTATTTTCTCTCCTTTGTATTACATGTTGCTTGGTCTCCTTCATAGTAAGGAGCACCAACTTTAGGTAATACTTGAGTATCCATATTACAGGAACATTGCATCACCCAAGGTGCGTTTACCTTTCCACATCTAGGGCATATCCATCCTTCTTGTGCCATATTATTTTATTTTTTAAAAACTACCGCAGAATCTACTGGTGTATTTCCTTCATACGTGATACGTAATTCAGTTTTACCTTTATATACATCGATTGCTCGTGGTCTACTATTTATGTATCCAATAATAAGTAATAAACCAGTTATAAATCCGACATAAGATATTATAATACCTATTTTTTCATCAGATTCATGTATGATTGCTATTCCTAAACAGATAGCAAGAATCACAAGAAGAATTCCTAATATTAACCAAATTACCATATTCTTTTATTTTATCTTTTTCCTTTTATAGGAAAGAGTAGTTAATTACTCAACTATAACTTTCCAATCTTCTGCTAAGATATCACACTGAGTTGGAGTATAGAATCCAACATCACCAGTTTGGCTTCCAATCCCCATTATAATATTTAGCAATATTCATTAGTCTACTTAAATTAACTAACTTAGAGGCATTGCTTTCATTGATAATTATACTCTTACAATTCTTGCCTAGCTTTAAGGTATCTTCAACATCTTCATAAGTAATAGTACTCTGCTTAAATCTAACTATACCTTTAGCTAAATCACTATTTTCTAAATCTATCTCCATTCCTTCAGGAATATTAATAGTTAATTGATTATTTTTTATTTCCATATTATTTATTTCTTTAAATATTACATTAGTTTTATCAAATCTTATACTAGAGACGCATAGACCTATACGTGATCTAATAATACTACAATCGTTCTCTCTAAATGCACAATTCGCACATATATCAGATTTTACTACCTGATAAATTTTACCATTATAAGTAAATATTTCACCTATTTTTCTTTCCATAATCCTTTTGTATCATATGCTTAACTTTTAAAATGTTTAACTATATAATCTAGAGCTTTGTCATACTCTTCTCTAGTGCACTCTCTACAATATGCATTACTAAAGGCTCTATAATAAGGATGAACTTCCATGGTAGCATACAGCTCAGATGTATTAACTTCATATACAAATATAACATCTTCTTTAATATCATAGACTTTACAGTATAAACCATTATTATCAGTATAATAGCCCTTCTTGATATTCTTTAATGCTATTTTATCTCTTAGCTCATTAATCTTATTTACTAAAGCTGTATCTTGCGCACTTAATAGAGTTCGTTGCTTTTGCAATTCTCTAATTTGATTAAAAATTTCTTGATTGTCCATAATTTATTTGTTAATGTGTTAAATATAAAAAGGAGTATATTAACTTTTAGTTAGTATACTCCTATGAAACCTGGCATTTCAGTCTATCAAAGACTTTGGAGAAGTAATACGAATCGAACGTACTTCGACTACTTAGATAATAATCATGTTTCGCCTTATCACCTGTCCTACATACTCCGGATTATGTAGGTAACTTCTCTTTTCCCTAATTAGGTACAACGATTGAAACTTCGCAGTGGAGGACTTACGAATCTAACGTACTTTGAAACTTTCGTTTACAAATTCCTGGGGGTTACTAGAATTACCTATTCATTGTTTCCGTTTCTTATCAATCTGCCCTATAATATTCACGACTATATAGGTATCCCCCAAATTGGTTATTCTTCTAATAATCCTAAATATTTAATATCAGTACTAACTACTTCTCTATATGCATAGTTGATATATACAGTAGCACCTACTGGAATTTCAAATATTTCTATTTCAGCACTATACATTCTACCCTTAGCCATTTCTTCAGTTAAGTATGAATGATAACCTTCATGTATATAAAAACGATCATAATTCCAAAGTTCTCCCACACATCCCATAACAGATATACACCTTTCAAATTTAGGTCCTATCTTTACTGTAGGCATAGTCTGAGATTTATAGTATCTAAAATTTTGATATAAACTTATAAAGATACCTAAAGTTTTTGCCGTGCCTACTTTATAAACTTTCAAAGGCTTCTTCAATACAATTGGAGTTGCCATATAATTTGACTAACACATAATTTAATTATAAATTGTTTTACTTTATTTAAATAATTCTATAATTCTCCAATAGATGATTGTATGATGAATACTATATTGTAATATCCAAAATAACAATAGAAGTGTACTATACGTTCCTATTCCAAAACTATAAAATATTCGCTTATCTGAATAACTGGAACTAGTATACATTCCCATAAATATAGCAATATAAAGTATTATCATAAATATAGCCATTATTAATTGAATAAACCAAGGCATAATTATTTATATGTATTGGCATCCAAATCAATAGCCGCCATACCTACTCTCCGCCTACTATAGATAACTATCTTATGAGGGCGTTTCTTAGAATCATACATTATTTCTAATGTTTTATACTCATAAGCCCAGCTTCTCTTACCTGTCCACGTGTCAGGATAGTTATAACTATTAACTAAAACAACAATTAATAATAATCCTATAATTAATAATACTTTTTTTCATAATTTTATATATTTACCTGTGTAGCGAATTTTATTAGAAACAATTTCACCTTCTTCGTTTGTAAAATATACATAACCTGAGGGAATTATAAAGGTAGCTAAATATAAAGAATTGTCTACTTTAAATATTCTATCACGATTTCCACACTGTATAGTTTTTACACAACCTCCAAAGATGCTTGGCACTATTGAATCACATACGAAATTTACAGAAGAGTAACTATGATAACCTTCTGTAATCTTTGCAAAAATTGAACGAGGTTCAATCATTACTCCTAAAGTTAAAGAAGGCTGTATATTTTTTGAATAGTAGGTATAATCCATAAATGGAGATATACAATATTTCTTAGTAGCTTTCTTAACTATTTTATATACATTAATATCTTCTTTAGCTATTTGAGCTTTTAATTTATTAATATTACAAGTCCAATACATAATTTTACAGTTTTAAATATCTACCAGTATACATAATTTTATTAGACACAATTTCCCCACAACTATTAATAGTATAGACAGCGCCTTTAGGAATTATAAAAGTTGCTATATAACTATCATTTTCAAAAGGTATAAACATTCTTCTATTTCCGAATATCATACGTTTGCATCTATATATCCCCTTAACTATGTGAAAAGGCAGAATTACATACAAATTGTACTCCAGTATAACTATGATAAGCTTTTTCTATCTTAAGCGTCCCATACCTTCTAGCTATCTCATTACATTCAAGGGTTGGTATTTTATATAATATATTTGCAGCATAATTAAAGTTTTTAATGATAGATACACACGATTGCTTATTAGCCAATGTAACTATTTTATAAACTTCAATATCTTTATCTGCAACTTGATATTTTACATTTCTTAAAATTTCTATCCAACATATAATTATTTAATTAATTTATAATCACCAATTTCAAATCCTAGTTCTGTGGTATCTAAAGACCAAACTTCAGGAAATATTATGAAACCATCAAATGAATGACACTCTATTTCTACGCTTGAGAAAAAATACCATTTACCTGTAATACTACTTTGCCCACTCTGAATCAATATTAAGAAGTCTGAACACGTATTTAATATTATCTATTATATCTGTGAAACTATCCTGAGTATTTAAATAAATAACATAAGCTAAACGAGCCATTTCAGGAGTTTCAAAAGCAAGATTACATATAGTTCCATGATCGCCATTCTCATATTTATCACTTGGTTTAATAGAATATCCAAGTTCATTCTTCTTAATAGTGTACTCGGGACCTTTATTAAGTCTCTTTTGTAATGCATTATACATTACATTTTGTTCTCCTGGACTTAGTGAATCAATAATTTTATTTATATCCTTCATATGTTAATGTGTTATTTAATTAAACAAAAAGAGCCTAATTAGATTAACTAATTAGACTCTTTAAAATAGAATAATATAATAAAAGAAATAGTGGGCTCGCCCGGGATTGAACCGAGAATAAGAGATTATGAGTCTCCCGTTTTAACCGATTGAACTACAAGCCCGAAGATGTGTCTGAGGGTCGTTAATCCTCCCCTTTCTCAGTCAAGAGAACGTTGCAACTTGCCACTAAGACACACTGTTTTTGAGTTTTTGTAAGTCCTCCGACTTATTAAAGTTTTCGCATAATTTTGATAAGAGCTCTACTTTCACAAGCAAAGCTCTTTTATTTTTAATAAATTAAAAGTTAAGATAATGATAGAAAAAGGAAATGTGGACAGATTTGAACTGTCAACCTTTGAGCTTTAACCCAACGCTCTACCCACTGGACTTGAGCTACACATTTCTATTTATACTAGTATTGCTATATAGCCTTATTTAAAAACTCATACTACTTTCGCAAGCAGTTTGAGTTTAAAAAAAAGATAAAATCTTTTACAAAACGAAAATTTTACATTACTTATAAATTTTCACAAATTCACAGTAATTATGAATGATTTTAATTTTTCAAAACATAATAAATAATCAATTATGTAGCTCAGACAAGCTAACTTAAACAAAAGGATTCGAACCTTTAATCCTCAAGAAATATTTAACGACGACTTTAGAGGCGCTTCCGTCAATCTACTGCCGTATACCAATTCCGCCATATTTAATTAGCTTATAATCTGAACTATATTAATTTTATGAGAATTAGCATTACCCGAATAGCACCACGTGGAGGTTTCTCATTTGCTATTCTAGCTCAGACGGGACTCGAACCCGTACGGACACATGTCCAATGGTGTTTAAGACCATCTCCTATACCAATTCGGATACTGAGCCAAAGAGCAACTAATTATCTGCTAGTTGCCAACAATATTTATTTTATAAACCTTAAACTATTATGGTACTACAATTGTTTTAACATGTTTGTAGCTATATGTAATGAAATATCCACAGTTGTATGAATATCATCATTTAATTTTAAGATATATGTATTGTTTTCATCATTCTTTCTAGTTATTTCAGATATGTATTTATGATTTATCAAAAATCCTTGTGTTGCAAGAATAAAATCAATACATAAAACATGTGTAATATCTTTTAATGAACAACACACATCAGTTTTATAGCCATGAACATCTATTATAGTACTATATTTACCAGATGTTTTTATACATACAATGTCATTTATGTTTATCTGTCTGTACTCTCGTCCCTTAAACACTAAAAATGTATCAGAGTCAATCTGTATTGTTTTTATTTCCATATCTCTTAACCCATAATAAAACGAGCATCTACAATATTTTCAGGATGATAAATAGTCTTAATTAATCCTTCCATTACCCATTTTACAACATCAGAATGTTTAACTCCACTTTTAAGTTCATGGTAAAACATTAAATCATAAGCTTCTCCACTTTTAAAAGTTACTTTGATTTTAAATGTAGGTTTTTCATCATTTCTAATAAGTTCGTCCATTTCTTCATCAGTTACCATGTAACTGAACAGGGAATTAGAAAGATGTTCTTTTTCGTACTTCTTTTCAAGTTCAGTTAAGTTTAACTTTGCACACTTGAGTACATGTTTACAATCAAATTTCTTAGCATTTTCTATTTGTGCTATTAAATTGGTTTTACTAATAAAATAATCTTGTCTTGTCATAATTTATCTATAATTAATGTGTTAATAATCTATTTAAATAATAGGCGATTTTCACTGGTTATATTTAAACTATTCCATTGTCCTCAGCTATCTAACGTTCTTTCTCTTTTTAACCCAAATGATTAATTTTAAGGTAATTACGCTATTTAATAGAGTTACTGAGAGTTGTTTAGTACCTATTTATTAATTAGTAGAGGATGGCAGAGTCGGACTGCCTATTAGGAATCCAAAGTTCCTCGTGTGAAGCCGTTACACTAATCCTCCGAATAAAATACTATTCTCACGAACCATATTTTATAATTACAAGTATGAATAAAGCGGAGAAAGAAGGATTCGAACCTCCGAGCCATGACTAACACCTTAGCAGGGTGCCACTTTCGACCACTCAGTCATTTCTCCAATAAAGCTTCCTATCTTCACAGACAAGAAGCCTAACAACTCTTTAACGTTATAAAGTCCGCTGACTTTATATTTTAAACATTAATCGTATTAGTTTTTTAAATATGGAAGAGTAGCACTAGCGATGCTTGAAATCGCCTTTCCACTTATTTATTTTCTAATATTAATTCTCTTAATTCTTTTTTAGTATGGGGTATACCATAATTTTTACACCATTTTCCAATGGTATTATCAGTAACTCCATACATTTCCCCTATTTTAGTGAAAGGGTATTCTTTTATTAAACTTAATAGTTTTTCTTTATCAGGTCTATCTTTAGGATCTACTTTAAATTGGTTTCTGTGTTTTACAGCACATTTTATACAGTATGTAGAACCTCTAGATATTTCTTTTCCACAATCTTTACAATAGTTTATATTTTTTAATTTTTTAGTACCCCAATTATCAGTTTGAGAATGACAATTTGGACATAATATCTATAAGTTCTCTAATCTATTATCATCATGTTTACCATTAATATGATGTAATTGATAAGAGATAGGATTATCTAACCAATATCCATTCTTACAAGGACATTTAGGATTTTCACATTCATTCTTTTTAAGACCTTCTTTAATTAGTCTCTTTAAAAGATTGCTAGATTTATAATTACATCCATCTACTAAAATATCTTCTAAGCTTTTAGCTTTTACTATATCTCTTTTATTTAGAAAGTGATATTGTATTCCGTAACTATTTAAAGTTTCTTCTAAAACTTTTATAGCTGAACCGGAAACTGATTTACCTAGATGCCTTAATACATCACTTAAACTTGTAGATTTATTTACAATTTCCTATAATTCTTCTTTACTCAATTTATTATTAATTTAATTATTGTTTAATATAATATCTTTTAAATAAGTGGCGTCCTAACCAGCTAGACGATAGTGCCAAGTAGATTCTCTATCTTCACAGACTGAAAATCTCGTGTATTACAAATGAATACTTTTAATAAATTAAAAATTAATGGTGCTCTCTGACAGTACTGACCTGTCTTCCCGAAATTAAAAGTTTCGTGCTTCACCTTAAAGCTTAGAGAGCTAATTTATAATCTTATTTTGCATAAGAATTTTATTCTTGTATATAGTGGAGATACGTGGAATCGAACCACAATCTCAGGATTTTCATCGTGCTCTAACCTTTTGAGCTATATCTCCATAGCCCACATTTCTATAAAGGAGAATAGTGGTAACACCTACCTATACTAATAAATTTATTAGTCAGGATTTATCTAAACACACTAACAATATATCAAATTAAATTTGTACGGTAGAAAGGATTCGAACCAATGACCTTCTCGAAATGACCTATTATAAAAAGAGATGCTCTAACCACTGAGCTACTACCGTAAGTACTAGTTTATATCGGAAAACTAGTAAAACGTTAACACATTATTATGGAAACTTAAAAGCCGAATGAAAACATGGTATCTGCGGAAGTACTAAGAGTTACGTAAGGAATTTTATTTCTTACTGTAATAAAGACAATAAAGCGTCTTCCTGTATTAACCTCTCCGCAATTATGGATTTCTACTCCATCCTTCATTTCAGAAGAGTATATTTTTAATACCATTTTACCAAACTTACTATTACTAAAAGTAATAGTTTTTCTAGCTTCATTATATACTACTGAAGTTTTAATATATAATGGGTCACTCCATTCACCATCTTGATAAACAGTGATAGAACCATAATTAAACGCATGAGCTATTGTAGTTAATACAATAAAACTCATTAATAAAATAATCTTTTTCATATTACTCAATCTTTTTAATGTTAGTACGGAGTAAAGGATTCGAACCAATATAACCTCTCTATGAATTGTGGAAATGAGGCGCTCTAGCCATTAAGCTAACTCCGCATGTGTGGTCCTGGTGAGAATCTAACTCACGACCCGGAATTTAGAAGATTCCTGCTCTATACACTGAGCTACAGGACCAAGTGCAACTAATTATCTGCTAGTTGCCAACAATATATATGAACTTTACAGAATTACTCTATTATTTCAGTTTCAGATATACACCATTTACCATTAATTTTAACGGCTTCTACCTGTTTATTATTTACTGTCTCAAGAGATACTTTATTTTCTAAAGTTCTATTGAGAGAAATAATGTATTTGTTAGCCTCTTCTTTAGAATTGACTACACGAGACTGAATGCTATTGTTAATAACATTATATATCTTTCTTAAAACTTTCATAATTATAATTTTTATAAAGTTAATAGCATATAGAGCATTGTTTCTCAACAACACTCTACTATAGTTTCAAATATCCATTGTAAAAGTAAAAATTTGTTAATTTCAAATTTTATAGTTTAAATCATCATATTTTGCAAATTTTAAACTTTAATACAATACATAGACAATTTTATAGTATGTCTGCAATATCCACATCATCATCTCCTGGATCTGGATAATCTTCAATATCACATGTTGTATCATCCTCATTATATTTTGAATGATAAGCAATGTGCTCTAACTTATTAATAATATTGTTTACTTTAGCTAATCTATTATAAGTAGAATCCAAAGCCTGATTTAAAGCATTTGCAATAACTTTACACATAGTATGCATAGCTTTATCTCTTACAATTCGATTAGCTACTACCTGGTCGTCCTTATCATTTTTACTTAAAGTAATTTTAGAAACGACTGTTACAGTAGAATTATCAACAGTAAGTCCCCAAGAAGCAAGATTTTTAATGAAAATCTTTCTTTCTTTAGAAGTCGCAATTTTAAGGAATATAGAAGTATCAGCACTTGAAACTTTTATATTAGCTCCTTCTAAGTAATCCATTATATACTCTAAATCACAAGACATAGTACAAAACGTACTGTTACCAACTCTTTCAATGCTGTACTTTACTTTCTTAATTGTCTGCATTTTCTTTCGTTTTAGATTGTTTGAACAATTTAATGATGCCTTTTAAAGCATATTCTGGAACATTTCCACAAAGGCATCCACCATTTACATACAGTTTAATATTACCATAAGTAAATTTAGTAATCTCAAGATTTCCTTCAGCGCCATTAGATTCATTCTCTAACCATACTGGAAAATCTTTCCACTCATCTACAGTTAATGACTCATCAATAACTGAATGTTCTTCAATAGTTGGTTTCAGAGCTTTAAAATGCTTTAAGACTAAAGTCTTATGCACTGAATCAGCAAACTCTAGTTTCTTTGGGTTCTTGCTAAGAAAGAAGTAATCTTCACCAATCTTAGCCACAACATTTTTCTGTTTAACATTAAATAATAATTCCATAATTTTTAAAATTAATAGTTATATCTATCTAGTTCAAGATTAACTTCAGAAATTAATCTAGATTTATATGTAGCTAATGCTGTTTTATAAGTTTCAGAGTCAGCTTCATAATGACCTTCGATATATTCTAAAGTTTCCTCTTTGAACATTACAGTTTTAGATGATAAGTTATCTGATAGAAATACTATTCCATCAGATGTCAAAGATTTACTCCTAGTAAATCCTTTATTATACATATTAATATGTATATACAAACAATCGTAGAGACTTAAAGCATTGTTTATATTGCTTCTTATATCTCTTAGCTGATTAAGTTTTACTTGTTTTATTACTTTATTATGACTGGCAATAATCCAAATCACACATAGAATAAAAGCAAGTATAACAATTCCTAGCAAACCTTTATCCATATATTCTTGGTTCTGTATTAATGTTTTTAGAACTCATATATTGGTAAAGCCATTTAACATTATTTACAACAAAAGTGTTACCTTTTATATCTGTAAATAATATTTTCTTGTACTTATCCATAATCAGTCCCGATAATACTAACAAAGGATTTCTAATATATGCTGCAAATGTTCCTCCCTTTATACTTTCTCCAGAAATAATTCTTAATGTATTATTAAGATATTGATATTTCTTATTGAAAGCATTAGCATAGTTAGCATGTGTAGTCTTAGAAATATTGTACTCTGCATCAATCTGTGCTGAGAGCATTATTACTAATTCTCCCAGAGTATTGTGATTCATTGTCACCATTGATAAATTCCTCCCAAAGATAATTGTGCTTGTAATGTTTCTAAGTCACTCTTGATTGGAAGTTCTTTACCATGAATAGCTTTGTACTCCTTACTTACTTGTGCAATAGTTTTCTTTTTAGAAAAGACTAATGCTGTAATCTTAATAATGTCTTTTGTCTCCATTTTTTTTTAAACTATTTAATTATTAATAATGTGCCATCACCTTTCTCATTAAGAGTCTGCTACTTTGGATATGCAGGATGTAGGTTTACACTAGAGCTCTATCTATCACAGACCGAACTAGCGAAAATGATCTAAACTGTATATTGTTGATAACTATTTTATTTTAAAAATACATAAGTCTTGTCTTATGATTAACCAATTTTCTTTCCAAGATGTCAACTATTTATTATACTCTATAGTACTAGAGTGCAGAGATTATCTTCATCTTTTACTTAATAAACTTCACTTCTTAAAGATTCGTAACCTTCATACATTGGAAATTCTGAATTAAGAGTAATCTTAATAAAGACTTTGTCGTCGATAGTTACAAGTCCTACAGTTTTAATATTGCGATTACAATTATCAAAACTAGTACAAATAACTGTATTAGAGGTAAAATCTGCTACGCCTTTAAAACCCATATCAACAAGAACTTTACACATTGGTGTTAAGTAATAAATTTTACCTTCTTTAATAACACAAGAAGAAAATGGAATTACTCTATCACCAATGTGATAAGTTCTAGCATCATGATCTATTGTGAGAGCTTTACCGGCAAGACTCTCACAACCTGATACAATTTTTTTATTTAAGTTCCCTGTATTCATCTATTACATCAATTAAGTCTTGGAATGTATATTTTCCAATATCTGATTTATCTTCAACCCAATAAAGAGCTTTAGCAATCTGTTTGAGTTCAGACTTAGTTAATTCACCCAACTTATATTGCTGAATTTTTTTAACTAATCTTTGCATAGTACCATAAGCATTATAAGAGAAAGTATGTTCTCCACCAGATTTTCTAGTGTATGTAATATATTTACTATCACAATACTTTACATCATCTGAATGTTTAATAAGACCATTAACACAAGCATTCATTTGAGCTTCCAAAGCTTCTACTATAATATTAGTATAAGCCTCAAATACTTCTTCTGCAAACTTCTTGAAATCTCTTTTTGATGGAGTTTCAGAGAAATTTACTTTTTTAATAGGAATAGTCACAGAAATTGTATATTCCTTCTCATTTTGAAATACATTTATCATAAATTCATTTCTTTAAAATCATCGTATGCTATTTTACTCATTCCTATAAGTAGAATAATTAAAATAATATTTTGTAAGAATATCATAACTTATAATTATTTTGTTGGTATTCTGCTACTAATAACTTAGCATTATCTGCAAGTGCTATAATATTAGATTTTAACAATCTTTTATAAGCACATAAGACAATGTCATAGCATGTCTGTGTAGAATCATATGATTCTTCTTTACGATCTTCCCATTGTGCAATGGTTAAAGTATTAAGACCATAGATTCCTCCAATATAAACCTCATTTATTGTCATAAGGTTTATATCTTTAGTTCTAAACATTCCATATTTATCTGGACCAAGGTTAGCATTACGAAACCCTTTACGCCAAATTCTTTTATGGAGTATCATACACTCAGATAGAGTATTGGCATTACCAATTTTAGTAAGCCAACACTCATAACTATTAACAAGACCTTGTTGAAGTTTATAATCTGCAACATTCTTGTTTAATTCCCTTTTATGAAAAATTTTATTCCAAATGTTGTATTTCTTCATTTTATTTAAATAGTTAAATTGTTTATAAGTTTAAATATCGCAGTATCAATAGATACATAATACATTTTTCGTTGGGTAAATTTCCCATTAATTATAAGATTCATCAACTTAGCTAATTCTACTGAATATGGAATATTAGTAGCTTTTACCAAGAGTTGGACTGCATAATTATGAGATTTACGATTGGCTACAGCTATGTTACGTGTCTTAATGACTTGTTTACGCCAATGTAAATGTTCCTTAGTTTTTATCTCTCGCAGATACAATTGATGTACCTGCAAGAGACTTGATCGACCTGTTAACATATTATATGGAATTATTTATTTACGTCCGTCTAATGCTTTATATGCTGCAGCATTCATACCTCTAGCTATAACATTATTATAGTATCTGTCCATTTCACTAGTTTGAATAGCTTGATTACGTACTACATTATGTAAGTCAGAATTTTCTGACTGAAGAGTAGCTATTGTAAATAACAATGCTACAACTACTATTCCTAAAAGAATAGTAGAGATTACAAAGATATTCTTTTTCATTTCTGTAAAGTTTATTTGTTTAACTAAAAAGTAAGCAGTTTATAGTCTTACTCAGGACTAAAACAATCATCAAATGATATCCCACTCTCTGAGAGCTTCTAGTGGTGTAGCACCATTATTAAGCTCTCTTTGTACCTCTTCCTCAAGGTTAAATTTAGCTGAAATACGAAGTGCATCTTCAGCAGTTTTAACCATTGAAGATTTAGCAGTTTTTACAACCACTTCTGTTTTAGTAGTAACTTTAATTTGTTTAGCTACTACATATTTACTCGAAAGAATGAGTATAATCAACATCATAACGCTCATTGCTTCCTCACTACTTTTTGGAGTAAGTTCATTGAGATACTTTACTGCGGAATTTCTTCCAGTGTTTCCGTACACTACTTTACTTTCAGAGTCCGCTGCTATGAGCAACTCCTCTGATTTAAACAATACTTTTATCATTTTTTATGTGTTAATGTATTAAACAATAGAACTCCAGTCAGGTTACAACCCTGATACAATGCTTTTATTTACTGGAGTTATAATGAATAATTATCTTACGAATCCTGGAACGGATACGATAAATCCGTTTTCTCTAACGCAATCAGGATGACCTGTTGCAGGAGCAACTACATCCGTTCTACCTTTCTCTTTTGCTGCTGCTAGTACCATTGCTGATACTATATAGATTGTACCTTCTTCAGGCTCTGGGAGATTCTCAATCTCACCATAGAACACTGTGGAAATACCACAGCAAAAGTTGCTAAACTTATTAGCAACACGAGCAACTTTACCTGATGGATGGTATTCTGTACCATTATTGAGTGTGTGGTGTTAAGTTGGTGAACTTATTAGGAACAACCTCAAAGTCTTTTCTCATAAGATTGTCCAAATCACCCTCAGTGCCATCAAGTTCTTTATAATGGCACTCGTACATGAGTTTACCATCCATAGTTGACCAATGACCCACCAGCCACACTTGTATCCTCTGTATCTAATGCAAAGAGGATAACCTTTGTCCCGTCTTTTACGATTTTTTCTTCCATTGTTAATGTGTTAAATTTAATTATGTGATATAGTTATTTTATTTCCATTCTTTACATATGAGATGAATCTAATGATTTAGCAAATTTATCTGCCAAGTCATTATTATGAAATATTATTTCAATTCCACATTCTGATATAAAGCAGCTTTGAATACTATTATCTGCTTTTCCTTTTTCGATTATCGCTTTCATATTTAATGTTATTATTGTTCATTACCGATAATAGTTATGGATTTAATATCTTTATATTCAAGAATAATATTATTCATGTATTCATTACTAAATACTATTCTATCAAGATACTCATATTTATTCATTTCATAAGCATTAGTTATAACACCACCATTAGTAATAATAACTCCATGTACTTTCTCAATATTTGCATATAAGATATTTACTATATCATTTAATACATTTCTATCCATAATTTTAATGTTAAAGAGTTAATAATCTAGTTAAGAGCAGTTTATACACATGCTCAGGTGTTTGTGGTTATCTACAAATATCAATATCCATATCAGCCCCTCGATTTGCTTCAAACGCGTCCCAATCAAAACCTTCTTTTGCAACTTTTAAACTATGCTCTACTTCAGTTGCATATGATTTAAGTTGTTTATAGAATGTAATTTTACCAGTATGTGTTATAGACTGTCTGTACAGTTTATAACTACGTTCAGGATATTTTGTAACCTCTCTTCTTCCCCATTTAGTTAGTTGATGAGGATTGAGTCCTATTTTACACATTGTCAAATCATCACCAACAATTGTGTATACTATCGCGAGGATTAAGCACTTTAGTTTTAAGACCTATAAACCACGTTGAGGTATGCTCTATGATATAGGATTTCGTCTAAAGTAAACTTTAGACAGGGATTTCAACCTTAAAGTCATTAAACAAAACATTTGTTTATTTTTTATTTGTGTTGTTTTGATTTTAGTTTAACTCAATATTTAAAATAAAATAATAAAGTGTTGTATTTTGTGATAAATATTGAATTTGTAATATGGTTTAAAAGTGATTTTAGGTATGAATTTGTAGTGAATATTTGAGATTTGTTGTAAATTGGAGATTGAGTTTTGGGGAGTCGTATATGCTCCCTACTTTATCTCTTTAGATTCCTCAACATCGGAAATTAATCCAATAAGATAGTTTTTATATCTTATTTTCAAGATTCCACTACTAACATGTTTCACTTCTTCCCATGTAGCTCCTCCATCAACCGAGACAATTAAAAACCAACCATAAACAATATTTGAAATATATTTATTACGATAAAGTTCTAATGTTTCAGAGTTAATGAAATAATGTTTAAATGCTAATCCATAAAATGTCTTAAACATACAAACACTACAAAAAAATAAATAGAAACAGTAAAAAAAGGGGACAAAGTCCCCTTTAATTACTTCTTGATACTAAACTCCGACCAAATCTTACCTCTAGCGGACTTAGTAGCTTTCATTACTACTTTCTTGTTGTTCTTAACGGCTTTATCATAAGCCTCCGCGCACTCTTTGCAAGTCTTACCGGCGAAAACTGTTGCAAAGTTGCCGGCAATCATTACGTGGTTACCGCCGCCGAAGACTACGTTACCGTCATCGTCCTTAGTGAAACCTACCCCCACTAAGATTGGGGCTTCACCATTTGGAACACGCCCGTCAGGTGTCAACTCTATTCCTAACTGATGAGTGCGTTGCAAGAGCTGCTCATCAGCAGTGAGTTCACGGGACATCTGACGTGTCGTGAGCTCTACACTGTCAGGGAAGCTGACAGCAAACTCAGTGTTTTCTACTAAGGCTTCACCTAAGTCAGCCTTGTACATTTTCTCCAAGCCTAAAAGGCTGAGACTGATTTCATTGTTTGAACCTTTCATAATCTTAATGTTTAATTGTTATTAATTTTTTGTTTTGTTTTTTGACTAAATATGGTGGGGGGACTAAGGAGGTAGTCTACTCCCTCCCACATAATAAAAATTAATTTTTAAATTTTAACCTCATCCTACTTACTTACAAAAATTCCTATTTTTTAAACCCCAGGGGGCTATATAAAATCTTCTCTAAAAAAATTTTAAAATTTTTATTTTAATTTCTTAGAATATTAACTTTTACAAAAATTAACTTTTAATATTCTCTACCTCGACTATATTACTCGTGTAATCAAAAAGAAATATTAAATGAATAAAGAACAACTAATACAAAGTATTAAAGACCTTCCTGATTAGTATAATATAAATTTATAGGTTATTGATAATGTAATTCATATAACCATGACTAAAAAGGTAGATGAATTTGAAGAATATTGTAGTAAATTAGATGATGAAACATTTAACAATGCTTGTCTAATATTTGGAATTATCTCAGATATATCTTTAGAAGATTTTTCTTCTAATTTAGATAATTCTAAATATAAAAAATATAAACAAGAATTTAAACACATAGTGGATTTTTTAAATGATAGAAACATTACAAAAAATTAATAAGATAGTTCCTAATCTTACAGTATCTCAATTAATAGAACTAGTAAATATTATTAATGGACCTAAATTAACTATAGATAATATGGTTTTAAAAGATATACCACATAACGGGTTTATTTCAATAGACACTAGTGATAATAAAACTACTTCTACTGAAAATCCTTTTAGTGTTAGTAGTTATCTATAAAGATAATACTCTCCTATGGTGTAATGGTTAGCACAGAAGACTCTTAAAAATTTTAAAGTATGGAAAATAAAATTTATAAACTTACGGATAAAGAGTTTTCAGACTTAGTTAAGTCAAGTCTGAATATCTCAGAAGTTTTATTTAAACTTGGATATACTACTGTTGGAAACAGTTGGGGATATTCACAAGTTAAACAAAGAATGCAAGATTTAAATTTATCAGGTAAAGATTTTAGAGGCAAATCAGCTATAGTCGACTGTAATGAAAAGAAAGAAATAGATGCTTCTAAATTATTATGTGAAAATTCAAAACACGCACGTAATATATTAAGAAGCTATATATTAAGAAACAAATTACTTCCTTATACATGTGCAATATGTGGAATTACAGAATGGCAGGGTAAGACTTTATCTCTAGAATTAGACCATATTAATGGTGTAAATAATGATAATAGAATAGAAAATCTAAGATTTTTGTGCCCTAATTGTCATAGTCAAACCACTACTTATGGTGCTAAAAATAAACAAAAAGTAGAATCTAAATACGAACTTTCTGATGAATTAAAGAATTTAATTATTAGTTCTTATATAGAATTAAAAAATCAAAAGAAAGTTGCTGATAGATATAATTTAAATCCTAAAGCAGTAAAACAAGTTTTATCAGAAGCTGGATTAACTAAACAAAATCAAAAGTATGTTATACAATATGACTCTTCTCATAATGAAATAAGAAGATTTGGGTGTATAGCAGAATGTTGTCAATGGTTAATGGATAATAATTTAGTAACTACTAAATTAATGAAAACTTGTAGAGCAACTCTAAATAGAAATGTTGGCATTCTTTGGAAAAACTATTACTTTGAAATATTGGATGCTTAAAGGATAATCCATAATCTTTAAGTAGAATCTCTTTTAATCGACTTGGAAGCGTATATACTTAGTATAAAGTGACAGGGCGCAAGTTTAAATACAGCGTGAACGACTAAATAAAGAGACTGGTCCTAGGACTGGATGTGATAGTCTAATCCTCTACAGAGGTGTTAAAATGAAATCTTTTAGCCAGGGTTCGAATCCTTGTGGGAGAACATGATAGCAGCAATTTATGAATTAAATGGTAAGATTTTAAAAACAACTAATCTTACTAAAAAATTAAAACGATTAAAATCAGAACCTAAGATTCTATTTCAATTAGAGAATGGAACAGAAGCTGATTTAGACCAATGGATTAAAGACAACCAAAATATAAATTCTAATTCAGAAGAAGATATAGAAATTAAAAAATATCATTATAGAAATCCAATTACAGGATATACAATGACTTCTATATATGATAATCTAGATGTTAATGGTTATATAAAAATTGATTAATGACTAACAAAGAATTAAAAGACTTAAAGTCTAAAATGAACAAAGTACTTAATGAAGTACAGTAGATTATTGATACTATAGGAGATAATGATTTACAAGATAATCAATTAACTCTTGATTTTTGCGATAAGTTAAATGAATTATCTGTTACTTATTAATAAATATTTGGGGATGGATATTTATTAATTTTAAAAAAAATAGCCGAGGCTTCTCATTTGAGAAACTTCGGCTATTGTGGTATTATTGCTTTATATATAAAAAATTTCCTCCACCAGTATTCTAAGCATCATATTTTAATAAATCATCTCTGGTAAATATTTTATCAAAGGTTCTTAATCCTGAATGATAAGTTCCATTATCTAGAGTATATAAATCTACTGTTTTAACATTATTTCTAGATTTCATAGCTTCTATCTCATCTCTAATATTATCTATACTTCCGGAAACTAAACGAATTTCTTTACCAGCCTATATAATTATTCTTCCTCCAGCTATAGAACCATATTCATCAGTTCTATTATTATTAGCTAAAAAATTTAGTCTGTTATTTACAGATTTACCATTTACTATAGCATTTAATATAGGACTTTTTCTAGAACCATTAGAATTACTTTCCATGAATAATACATTACCTTTAGAATCTGTTTTAAAACCAGTAACAGTATTTTTATATATTGGAGAAATCATACTTCCATTAGGAATATCTGAATATTTACCAAAAACAAATTTACCAATAGAATCTATACCTATATAATTCTAATTATTAGGAGATATACTTTCTTTAGATTTGAAATTAGAAAAAGCAGTAATAGGAGCTGCTATACTATTTATAGGAGTATAATCACCTCTATTTCTATAACCAAAAGTATGCTTTGTTAAATTTATGGATTCTGGTATACGATATCTTCTAGAGTTTATTTTAGTAGTATCATTTATAGTATAACTATTTGGAGATATTTCTATTTCTAAATTTTCTCTCCCCTTATTTTTAGTTACTTTTTTATTAGGAATTTTAATTCTTTTACTAGTATGCTCAGGTTCTGAATCAAAAAATAACTATAGTTTTCTACTTAATCCATTTCCTACTAAATTAATCAACTATTTACCACGTTCCCACATTGTTTCTTCTTTCTATTTAGAAGTAGATATTTTTTTAGCAGTGGGCATTTCTTTATATTTTGCCGGGTGGTATACTAAAGTAGATGTTGGTTTATAGGGATCTACTCCTTTAGCCTAAACCTATGGAAATATTATACTATTAGCTTTATCAGAATTAATTTTAAAAGGAATCTTATTTGATTTTCTTCTACCATACAACTACCCATCTTCATACCAGTAATCATATATTGAATCATTATCAGTAATTACCTATACAGCCATGGTGTTATTATTATTACTGGAGTTCCTAATTTATCTAATATTTTTAATCCTAACACAGCTTTACTGTCTAAATCATATGAACTCCATTTCTACTTATATTCATTAGGATTAAACTTCCAAATATCTTGTGCCCTATACACTTTCTTACCATTAGATGTTCCTTCCTAAACTAAATGTCCAGCAGCATCAACTCCATTATCTCCAAAGTCTAGATTATTATTAGCACCTTTCCAAGGAGTTTTATTAGTTATATTAGAAGCTTTCTGCATAGGTTTCTTAGTAAAGAAATCTAAAGTTTCAGTATTTTCATATACAGGAATATCTTTATATGGATATATCTTTCTTATATAGTTCTCATGTGGACCATAATCTACATTTATTTTCTTTACTCCATAAGAAGGATTTATAGTTTTATTATATAAATAAGCATCAATCATATCATTACCTTTAGCTGCTTTCTAAAATCCAGTATATGCTTCAGGAGCATAGGTATTGTAACCTACACCAGTTGATATATAAGACAATACTCCAGCATGCTTTTTAGGACTTGCTTTATGCATATTATATACTATGTCTTCTATAGGATTAGCATTATTAGAAGTTCTCATAGCTACTTCTACTCCACGTTTTAAAGGAGCTTTTACAGCATATCCTATTGCAGGAAGCATTACTAAATAATTACTAGCTTTAGTTGGATTCTTAGATATATCTAAAGCACCTTTAGTATAATCATATACTGCCTAAGCAGCTGGAGCTAAAGCATAACCTATTCCTGAATTAACTAATGCTTTAATAGGACTAGTATTATTATTCCAACTATCTACTTCTCTAGCATAAGCTCCTTTTATAGGATGGGTTCTATTCTTATTACTATAATTATATAATTTAGAATGAGTATGTCCTCCCTATTTTATAGTCCCTCTATTATCTACAAATACATCTTGTACCCCATTTAAAGTTCTAACTGGAATAACTCTCTACTAATATTTAGCACCAAGATATGGAGATTTAAATCTAAGATGATTTAGTCTATTATAATATTCCATATCTATAGCCATCTATTTATTCCGAGTATTATTATTTACTCCTTTATTTTGTTTACTTTCATCTACTATTGGCATATTTATACTTTATTTTTCCATATACTAGTTATACTATCTATACCTAGTAATCCCATACAACAATATAAAACTGTATCTATCATATCAGGAGCTTGTATCTAACTAATAGAACAGTATATTAGAATAATTAAACTTACTATCCATCCTAATATTCCACATACTCTTTTACTACTTATTCCAGTATGTGCTGTTATTAATTTAATTAAAAACTATTTCATTTCTAAGAATTATTTAAGAACGGTAAACTCATACCTATAGGTGCTGCTATTTTGAATACATTAGGATCTAACTTAGGAATAGTTAATCTAGAATCTCGTAATATATTTCCAGTTATTCCTTTAAGAGGTATTCTATTCCTTTTCATATTAAGTGGAATTAAAAAATCCTCATTTATTTCATACTCAATATTAGGATAATTACCTATTATATTAGAAGCTTTATACTAGTTAAGCTACGTTTTTGGTATATCTATATACTATAATTCTATAGGATTGTCAACTCCTTCTTTTATAGCTTTTCTTCGAGTATTAGAAGCATATATTAATGTTTTTCTTGGGTTATCAGTAAACCACATTCCTGTATATTTAGCTGTCCCATCCGGAGATGGAGTAAATTTACCATTAGTACCAGAAGCTCTATATAATCTCACCATACCCTAATCTAATTTAGGTTTCTAAAATATTCCTACTTCAATAGGTTCTTTAGTTCCTTTCATAGTAAGTTGTCTAGTTTCATTCTAGATAAATCCAAAGTCTTTACCAAATCTATTTATACCATGAATACCTCCTTTAGATACAGAACCCCAAGTAGAGAGATTAGCACCTTCAGGTACTTCATCTGCAACCTTAGCAAATAGCTACATTTTATTACCATAGCTTAAACCATTTCTATCTGTTTTAAAATGAACTGAATAATTATTAGGTTCAGCATCCTTTACTAGTCCAAATCTTTGATTAGGCTATTGTTTAAAGAAATAAGAAGTAGCTTCATTTCCTTCAGCTTTTCTAGTACTCCAAGCTTTTCTAGTAGGTCTGTAATAAGATAACTGCATAATAGGATTATCTCCTGTTGTGTATTCTTTAGCAGCTAAGTTATTAGTAATTCCTTGAGATACATTTCTAGTTAAATTTCCAGCAGTCTCATTAAGTAAACTATTTCTTGCCCAATGTGAAACTGTATTCTAACCCATCTTAGAGAGTGCTATTTTACCTAAACCTAATCCTAAATTTCCTGCAGCAATTCCTACTACAAATTCTCCTACTGGATCTGCTCCTGACATAGCTCCTGCTTGAGGATTAGTACTAGTTTTAGTATTTCCATACTAATCTTTTACTGTAACTATCTCACTATGAGGCATACTCCTCTTAGCTAAAGCTAATCTTTCTTTAATTGGTAGATTATTATATTTAGCTTTTAAATTTTTAGCGGCAGGCTATAATCTATTTTTTAAATTAGTAGGATTAAGAATTCCTCTAGATTGAGTATTTCTAGTTATTTCTTAATCCTACTTAGATTGTTGCCACGGTAATCCAGTGGTTTTAAAATTTAATTTACCTGTTTTCTAATATTTAGATATCCATTTCATATCTCTTTAAATATTTATCCCATAACTATTTATCTCTCTCACTTACAAAATCTAAAAATCTTTGTAATTCCTCAATCTTTTCTGTCAAAATATATGTATCCATTATTATTTTTATTGGGTTTTAAATTAAATCCACTACCTTTAGTTTTAGTAACATACAATGTTGGGAGAACATTAGCTCCATCATAAACTACTTTAGTTCCGCCATTATTATAGTCATAATCGGAACCTAGATAGTCCATAGTATAATCTAAAGGCTAACCACTATTAGGTTTTATATATTGATCTTTACTTAAATAATATATCTTATTATCTTTACTCCAAGATTTATCTCCTAAATCTGGATAAGTCGGATGAGTTTTAGTTTTATAAGTCCCTGAAGCTCCTTCATCAGGAAAATGCCCAGTAGGAATATACCTATTCCAATTATGTGCTAGAATACTGTTTAACTATAACCAAGCTACTATAGGTTGGTCATTATAGTATTTTCTATAATCGTAATGGTCTTTAGATAAATCCTAATTACCCCATGCTTGAGATAACTATTTACTCCAAATATTATAATTATTATTATTTATTTCTGGCATGTATATCAATAATATTAGGTATAATCTAAATAGGTAACTATATCTTAGGACTTAATTTAATAACATCATTTGCTATTATAGTATTCCTTTTAGCTACCTATTCTAAATAAGATCTATTTAATTCCTAGTTCAACTTAGATGTGAAGTATGAACCTTGACTTGGTCGAACTCCTTTTTTAGCTAATTTTTTAGTAGTTTCTTTTTTCTACTAATTTAATACTACGTCGACTTGTCTCTTCCGCATAGCATTAACTCTTGGAGAATGATGTTTAGGGTAATAACCAGGTTTGTGTACGCTAGATCTAAGAAAATTAGAACCTCCCTTAGCTAAAGCTGATGCAAATTTAGCTCCTAATATATCTGCCCCAGTTTCCAAAGTATTTCATACGGCATTTCCAAAATTACTTGGGGATTCTTTAAAAGTCTTGTACCATCCTCTACCAGCTTGATAACCATCTATAACTAAAGAAGGCAACTAACCTACTCCAGCAATAATTCCTCCTATAGGAGCACCTACAGCGGTAGTACTTATACCTGCACCTAGTCCTAAACTACCTAAAGATATAGCTGCCGCGGTAGGTTCCCATTTATCTACTTGACGATCCAATTCTTCAAAAATTTTAGGCATTTCTAAATTTATTTATATATTTTGCAACACTAGTACCATTGGCATCAGACCCTCCTGCAATACCATACTTATAATAATTTTTAGTCCATTTTGGATTTAACCATGATGCTGCTATAGCTTCTCCAGTAGCTGCTATACCATTATTTCTTAAAAATCTTGCATTATCATCATATAATTGTGATGCGGCTAATACTTGTGCATCAGGACTATTTTTAAACTGTTCTCTAGATAAATTAGAATATTTATTTCTAGTACTATCTATAAACTAGAACCATCCAGCAGCAGAACTATTTTTAGACTAAGCTTTAGGATTAAATCCTGATTCTAGAGAAGCTATTTTCATTAAAGTAGTTTTCTTGTTTCCAGTGATACCATATTTATCTAAAGTTTGTTCTAGTATCTTTTTACTTTTACTAGGGTTAGACTAAGCTTTAGGATTAAATCCTGATTCTAGAGAAGCTATTTTCATTAAAGTAGTTTTCTTGTTTCCAGTGATACCATATTTATCTAAAGTTTGTTCTAGTATCTTTTTACTTTTACTAGGGGTATTATGATTTAATTTAAGCTGAGTATATTTATATTGTACAGGTTCTTTAGCTTTATTAATAGAAAAATATCCATCTAAATTTAAACCATTAATATGAAAATCTCCAGTATTTAATTCAGGAATATACTAATATTGTTTAGGAGTAAAATCTAAATCTAAACCTTTACTTTTTAGTACTTCTGTAGCAGGCTTATCAGGAATATCTAAAGCTTCATATTTAAAATATTCACTCATAATTTTATCAAACCATTATGTATTTTAGAATGACAATTTTTACAAACACAAACTGTTTGAGATAATTCTTTAATAAATAAATCTGTAGGTATATGACTTACAGCTTGTGATATATTAAATAATTTTTCTCCAGTATGATGAAATTCTAAACAACATTTAGCTGATTCACCACATATTATACATTGTGTTTTATGTTCATTTAAAATCTTTTTATTTTCTTTATAATATTTATTCTTACGCATAACTAGAATAATTACCAGGCTAATTAAAATTAACTAAAGCTAATGGTCCTAATCCTTTAGTAGCTCTATAATAATTAATTCTTTTCTTTACCCCAGGTCTTGTAAGTAATAAATCTTTTCTGTAACCATTATAGCCTTTTTCAGAGTTATACATGTACTTAGCATTTTTTTGTATTCCATCATAGTACTACTAAAAATTCTAGGCTTTAAGTGAGTCTGGATACATTCTACTATGCCAATTAATTAGATGGTCTGCAAAAGATTGTGCATTAGGATATTTTTTATCATCTCCAGTAGCGAATCCAGTCCAACCTTTTTCTGCAACCTTTTGGTTAGTTAAATCTAAAGCTGCCTGTGGGGTAACTCCTTTATCTACTAAAGCTTGATATATCTAAGTCACATTATTATATTGACTCCTAGTTCCAGGCATCTTACCTGCTAACTACATTTTAAGAATAGTGCCTCCATTAGCATGTTTCCATTTAGCAGCATTTCTAGCAAAATTAGCTCGACGTTTTTGTAAAGGAGTAGCATTAGGATTATTTAATACAGATTTAGCATGCTCCTGTACAGATTCTCCAGCTGCTTTAGCTGAGGCAGTAAACTTACCCTTATTTTTATCTTTTATATGAATAGTATCTTTTCTATCTTTTATCTATCCGCCTTTCTTTAGTTTATTTATAAAACTATACTGATTTTTAATCTTAAAATCCTAATAGGCAGAACAAATTCTTTCTTGTAATTCAGAATTAGTCATAATGTAATAAATAAGATTAAAATACTTTTGAATATAAATAACCTATATATATACTTAAATAGTACAAAATAATAATAACTTTACCTATTAAATATAGTAATAATGTTATTATAGATAACATATATATAAATATTACTTATAGTAATATGAAAAAAATTGTAATGGTTATTTTAGATTATTTAAAAAAATTATGGAATTTTATTTCCAACTTAACTTCAGAAACTAAAACTATAATTATTTTTGTATTATTAATATTTATACTAAATCCAATTCCTAGAAGTTATTATGAAGAAACTCTTTCTAGTGCTTTAAAAAAATAGAAAGAAGAATTACGTAAAAAAGAAGATAATGGATTTAAACAAGCTCCTTATATAGCTTAGTGTATTGATAATATAAAAATAAAAGATCCTGATTGTAGTAATGTTTTGCTATTAAGTTATCATAATACTAAGCATAGCTTACAGGGTTTTAGTTATATTTATTTAGATTGTATAAGAGAAAGTGTAAAATCATATTCTGATGAATATGTCGGAGATTATTGGCAGACTTTATAGTATACTAATTACCAAGAAGAATTAAGTAAAATTGATGATACTGCTTATTTAAGAGTTGATAGTCTTCCTCAAATTAAAAACACTTTCCCTAGATTATATAAAAAGTTAGAATAGAGTGGGGCATACTCAGCTGCTTTATATCCTATAGAAGGAGTTAGAAATCCTATAGGAATAATAGTAGTTTTGTATAAATAGCCTAAACAATATGAGTTAGGTTATTATAATACAGTTATTTCTCCACAAATTCAACGATTATCTACAATACTTGATGATACTGTAAATGGCAATGACAATGAAGATTGATAAAGAAAATGATGGAGTAGCTTTCAATGATTCTGCTCACGCTTACTGGGATATTAATAATCCAAAAAAAGAGTATATCTCAGTAACTACTTTAATAGGAAGTTATGCACAACCTTTTGATTCAGATTTTTGGTCTAAGTATAAAGCTTTGGAAAAAATTCTAGATACAGATGTATGGAAAGATTTAAAAAAGACTTTACTTAATACTCATAGAATTACTGAAGAAATTTTAGAGGCTTATTCTGTAGACATTAATGACCTTAATAAGGAACAACAGAACATTCTTGATGAGTGGGAAGCTAATAAAATAGAGTCTTGTGAGAGAGGGACAAAAATTCATTCTCAATTAGAACATTCTTTTTATAATATGAAGGATGATAAGCCTTTACAGAAATTTGGATTAGGAGGTAAATTTATATGCAAAGAGGGATATACTAAATTAGACTTAGAAAATGGTGTATATCCTGAGTATTTAATTTCCTGGTCTACTCCTGATAATGTTTTAAACTTAGCAGGACAAATTGATTTAATGGTTAAATATGGTAATGAAGTTACTATTGTAGATCATAAAACTAATAAAAAAATAGACTTAAAAGGAGGATTTAATACAGTTACTAGAGGTACCACTAAAATGCAATACCCTTTAAACACTATTGAGGATTGCAATTATGGTCACTATGAGATGCAACTTTCTACTTATGCATTTATGCTTCAACAGAGACATCCAGAATATGTGATTAAAGATTTAATTCTTAATCATTATGATCATAATATGAAAAATACTCTATATCATTGTATTTATCGAAAAGATGAAGTAGAACGTATGCTTGCTGACTACTACAAAAAGAAAAAACAACAATTAAAAGCGGCGAGACGTAAACCTATTGTATATTAATATGAAATTACCTATAGCTTAGATTATAGAAGGTCATGCTAAAGAAGCCCTAGGGTTAGATACTGATATTTCTGAAGCTAGATTAAAAATCTGTCATAGATGCCCGTTATTTAGTAACGCTCTAGGCGGAATGTGTAATAGTAGATTATGGTTAAATGTAGAAACGGGAGATGTGAGTACAAATGCACGACCAGGTTATCAAAATGGTTGTGGATGCTTATTACGAAATAAGACTAGGCTTGTAAACGCTCATTGTCCAGTAGATAAATGGTAAAAAATGGTGTGCACAAATATCTATTAATAATAAAACTAAAGGTCTTGGAAGATATGATACTATAGAAGAAGCTATTGAGGCTCGTAAAAAAGCAGCTAAAGAGTATTATGGAGAATTTGCCAATGAAGATTAAACACATTTTTATAGGCATTTATAACTATATATTTAACTATAATAAAAAGCTATCTACACAGAGAATGTTAATATGTGAAAAATGTTAGTATAAACTAATATTAGATAATTATAAATTTTGTGATATATGTGGATGTTCTTTAATATTAAAAACTACTGTTAGAGAAGAACATTGTCCTGTAAATAAATGGTAATATGAATAAAGACAGAGCAATTTTTAATCAGAATGAAAAATTAGCCATGACAGTTAATGGCTTAGAAAGTGGCGGTATGCACTTTAATGTTAATGAGAAACAAGCAGATGATTTAGTAAAGAATGAGGCTATTAGTAAGTTTAATACTCAAGTAGATGAGTATGTAAATCGTTTTGAAGAACATGCTAAAGCTTTAGAGAAAGCCGTTGAAGAATTTACTATGTCATCTAAAGCTGAGATTAGACCTATTGGTAATTATATTATTATAAAACCTTTTGCTGAGAATCCGTTTCAACGTATTAAAAAGGTTGGTAGACTTATCATTGATTTAGGAGGTCAAAAACCTCAATATAAAAATAATGATAATGGCGAAATTGAGGAAGAAGAGAATATTACCAAATCAGGAGTAATTGTAGAAGTAGGTCCTGAATGTAAATGGGCACAGATAGGAGATTGTGTATTCTACCCTAGAACTAGTATTATTCCAGTGCCTTTCTATAAACAAGGCTTAGAGCTTGTAAATGAAGCAAGATTAATAGCAATAGTAAATGATAATTTAACAGAGAGATTCAATGGAAGATAAAATATATTTTCAACCAGGTGAGGTTGTTACTTTAAAGTAGGACATTGAAAATGTTCCTAAGATGTTAGTAGTTAAAAAAGTAACTACTGTATTTAAAAATAAAGATACTGATGTATTAATTGGAATAAAGTGTAGATGGTTTACTACAGATGGAGTTTTGTAGGAAGCTGTGTTTAACACTAAGGATTTAATTAAATTATAATGGTTTCTTTTAAACAGGCATTTGATGCTGCTAGAAAAGCAGGTAATCGCTATTTTTCTTGGAATGGAAATGATTATAATACTATGACTAAAGAGGAATAGAATTCCGGAATTGGAGATTACTTTAGTAAATTCAAAGGTAATGTTGGAGATAATTCTAATTTTTAGAAGGCTGCCTCTAATATGGTTTCTCAAATGATGGGAGTATTTTAGAATCCTACTAAAGGTAAATATGCGGGACAAGATTATAATATTGGAATATATTTTAAACCATAGTTTAATAGTCCTGCTACTAATTAGTTAATAGATTAGGCTACTCTTCCTCCTAGTACATAGGAAATAACTTCTATAAATGCCCCAATTAATAATTTTAATCGATCACAAGTAAGAGCTTTTATGTCTAGTAGAGGACTAGATCCATATGCTTATACTGGAGGTTAGAGAAAGGCTCTGAGAAAAGCCTTAAATTCTGGATAGGATGTTGAAGCTATCTTTAAATAGTGGAGTTAGGATAATCAACCTATATCTTATAATGCTGAAGGAGGTCTTTTAAAATTTGAAGATGGAGGAATGTTAGAAGATTTTAAAAAGTGGCTTAATTAGAAACTTCGTAAAGGAGAGTTAGAAGAATCAGACTTAAGTAAAGAAAAATTAGCATAGTTATATTAGACATTTAAAAAAGAACAATAGGGAGTACAAACTGCTATGAATGGTGCAAAACTTAATTATATAAATCAATTAAATGGTAAATGTCCTTAGGGGACACATTTATCATATTATAGAATAGGAGGAGCATTGTGTAAAAAGTGTGAAGCTGATGCTCATAATGAAAGTTCTGATCCTATTAAAGCTTTTAAATAGAAATGTGGCGGTAAGGTTAAAAAGAAAGAATTAGGTGGTGAGGTAGATAATAAAAAACCTAAATTAGTAAAAAAGCCTCAATCTAAACCAGGAATGATAAAACCAACTAATAAACGCCCAGGACCTAAAGATTTAAAAACACTTCCTAATGGTAAGTATCCAAAATATTGGACAGCTACTTAGCGAGGTTAGTGGGATAGAGATCATGATGAAGGAGATTAATGAGATATAAGCTAACTTCTAATTCTTTTAGAGGTTAGCTATTTTTATTTAATGTTAATATGAAATAATGAGTAAATGGTTTTAGTATAATTAGACTTTAGGAAAGGTTGAACTCGATGAAACTGAATTATTACTAATAAAAGAATTTAGAGATTTATTAGATAATAATCGTAATAAAAGTAAAACTGATTCTAAAGGCGAACATAAAGAAAGAGCTTTTAGAGAATTATCTTATATATATCTAGCTATTGATTGGAATTCCCCATATCATAATTATGATGAATAGGATAGACATGAAGCAGCTATTGATGATTCAGGGCTAACAGAGAATGAATTTAATGATTCAGTATTTAGAACTGCTTGTAGAAAGTATTAGGAAATTCAAAATTCTAATAGACTAGTTAGAATGGTAAAAGCTGCTGAAAGTACTGTAGATAAATTAATAGATTACTTTGAAAATGTAGATCCTCTAGAAAGAGACCCTTAGACTGGAAAACCTATTTTTAAAGCTAAAGATATTATGGCAGAAATTTCTAAATTAGATGAGACTGCTGATGGATTATTAGCTTTAGAAGGAAGATTAAAATCTTCTATGCAAGAATCATCTAGTATTAGAGGAGATGCTCAAGAAGGATTTGACCCAGGAGACTTTTAATTATGGCTGAAGAAATTAAACGTAAACGAGGAAGACCTAAGAAAATACCTACAGTAATTGACGATGTAAAACCTAAAAAGAAGCCTAAAATACCTAAAGAGATTTAGGATATGATTAATAAAGTACATGGCACTGTAGAAGATCCTATGAAGGAAGCGGTTGAAAGTCTTAAACCTTAGAAGATAGTAGAAGAATCTAAACCCGTATTAGAAATAAAAGAGACTGATACTGATGAAGCTATCTTAGGTAAAGTTAGAGATTAGTCTGGATGGGATGTAAAAAAAGATGATCCTATACCTTATTTTGATGCTAATTTATCTTATGAGTTAACTGGATATAAACCTATTAATAAATACAGAGGTTTAGATTTTAATCCTTCATGGTTTACTGAAACTAGAGATACTTTTGTAAGAACTGGACATTATACTAGATTTAGAAGAAATTCTAGAAGTTGGAGAGCTTTTTGGAAAGAGTAGTTTATACGATGTAAATATGGTATGACTTCTCATGGTTATACTATTACTGGAGACCATTATTATTTCCTCAACTTTTATAGATTAAAAGATCTTGATAATGTTGAAGAAGCAGGTATGGGTCGTTAGGAAATTTTCCCTAATTTTCTAGAAGGATAGTACGAATGGTTCCACTATTTAAAATTAGCTAGAAAATTACGTATGAATGCCTGTATGATGAAAGCCAGAGGTGCAGGATACTCAGAAATTGAGGCTAGTATAATTTCTAATAGTTATAATGTAATTAAAGGTTCCATAAATGTATGCACAGCTTTTGCACAAACTTAGTTAGATAAATTGCTAGAGAAAGTTTGGGCAAATATTAACTGGCTGTATTATAATACTGACGGAGGTATGGCACATCTTAGTCAGGCTAAAAATAGTAATTATTTACGTCGTGCTTCTCATTATGAAATTAGAGATGGACAAAAAATAGAAGTAGGTTGGGGTTCTTAGATACAAGGAATTATTACTGATAAACCTGGTAAATTAAGAGGTGATCGTACAGATATATTAATGTTTGAAGAGTGTGGGCTTTGGCCTCAATTTACTAAAGCATATACTTAGGCAGATGCTTTAGTTGGTTAGATTGGTAAATAGTGGGGTTTAAGATTAATGGGTGGTAGATAATTAATTGTTTATATCTAGTGAAACAATTCGTGCCACGTAATCGGGAAAAAACGGTGAACCCTGAGACGGGAATACCGTGCTAATATATTTAATAATATAAATATACAGTGTAACGCGTAGGTATTGAACCTCTTATTATAGAGAATATAATATACCCAAGAGTCCCCGACATATTAGTTATAATATGAAAATGTACGCTGGACTTATTCGAATCAAAGAATAAGAACTAGGAGATAAAAAGCTCCTAGGGTAACAATAATCGACTGGAGGAGAGTCAGGGGCTCAAATGGAAGGTCTTCGTAAAATGTATTACGAGCCTTAGCTTTTTGGAGTACTTCCTTATCGCCATAACTTTACTAAAAACGGAGAATATGCTATTACTTCTTTCTTTTTACCAGCATTTAGAACTATAAAAGAGTTATCTTTATTGGATAATCGAGGTTGGTTAGATGATGAAGATGGTAAAGCTTATTTTAATAAAACTAGAGATTTAAAAGCTCAAGACCCTGAAGAATTTACTACATTCTGCGCTGAGTATTGCTTTGATGGAGAAGAAGCTTTTTCATTAGATGGTAATAATAAATTTAATAAAATATTAATAGCTGAATAGCTAGCTAGTATAAGAATTCATAAAGATTCCCCTAAACCTGAAAGAGGAACTTTAGAATATATTTTTAAAAATGGTTAGCATAGTAAAGAAAACATTACTGGGTTAAAATGGATAAAAAATAATAATGGTGATGTGCAAATAATAGAGCATCCAATATGGACTTAGGTATCTTATGATGAAGAAGGTAATGAATTAAAATATGAAAAAATGAATGGTCTGTATGTAGCAGGTATAGATAGTATTGACTTAGGTATGGAAGATACATCAGCTTTAACTAAAGATCCTTCTAATTTCTGTATTGTAATTAAAAGAAGATAGTTTGGATTAAAAGACCCTACTTATGTAGCTATGTATAAGGCTAGACCTAACGATGTTCGTGATGCCTATAAAACAGCTATAAAATTATTACAATATTATAATTGTAAAGCTAATCTAGAAGCAACTCGTGTATCTATGCTTTCATGGGCTAGAGAAAAGAAATATTTAAATTATTTTATGTATAGACCAGTTGCTACTTATCCAGCAGGAAATAATCCTAAGCGTAGAACTATAGGTACTCCAGCTTCTGTAGCTATTATTGATCATCAGACTGATTTAATTAGAGACTACGTAAATGATTTTTGTCATAATATATGGTTTGAAGAAATGCTTGATGAATTAAGCCGTTATACTAATGAAATGAAACGTAAGTTTGATATTATAGCAGCTATGGGATTATGTGAGTTAGGTGATGAAGATATGATGGGAGTAACTCCTAGATAGATAGAAAATACTGATGATTCTTTTTAGGATTTTGGTTATTATATAGACCCAGAAACTGGTTATAGACGTAAAGGTATAATACCTAAAAAAATAATAACTAAAGCAACTATAAATAGTATATCATATGACAATTTAGGAATTAGAACAAGCAATCCTAGAGGCTATTGAGACTATGTATAAATGTAAATATGTAGGCTTATTAAAACTTACTAAATTACCTGTAGGATATAAACTTTAGTTAGGTTGGAGACACGATGATTATCCTATATCAATAATGTCGGATTCACCTACCGAAGAAGTTTTTCTTAAATATATAAAAGAAGAACTTAGAATACGAAGATTAGATAAAGTAAAATACTTTACTGGATATAAAATATATCCTGGATAGTTAAATACTTGTCCACACGACGATACTTGTAAATCATGTCAGAACAAGAAGTAATAGAATTAATTAATAAACACATTGGAGAGCTAGTAGTAGATAAAACTACTATTCAAAAATGCTATAATTATTATAATGGTGTTCGTGATGCTGAACAATTTTAGTATCTCGAAGATAATTATGGAATAGGATAGCCTACTTCAGTAGAATTTACACCACTTATTAAAAAACATTTAGATGCTTTAATAGGTGAATATTTAGGCACACCAATCATTCCAAAAGTAACTTGCAAAGATGAAAAGACTGTATCAACTATATTTAGAGAAAAATAGATATATATTTATTCTGAATTATAGAAAATATTTTAGTAGAAATTAAAAAATAATTTGATATAGGTTATATAGGGTAAAGACCCTACAGATATAATGGTTTAGAATTAGATGGAAGATTTAGTGGGAGACCTAGAAGATTCTTTTATTTCTAAATATGAAGAAGCCGCTTAGAATGTTATTGAGTATATAATGTAGTCTAGAAATACTGATTTAATAAATAAATTAAGAAAGATATTTTTAGACTTACTTATATCCGGAGATACCTTCTATAGAGTAAAACCTTCTGCTAATGGTACTAATATATAGATAGAATCTCCAAGTCCTTTAAATACGTTCCCTGAACGTAATCCAAATTCTCCTTATGTAAAAGATTGTAATAGAATAGTTATTCGTAAGTGGCTAACTGAAGCTGAAGTTTTAAATACTTATGGAAAAGATTTATCCAAAGAAGATATTGAAAAAATAAAAGATAGATGGACAAATTCTTATTCTAGTTCATCTACCTATATAAGAACTACTAATGGAAAATTAAATCCAGGTATATAGTCAGGAGTTGAAATAATACCAGGTTATCCTAAAGAAGGATATTTAAATCATAGGTTAATAGAAGTATATGAAGTAGAATGGATCGAAACAGATTCAGACTTTGTAATGCATAGACATTCTGCTACTAAAATAGGAACTGATATCTATATAATAGATGAAGTTGATAAAGATGTTGTACGAACTTAGGATAATCCATCTAAATGTACTTTATCAGTAAACGGTGTATTTTATTTAAATGAAAATAGTGAACCATATTCTTTAGTAAAAGCTTGTATGACTTTACAAGATAAATATGATCTTTTATGTTACTACCGTGATAATCTTATAGCAACTAGTGGTACTACTGGAGAATGGTTAGACATATCTTTAATACCTGCAAAATTAGGAGTAAATTTTTCCGAAAGAGTACAAAAATGGCTAGCTTATAAAAAGTCTGGATTAGGACTAATTGATACTTCTTAGGAAGGAAGAATGGCAAGTGGATAGGCTCCTATAAATACTATATTTAATGGCTTTGATGATACTATTAAAGTACAATCTATTTAGGCTATTCAATTAGCTATAGATAGTATTGAACAAACAGTATCTTCTATAACCGGAGTATTTAAAGAAAGATTAAATGGTATTTCTTAGAAAGACGCTGTAACTAATGTATAGACTAGTGTCAATAATTCTTTTGTTATAACTAAATAGTATTATCATCAAATGGATATTTTAACTGAAGAAATATTAATTGATTGTTTAAATACTGGAAAGAAAGTTTATAAAAAAGGATTAACAGGAATAATTAATTTAGGAGACAAATAGCAGAAAATATTTACTGCATTACCTGAAAATTTCACAGTTACTGATTATGGTATAACTGTTAAAACTAGTTCTGATATTACTTAGGAGATAGAGTAGATGAAATAGATACTACCTTAGCTTATATAGGCATAGTTACTTCCTGCAGATATATTATTTGAAACTATCACTTGTAAGAGCCTTACTTCTATAAAAACTAGAATACGTAAAGCTTTAGCTAAACAAAAAGCTGAAAATAATTAGCTTTAGTAGGCTATGCAATAGGTACAATAGTTATAGCAGTAGCTACAAGAATCCTAGAAACAGATTCAAAAATATGAATAGTAGATACAGTAGTTAGCTAAATAGGCAGATAACTTTAAATAGGAAGAGCTTAAATAGAAAATGGACTTAGAATGGTTTAAAGCTCAAACCGATAGATAGTTTAAAGATAGACAAGCTGAAGAAGATGCTAAACGTACTGAATTAGAAAGATAGTAGTTATATGATGGTAATCCTTATAATGATAAGGTAAAATAGTTAAGAAGTTAATGAATGATATAATTGGAACACAACTTTATAGCAATGAAAGTTAGACTAAGACACCTATATATCCAAAATCAAAAGCTGAAGTAATTGATGCTATTAATGGAAATATTGAAACAAATGTATAGTAGTGGTTAAGTAATTTAACAACTTCTATAGGTCAAATTACTGAAAACGCTATAAAATTAAATATAAAGATTTCTTATGCACAAACAACATACAAGAATCTTGATGATATTAAAGATAATGAAAATATTTAGTGGGGAGAAAACTTTGTGCAACCAGATGCAGAATTTCCATATACTTGGAAAAAGACTGAAATAAAAGCTAGCAGTAGTGCTGAAAGTTCAGCAACTAGTGTAGCTTATGAATTATCTAGTGCGTCATCTTAGTCTACCCAAACTATATATACAGCAAGATCTGCTGATACTAAAGCAGTAACTGTAGCTTATAATAGTATTGATGATCATGGAGCATCTAAACCTTATTATAATGATACTTTAGAGAATATATTAGCTAAACCTGAAAATGCCTTATGGTCTAAGTCGCCTGTAAGTATTTCAGCTACTAATCCAAATGGGTACATAGCTACTAGAACAAGAACTAATACTGGAGAATGGGGAGCTTTTAATATTGCACAAAATGCTAAATGGGCATATAATAGTATCCCTGTTTATAAATATAAAGTGACTGATACTATATAGGTTCCTCCAGTTACAGAGAATAGCGACGACTATAGTAAAGTTGAAGGTTGGAAAGATTAGATTACAGAATCTTTCACTGGGTATTTGTGGATGATTAATGCTACAGTAGTAAATGATGTATATTAGTTAAATGGTTCTACGGTATGGAGTTCTCCTACTTTAATATCAATTGTTAAATAATGGAATTTATTATTGATATACATAACTCCTTATAGGGAGATATAACACTTGAAGATTTCTCTAAAGAATATGGTTATTATATTCCGGAAGGAGATGATTATCCGGATTCTAAAATAGAAGAAATAGATGGAGTCTCTACATTAAAATATAAGTATAGTAAAACAGTAACATTAAATACTACTCTTAAAGTAAATATGGAAGAAGCTATATTATAGGATGTTTTAATCAATAAACATGAAGATAATATGGATGTTTGTAGTTTCCATGTTGAAGAAGATGGCTATTATGTAGTTAATCATTATGTTCTCCCAACACGTTAGTGGTATGATAATTTTTTAAAAAATCCTGATACTGAATTATTAGAATTTATTTCAGAAGGTATATACTTTGTTGAAGATGATAAACTAAAAAAAGTAGTAAAAGGAGAAATTGTAGAAGCCGAAGTAAAAGAATTATTAGAACGTAATTATGAAGGAACAAATATTTTACATTGTAAGATTGATATATTTTTTAATGGCAATTTATAGCAGTGTTATATAAATTATTGTAAAAAAATATATGATTCTTTATTAAATAAATGTAAATCTTCAGAATATGATTCTAATATATATGCCAGAGATTTTATATGGATGACATTAAATATAATAGATTATTTAATAGGATTTAAATAGTTTTTAGAAGCGGAACGTATTATAGAACAATTTAAAACTTGTGGAGGATTTTGTACTGCTTCTAATACTAATACTAATAAATTATATTCTGATTGTGGATGCTCTAAAATGTGAAGCTATAAAGCAGTATAATATGTATATTAATAAAGCTATTAAGGGATATAAAAATGATTATCAATATATTTTAGCTTTAATTAGCTTTATTAATATGCCTATTCAATTAGAAGGTATGGAATATATTAAATAGCGATTATTAAATTATGGCAATACAGACTATTTACACTTAGGTAGATAATGCTAAATTAGAACCTTGTAAAAAAGGTAAACCAGTACTCCCATTCAAAATACCTTTACTAAGAAACAATTATTTAGGAGAATATAGAACTTAGGTTGAGAAAGATAAAGTTTTAAAGAATCTAGGTATTTTAGGAGCTACTGGAAAATATACTTATCCTTCAGATGTATAGTTAGATAGTTATAAAGATATAAAAACTGTATAGTAGGCTTTAGACTATTGTATAAGATTAATTTAGTCTTATGAAGTTAGTGATAAAAATATTAAATAGTTAATAGAAGATGTTAAAACTATTTAGTAGAATATTACAGGATTACAAACTTCCATACAATAGAATACTGAAGATATTACAACGATTAATAATTCTATAGAATAGATTAATAACTCTATATTAGAATTTGATAAAAAACTGGAAGAACTAAACGTTGATGATAAAATTACTAACAGAATTAATCAACATTTAGCAAATTCTAAAACTATAGAATTAAGAGATAATACTTTAGAAGTAAAGATATCTAATGAAGAAGTAAATGCAGTTGTAGTTAGAGAAGATGGTATTTATGTAAATGATAATACAGAATAGGTGTAGTCTAATACTACTGCTATTGAATCTTTAAAAAATTCAGATAAATATCTTACAGGAACTACAGGTTCTTCTCCTTATACAGTAGGTGGAATCAAAGAAGGAACAACTGCTGAGTCTTTAAATGGTAAAACTATATCAGATATACTAGACTTAATGTTATTTCCTGCTTACGTTCGAAATTTAATTCCTCCAACTTTATCTTATTCAGCATTACCTGGCTTAGTAGAAGTAGGAAGTTCTCTTTTACATCCTGAGTTAACTTTTACTTAGAATGATGCTGGATCTTAGACTTCTACAGTAGAAACTATATCATTTAATGATTCTCATTATGATAATGCTTCTTATATAGGGATAGGAGTATATAAATATGAAGCAACTGTTAATTATGAAGCAGGAGAATATTTAGTCAATAATAAAGGAGAAACAACAGATTCTAGAATAGAAGCTGGCAGTATCTCAACCTCAGCTTCTACAATAGCTACTTATCCATGGTATGCAGGTACAAATACTTAGGTATTTAAATAGAAACTGGTGGCATTTAATACTGATTCTGGAATATAGGAAATATCTCTTTCTGGTAGAGCAGTTATTAAACTGCCAGGAGCTAATTCTTAGTTATTATCTTTTAAAGTAAATGGAGGTCTTGGATTTTTAAATGTAGACTTAAATGGTTGGACATAGACAACTGAATAGATAAATGGAATTACTTATAAGGTATGGTCAAAAAATGATGAATATTCTTCAGTACTTCCGCATTAGTTACAATTTAAATTAATGTAGTAATGGGATTTAAATACTAGGGAGATTCAGCCATTGGAGTTTCGTTAACTGTACAAACTCCAAAACCATTAGACACTAGGTTAGTTGTGGATACTAGAGCAGACTTATATAGTATTCCTGCTAAGTATGCTTATAACGGAATGCCAGTAGTATGTGTTGCTGATGGTAATATTTATACTTTAATAGATAAAAATAAGATAGGAGAAGCTGTAGGATGGAAAGCTTCTTATGAAGCAATTTAGATAATTACTTGTACAGAGTAGGAATATAAAAAGTGGTAGGATAATACTAATCCAGATTTTACTCCAAAAGATGATAGTCAAACTTGGCTGCATCAAGATACTTATTATTATATATATGAAGAAAGTATAAGTGATAAAGGATAGTATTATGTATCATATACTTAGTTTGAAGATTTAACTAATCAAGTAAATAAGAAAGCTACTATATCTGCTTTAAATAGCTTATCTGAAAAAACTGATAAAGCACTACAAGATTTAGCTAAAGTTTATGCTACTCTTGATGATATAGATAGTTCTAACCCTGAATCTAAGCTATCTAAAACTTTAGATAATTACTATACAAAATAGAAGGTAGATGATATCTTCGTAACTAAAGAAAGTTTACGAGGTGACGGAATTGAGGGCGATAACTTCGTATTTGTTACAAAATCATAGTATGATACTGATTAGCAAAATCTTAATCAATATAAAGAAGAAACTACTAATTAGATAAATACTAAAGTAACTACTAATTCTGAAGCCCAATTAAAATCTATATCTAATGAAGGTACTACACTTAGTATAGGTTAGAAGGTGACAGTAAATGGAGAAGATGTTGCTTTAGATAAAGATGTTCCTAAAATAGTAGTTATGGATTAGTAGGAATATGATGACTTAGAAACTAAAGATCCTGATGTTTATTATATGACTCATGGTACTGAGTCTAATAATGGAGGCATAGTTTCAAGTGAATTCTTAGAAACTAATTACTATAATCAAGAACAGATAGTTGATTTATTTAATAATGCTTTACAAAATTTATTTACTGTTTCTGGTAAAGTTTTAGAATTAGGTGTTCATGCTTTAGACATTATTTTGGTGGATAAACCTACCGACCAAACTTTTGATTACGATGGAAATATCCATAAATTAGAAAGTACAGACTATTATAATGTTATAGGTGATGGAGGATCTGAACCAGGGACTTATAGATTTAAAGTAGTATTAAAAGCAGGAAAAAGATGGAGGGATAATACTAATACCCCTATATTTATAACTTACACTATTAATTAGAATACTAAATAGTGAAAACATTAAATCAATTAAAAATTGGAGACATCGTGTATGACTTAGCAGCTAAATTTGATGCTGAGGATAACAATATTAAAGATACTTATTCTACAAAAGAATATGTAACTTAGAAGATATCTGAGCTAGTTAATTCTGCTCCAGGAACATTAGATACTTTAAATGAGATAGCAGCAGCTTTAAATAATGATTCTAATTTTGCAACTACTATAATTACGTAGTTAGGAACTAAAGTTGATGAGGTAGAAGGTAAACAATTATCTACTGAAGATTTTACTGTTGCTTTAAAAACTTCATTAGAAAATCTTCCTGGAGAAATTAGTGGTAAATATGTAAAACCTTCAGGAGGTATTCCTAAAACAGATTTATCTTCAGAAGTTCAGGCATCTTTGAATAAAGCAGATAGTGCTATACAGGATATTTCTAGTAAAGTAAATAATTCGACTTATACAGAAGATAAGAAAACTTTTGCTCTCAAAACAGAAATACCTACAACATTACCTGCTAGTGATGTTAGTGCTTGGGCTAAAGAATCTGTTAAACCTACCTACACTGCTACAGAAATTGGTTTAGACCAAGTAAATAATACTTCGGATATGAACAAACCTATTTCTACAGCAACCTAGGCTGCTCTAGATGGTAAGGTAGACAAAGTTGTAGGTAAATAGTTGTCTACTAATGATTACTCTGCTGAAGAAAAGAGCACAGTAGCATAGTTAAAAATTGATGTAGAATAGTTAAAATCTACTGTAGCAACTTTAATTACATCTAAAGCTAAGGCTTAAAAAGATTTAGGCAAATGATATATAGAAATGGTAAATTAATAACTGAAGTTCATTAGAATATTAAAGAATTTATTGATTAGATATAGTAGCTTGTCTAGAAAGATATTGGAGCTATATATAAAGGTTCTCAATTAGTTTGGGTAACTGTATATAACGCTATTAAAAGTTGTTATGGCAGTGGTACCTGGATACAAGATAAACCTTGGTTAGATAATGACTTTTGGAAAAATAATTAATACAAATGGCAATTTAGAATTTAAATAAACAAGATTAGCTAGATCTAACAATGAATTGGGATGGTGCTACAGGCTAGCAGGTAGAAGATTTAATATCTAGACATTTACCTGCTAGCATGGGGTACGATAGCTCTAGTAATGTATTAACTATTGCTAATACTAATGGAGATACTATCGTACAAACTGAAGTAAGTGTAGCTCAACCTATATATAATCATTCTATATAGATAGAAGGAGTATATTTTAATAATATTGACTCCGAAAATTAGATAAATAAAGATACTATACTTTGTAAATTAGGTACTAAAATATATTTAGGAGTAAGATATACATACACCGCCACTAATCCATTAACTAATAAAGTTACTCATGTAAATAGTACTTAGAAATTATTTGTAAATATTGGAAATGGTTTTATATAGTTAGAATAGGGTATAAAATCTTCTCCTGATATATAGTACATAGAAATTACAAATTTATATACTAAAGTAACATCTTCTAATATATCTGTTAGAGCTATAGCATCTGCAAATATAGAAGATAAAACAGTAACAGCTACCACTACTAAAAAGATTCAAGTGGTTAATCCTAAACTTAGATATTCAGGCAAATCTTATATAGTTTCAGGTACTGCTGGATTTGAAGTGCAAGATGGCGGAGGTGCTTCTTATTTAATTTACTATAAAATAAATGGTTCTACAGTTAAAAACTAGGATAATTTAATTTTAGCATTAACTGGTACAGGAGTAAACACTATCGAAGCTTATGTAGCAGTAACTAGCAATGCTTCTATTAAATCTGATACTTTAAAAGTTTAGGTAATAAATACTAAGGGGGTAACTTCTTTTAATAAAGTATTATATGCTATAAATGAAATATCTACTGGGGTAAATAACTGGGAATTTAGTAAGTTATATAAATTATCTATATACTTCAAAGGTTAGTCTTAGGAAGAATCTACTATAGTTACTAAACTTACTGAAACTGGTAACTCAGAAGACTATAAGTTAAATAAAACTAAGACAATAACTTTAGTTGGGGATGACGGAGTTATTGAATAGGATGTTAGTTATTTCTTAGGAATAACTGCCTCCCAAAAAATATTTAACACTGTATTAGTAGTAAATATAGATGGAGAGGATATAATATCTTGGGATACCTCTACGATTATTAAAGTATCTAATAAAGGTTCTTTCAGTTATACTTCTGATTGTTCTTATTATTTTGATTAGTATTCTCCTGATAATTCTAATATTATAACTAAAGAAGTTCTTGATAAAGTAATTTCTCCTGATGGATTAACTACTGACGATGCTTTAACAGTATTTAGATTATCTGCTGGAAATTATCCTAATAATATTATTAACTTAGATTTATCTGACTAGTTAACTAATTAGGGATTTACTTTTGAGTTAGATTTTAAATCTTATAACATTAGTGATGAAACTAAACCATTATTAAAATTAGGAAGATTTATATTATATCCTACAGAACTTAACTGGCAATATGGTAACGTAGACACAACCCAAATAGATACTACTGCTAAAAGTTCTATATTTTAGGGAGATACAAGAACTCATATTTTAATTGAAGTTGTTCCTAATTTTAGAGCTCCTGCAAGAGAAGTTCCAAAAGAAGTTAAAAAAATAGCTAACAAAACAACTAATTTAGTTAGAATATTTATAAATGGAGGTATTGATCGTCTATACAAGTATGATTACTTGACAGATTTCTAGTATGACGGATTTAATTTAGAAGTTAGTCCAGAATCTGCAGATCTTGATATCTATGGACTTAGAATATATAATAGAGCTTTAACTTTAAAAGAGATAGAAAATAATTACATCTCTACTATGTCTTCTGTTACTGAAAAGTCTAAATTCCAGTAGTTAAATGACTTAGTTGCTACTGATGCTAATAATGATACTTATATATCTTATAATAAAGTTAAATCATTATATAATACTTTGGTATATATAATGCCAAATACCCATGGATATCCTCATTAGTTTAATTTAGTTAAAGGAGTATCTATTAAAGGATGCACAGTATTTGTAAATTATGTAAATAGTATAGCTACTGAAGAGAGCCATGTTTTATCAGAAGCACAGATAAATCGTTGCTCTGGTAGATTTATTAATACAGCTATTAGTGGTCAAGGTACCTCTGCTATGAAATATTATTGGTACAATATTCAGATGAAGAAACCTACTTTTACTTCATAGGGATGTTATAATGAGGAACTTGATGAGTATGTTGAGCCTACAGAAGATAATCCAAATAACTATTAGTATAATAGTAAATATTACTATATGCCAGAGGATACAGATTGTGCTATTGGTATATAGAAGTTATGTGGTAAATTTAATTATGCTTCTTCTATGTAGTCTCATAAAATAGGCGCGGTTAGAGCTTTTCATGATTTATGGGATGCTTGTGTAGACAAATCAGACTTTACACCTGAAGAAATAAAAGGAAGAAAAGCTTGTCTTGAAGATACATTTATAGTATTCTATGTAGAAACTGATTTAAAGGATGTATCTAATTATAAGCTATCTGATTTGGCTTAGCTTGATGATTCTAAAATAATGTTTGCTGGATTTTAGACTTGGGGTTCTGCAAAGGGAGATAAAAATACATTTGGTTATTCTGAAAATACAACTCCTGAATATATTTTACTAGAAGGAGCCGAAAATAATGGAGAATTGTGTAACTGGTTAGCTCCTTGGAGTCCTAGTATAGTTACATTAAGTGGTGAAACTTGGAAAACCCAATAGTTAGTAGTAAATGAAGGAGCGCCTTCTTATGTATTATCTGATTCATTTGATGTTGATTTTGGATTAGATAGTTCTGATGATGATGGAAATACAATGTCCACTGATGGATAGAAAACCTTAAATAAGTTTATAGAAGCATATAATTTTGTATATATGCATACTATTAATTTATTACCTTATAAAGAAACTTATTCATTAAATGACCCTCGTAATACTTCTCTTGATATAACTAAAAAGTATTATATTACAAGTATTAATTATTAGGATAATACTTATTTTAAAGGAGCTTAGTGGGATGTCTTTAGATATGATAAATATTCTATGCTATGGGTTCCGGCTGGATTGCCAGTTTTAAATGATCATGATGGCTCTTAGAAATTATCTACAGTTAGAAGTGCTTATAACACTAATGTCTATGAGTATGAAACTTTTAACTTGAAAAAATTCCATGAATAGTTAGGCACTTCTGGAGTTGAAAATATTAATACTTATATAGAAGATTTAAAAACTGATTTCAAAAATAAGTTTGGAACATACTTTCATGTTGAGGATATAATATATCACCAAGCTTTTATTAGATTATTTGCAGGTACTGATAATAGAGCTAAGAATACATATTTCAAATTATTTAATAAAGATTGTAAAATCTAGTTATTATAGGATGATATGGATACAATCTTAGCTACTGATAATAGAGGTTTATAGAAAAAACCTTATTTCTTACTAGAACCTTCTCTAGAATCTGATAAAACTTATAAGTAGATGTGGGGAGGATCAAGTGCATTCTTTGAACTAGTGGATATAACTTATAAAGATAAGATTGATGATATGTTATCAACAATGTTATTATAGATGAAGTTTGGTTCTGCTGAATCTTCTTTAGATACTTGGATGACTTAGTATTTCTATTATGTGTAGAAATATTATCCAGCTGTAACGTATAACTATGTATCTAGACTAGCTTATGAATGTGCTCAAATATTCTTTGATAATTAGAAAGAAGCCGGAGTAACTTGGATTAATAATGGACAAACTCCAGTATCTTAGGAACATGGTAGCTGTTTAGAGAGTGAAATAGCTTTTATGCGTAAAAGACTTACAATGTTTTTAAGTCAAGCTAGAATAGCCACTTTTGGACGTGAGGGTGCAGGTATTCCTATTAAAGTAAAGGAAGATACTCAAGATTCTCAAACTTACAAGGTAAGAATTACTCCTTACTAGTATTTATATTTAGGATATTTAATTGGTAGTGTTAGTAATCTGTATCTTACTAATAGAGTAAGTGCTGGAGAGACTGTTGAAGTTACTATATCTTTAACAAATGATGCTTCTTATTATGTATTAGGAGGTAATTATATACAAAGATTTGATAATTTTAACTAGGTATTATTTAATTAGGGAGACTACTCTTTATCAGCTCCAAAATTATTAGAGTTTTCTGCTAATACAGGTTCTGATAAATTACCTTTATTCCAGCCACCTTCTCTAACTTTAAATTGTAATGTGTTAGAGAAATTAGATTTAACTAACGTACGTTCTTTAACTACTATAAATCTTGATTCTAAACACACTCCTAAGTTAAAGGAAGTTATTCTTACAGGAACTAATATAGCTACGGTAGCATTACCTACTGGTAGTAGATTAACTAAAATACACTATCCAGCAGCTTTGACTAGTTTAGTTATCACTGATAATGAAGGTTTACAAGAGGTTAGATTTGAAAGTTTAAATAACTTAGAAACAGTTGATATTAATTGTGCTAAAGTTGGACAATTTGATATTTCAAATTTCTGCGAATAGTTAATTACTTGCCCTAGTCTTAAGTCAGTCACTTTAAGAAATTTAAATAATAGAATCTCTTTAAAAGCTTTAGAGAAATTAGTATTACTATAGGCTAAACTTACTGGTAAATTAACTATTGCTAATTCTGACAATGAGTTAGAAGGTATTAGTTATAATGATAAAGTTAATTTAGTAAGTTTATATGGAAATATAGATTCTCAAGATAATAGTTTATATATTAATTATAAAATAACTACTGCTTATAATATTTCCTGTGAAACTGAGATTTCAGTTTATGGTCAAGGATATTCAGGAAATCCATTTGGATTAAGCCTTGACGGTAATAATGTAGCTTTAATTACTGAAAGAGGAAAAGTAATTCCAGATATTACTTATAGATTTAATTCTGATGTATCAGATGTAGCTACTATAAATAATAGAACTGGTGTTATTACTTTAAAAACAGCTTCATCCTCTAAAACTACTACAGCCACTATTACTGTAAAACTTACTAATGGTAATACTCTAACCTCTGGAACTATTAATATTTACTTTGCTTGGAGAGCTCCTGAATTAGGTAACTTTGTTTATGCCGATGGTACCTACTCTAGTGCTTATATGCCTAGTAAAACATTAATGGGACTAATCTTTGCTATCAATAAGACTTCACTTACTGAAGGAACAGCTTATATAGTTGGTAAAGAATACTTAGACCCTTAGTATGTAGGATATTCAGATGAAGCAAATTAGGGAGCATCTGATGATAGAAAAGATCTTTATAATGTAAAATTCTGGTTAAATAGTCAGGTATCGGGACTTGGAGATACTTATTATATTACTAAAGGTGTTGCGAGCACTGTAGATGCCGATGCTAATTAGCCTATTACTTTGACTACCTTTAAATAGAAGATTCCTTCTACATTTACAGGTAAAGAAGATACTTAGGCTTACGTAAATAATGTAAACACTACATTGTTACGATTATTAGTTAGAACTTATCCTGATTTAATTCAAGCTACTGGGGGCAGTTATTCAATAACTACTAAAGAAAATTTAGATGCTTTATTAGCTAATATTTCAAATATAAGTAATTAGCATCTAGAACAAATGTAGTGTTTGTTGTATCCATATTTCTATGAAACATATTTGTATGAACCTACAGTAACTGAAGAAGAAAAGAATACTCAAGCCTTCTAGAATTATTTTAGTAAAGGTAAATGGTATGTACCTTCATATTAGGAATTAGCTACTTTAATTTATTACAGAGGTTATAGTGCAGCAGGAAATAATTTCTCCACTGGAGATATTCCTATAAAATCTAATATATCAGATGCCATACCTAAAGAATCAGGGGATTTAAAAAATCCTATATTCTCTACAGCTTATAAAAATGCTGGTAACTATATGCCAACTGCATGGAATACTTTAGCAGACTCTAATAACCTATGTACTAATACAGATGCTACATGTCATAACTATACTTACTAGGAAATAAGTAATTATTCTGCAAGCGGATATGAATATAGTTACCAATGGATACCTGGCAGTAATGATGGAAATACTGGAATGGGAATCTAGGGAGCAGCATATAATGGATGGAGATTACTAAAACATAAACCTCTTCCTTGTGCACAATTTAATTATCAATAGAAATAATGGAATAGTTAAATATTAATATAGTTAAAAATTCTACTTATACCTTAGATGAGATATTTAATATATATAAAGAAGCGTTTCCAACTAATAAACAATGGTCTGAAATATTAACATTAAGAGAAGGAGTTTTAAACTTCTTATCTTTAAAAACCATATTAAAGAAATCTATTGTTTATTATGACGCTTCTAAATATGTTAATTCATTTTATTATTAGGATAAACAATATTGGTTAAGTAAAGATGTTAGAATAGGTTTATTTAGATTAATAGACAGTGGTACAAAATAGATAACTTTACAATTAAATGATAATTATTTAATTATTTCTTCAGATAAATTAAAAGAATTTCTTAATTAGTTAGAGGTATATGCTGGGAAATGTTTTTCAATAACTGCAGAACATCTTTAGAATATAAAATAGTTAAGTACTATTGAAGAATTACTTAAATATGACTACACTGCTAAATATCCAAATAAGGTTATTTTAAATGAAAATTAGTGTTAAAAAAGATATTGAGCTAGGAGTCAAGAATTCTTAGCCCATTTCTGTTTCTATACGTATTCCTAAATAGACTTATGGAATAATTCATAATGAACAACCTGTTATAAAACAAGAACCTTCTAAAGAAGTAAATAAAGATTCTATTATCGACAAAATAAATACTGGATTTGGTTGTGATAATGCTTTACATAAAGATTGCCCTAAACCTTAGTGGCATCAGCATTTATGTAAAGAGAATTTTTTAGGAGAATTTAAAACAGAATTAGAAAAATAGTTAGCTAGAGATAATTTAGATATATATAGTAAAACTTAGATAGATAAATTTATAAAAGATTTATCAGGAGTAGATTTATCGTCTTATATTACTAAAGATTATTTTAATGAAGCTATATAGAATTTAGATTATGTAAAATCCTCTCTAAAATCTAATATAGACTACAATATACCAGAAAATTTATTTACATTATGAGTACCCAAATAAAAAGATTATATCAAAACAATTAGGAATTCGTACCTATTACTTTAGCTGAGGCAGTGGTAGTAAACACTACTAATATTCCTGGATTAAAATCTTTAGGAATTACTACATTAGATAAAGTATTAAAAACTACTTTAGGAATTGTTGGAACTAATACTCTAAATATAGATACTATTAATAAAACTCTTACTAGTATAAATAATACTTTATAGAATAAGTAGGATAAACTAACTGCGGGTGATGGAATTACTATTTCTCCTGATGGTGTTATTAGTGTTACTAATACTAGTACTTTAGGATTTTAGTATAAAATAGTTACTGTGTTACCTTCTCCTCCGGGAAAAGACTACGAAAACATTATATACTTAGTTCCTAATCCTGAAGGAGTAAATGGTAATATTTTTATAGAATATATTTGTATTAATAAAGATTCTACCTATATTTGGGAATAGATAGGTTCTTTAACAACAGATGTTAACTTAGATGATTATGTAACTAAAACTGAATTTAATGCTTTAAAATCTATAGTGTTAACAGCCCAAGATGTTACTACATCATCAGGAGTTGCAGTCACAGTAAATTATAATATACCTAATAATTTATATGATGAGTAATAAATTAATTAAAGTAGTGTTAGCAAACGATTAGGTATTTCCACAAACTGTAGCATAGGCTGTTTTAATTAATGGGGATTAGGTGACTACTTTAGATAAAGTTCTTCCTAAAAAAATAGAGAATATAATTACTCCTAATAACTCAGGATTAACTGTTTCTAAACAAGGAACTTCTATAACAATTGCACATACTAATAAAATTACACCTAATGAAATTCCTAAGTCTTATTTAATATAGTATGATTAGAATGGGCATATTGTAAGTACTGAACCTATTAAAAAATAGATAACAACCGTAAATAATATTGTATATTCACAATATGATGGAAATGCAGATTCTAACATAAATTTTGGAGATGACTTTACGATAAATAACAATAACATTTCTCTCAAATGGGAGGATATAAATTAGTAATAAATAATGGCATTATTAAATTTTGCGACTTCTTATAATGAGGTATCTGATAAGTTAAAATTAGCTCAATCAGAGACAGGTGATTATATAAAATTATATTTTACAAAAGATGGTCATATAATTACTCATGGAATTGATTATATTCCTTGGGGAACTGGAGTAATTCCTATAGATAAGTTGCCTGTAAATAATACTGTAGCAGATAATAAACATTTATGGGATAGTAAAACTATACTAGATAAGATTAATTAGTCGTTTGTAGCTAATGATGCAATGCGATTTAAGGGCACTATAGGATTAACTTCTGCCAATAATTATATTATTAATGAAATTGAGGCAGAATTTCCATCTAAAACTGCTAAAGTAGGTGATACTTATAGAGTAGTAACTGCTGGAAGGTATGATGGAGTATAGTGTGAAGTAGGCGATTTACTTATTTGTATTACTGCGGATTCAACTGGTGAAAATACCGCTTGGACAGTAGTTTAGACTAATATTAATGGCTAGATTTATCATACAATAAACGGAGTTTAGAAAGGATTTTATTCTAATGATACTAGTACTTTTTCTATTTTTGCTCCTACTACTGCTGGAGCCTTGGGATAGGTTTTAACTAGCAGAGGAGGTAATAGTGCTCCAATTTGGACAAATTAGTCAGAAATTATTGCTGGAGGATTAACAGATGCTGCAAAGAAAGCTTTGTTTACAACTCTAACTTATATAAATGATATATTAACTGTTACTATTGGTGGCACTACTAAAACTGCTACTATACATGGACGTAGAGCTATAAATGTTAATTCAAAAGAAGTGTTATCTATTTCTGACAGTACTGCTCTTAACTTTTCAAATGGTAATGGTATCTCTCTTACTTGGAGTAGTACAAATAAAAAATTATCAGTACATGCTAACACTAGCTTTATTACTGATTTAGAGAGTAAGAACTATGCAGTAAAAGTTGATTCTAAATAGTAGCTATATGTTAATGTTCCTTGGGCTAATACTACTTATGGAGTTGTTTCAAAAGATGCAAATGGCTTAGCCCCACAATTAATAAATACAAATAAGACTTTTATAGAACAATCTTTCTATTTATTAGCATCATCTGATGGTTAGGCTACTCCTAGTTGGTATAAACTACCTAGTAATGCATTTATAAATACTTGGAGAACTATTAAAGTTGGTGGAGTCTCTATAGATAATAAAACTCTTAATTTTATACCAACTGGAGATATCTATGTAAAAACTGCAGATTAGGATAGTACATCTACCGATGATTTTGATATAGGTTTTGGTCTAGCATGGTATAATGTTAGTACCGGTAAATATGAATATGAATAATAAATAATGAAAATAGCATTTAATCCCTCTACGGTGGTAGCCTTAACAACTCCGCCAAATAACAAAGATATTACATTTGACCTCAGGGGGCGAAATATATTTGCACGAGGGGTTAAATTTTATGGTACAGATACTAATACTTGGAGAGATATAAAAATAAATAATGTAAGTATAGGTTCTTATACTTTAGACTTACGAAATGGTAGTAATACTACATTAACTAATACTAATGGTGTAGTAACTATCAATTCTACTTGGAGACCTGTAGTGGATAACTTAACTAGTGATTCCACTACTAGTTCTCTTTCTGCTAAACAAGGTAAAGTTTTAAAAGCTTTAATTGATGGCAAGTCTAATTCAGATCATAATCACGATGGTAGATATGTAAAGAAGTCAGGAGACACTATGTCGGGTGTTTTAACTATTGACACCCCAAATTTTGGAGCATTAACTATAAAAAGAAACGATGATGCTAATGGTGCTTCTATTCAATTTAGAGGTAAATCAAGTGTATATGGATATATAGGATTAAATAATAGCACTAAGGATAAATAGTTTTTGAGATGGAGTTCTGATACTTCTAGAATTTATACTATTCTTGATACTTCATCTACTTATATCTCTAATGGTAAAGGAGTTATTAATGGTACTGAGATTACTTAGGTAAATAATTCTGATACAGTGGATGGATATCATGCTACTGATGGTAGAACGTTTAATGGTGATATACATTGGGGTAGTTGGGATGATGCATGGAGTGACGGTACTCATACACATCCTTGGTATGGGTTTGACCATAGGTATTCAGAGACTGGAGTATATAGTACTACTATTAGTGATTACTACGGTATGACTATCAAAACACATAATACTCTATTATTAGATTGTGGAACATTGCTTCTTAATAGTAGGAATAATGTAGGAATAGGGACCACATCCCCTACACAAAAATTAGATGTAACAGGAAATATTAGAGCAACAGGACAGATAATTAGAGAAGGTCACATTACTTAGTGGGCTTTTGGAAGAGATG